CCTCCCTCTTTTCGTAACCCTAATACTCTCTTTCGCGCTCTTCAAAAACCACCACACTTTTACACTTTCAATCTACTACACCTCTCTTTTCCTCTTATTCGAGTTTATACTTCCCTTCTTCATAAACGACGCTTGCCTATAGTGCGCGGTTCAAGCTTACAGCCTTACGCCTTTTCTGCACCAAGTCCATCGTTACCGCGTCCCCCCCAGCTCCCCAAGCAGGGTCGTTTTAAAAAATTTACCAACTTTTTAAAAAAAACATTTAAAAAAAAATCGGTTGCTCCAGCTCCCCCGGTTATCATACCACAGCAACCCACTGTTCCAACATTGTCAATCCCACCGCCTGTATCAAACACCACACCTATTGGTATTATTGCACCCAGACCTTCACCGATATCAGCTACCAGGAGATACAGCAGACGTCGCAAACCAACTCGTACATCCTCGTCACCTCATAGCAGTGATAGCGAATTGTTGCATAGAAGATTAATATCTTCGGATTCTCCTTTCACGGAAAGAAGTTTGAGCATTGAGGAGGGTTCTGTGCTGAGAAGACGTTCAAAATCAGCGATAACTGCCCATGATGTAGCCAGAAGACTAAAAGAAAAAGAGGATGACGTAAGGGCTAAAGAAAGTGCAGAATTAAAAAGAAGAATGCCTGTATTATATGCAATGCAAAAGGGATTTAATTATGCAAAAACAAAAACTAAAAAAAAATTTGATTCATTTAGAAGAAAAAGAGCAGAAAGAAAAGAAGCCGAGTCGTCTGTATCATCAGAAGAACCAGACAAAGACAGTGCAGAATTAAAAAGAAGAATGCCTGTGCTATATGCAATTCAAAAAGGATTTAAAAAACTACGCCGTACAGCCAAGGGTCATCGTGCAAAATCGAAAAAATCCGTAGCTGTTGCGGCAACAGCATCTTCATCCCCGTGGTCATCGACATCATCTTCACACACAAAGCCACCATCGCCGCGACCAGTACCACGATCGGCGGCTACCCGCGTAAGGGGGAAAGGACCGGGTGCTTTTGCACTATTACCTTCATCATCATCGCCGTCACCACCAAAAGTAGTACCCGTTGGTGTAAGGGGTTTAAGAGCAAGAGTATCTTCATCTGCGTCTTCATCTGCATCCAGTCATTCGTCATCACCATCAAAAGTAGTACCCGTTGGTGTAAGGGGTTTAAGAGCAAGAGTATCTTCATCTGCATCTTCATCATCATCGTCATCACCATCAAAAGTAGTACCCGTTGGTGTAAGGGGTTTAAGAGCAAGAGTATCTTCATCTGCGTCTTCATCTGCACCATCCGCAGCATCACCGCCACCAGTACGTGCACCCAGTGCATTCAGAAGAAGGGTGGCACAGCTCGGGTCTACCATAGCTAAGGGAGTTGCTGGTATTAAAGCAAAAATTGCAACCCGAAAAAGAAATTCTCAAGCAACTGTAATAAGTCGTCCTGTAGCTGAAGCTCCCCGAAGTGGGATACTGGGGTGGTTAAAGGGAAATTTTTCTGGTATAAAAACTAAAAAACGTTCTTCGGCTGATCCCGCAGGCGCACGATTGTTAGCTAGAAATAGTGGGTCTTCATCTGCGTCGTCATCAGCATCCCGTCATTCGTCGTCATCTCACAAAAGAGTGCCCGTTGGTGTAAGGGGTGCTTTTGCAAGAGTATCTTCATCTGCATCGTCATCAGCATCCCGTCATTCGTCGTCGTCGCCAAAAGTAGCACACGTTGGTGTAAGGGGTGCTTTTGCAAGAGTATCTTCATCTGCGTCTTCATCTGCATCTTCATCTGCGTCACGTCCAGCACCACCCGGTAGTGTAAGGAGTGCAGTTGCGGCAAGACTATCTTCATCTGCGTCGTCATCAGCATCCCGTCATTCGTCGTCATCGCCAAGAGCAGCAGCAGCCACTGGCGTAAAAAGTAAAGGATTTCTGGGATGGGTTAGAAACAGATTTGCTAGTAAAAAAACTAAAAAAATTTCTTCAGGTCAATCAGCAAAAGTAGGCTTACTAGCTAGAAATAGTGGGTCTTTATCTGCGTCACGTCATTCGTCCTCTTCTGCGTCCCGTCATTCGTCATCTTCTGCGTCGTCGCATCCACAATTACCGCCAAGAGTAGCGCAGCCGGTACGCGCACCGGGTGCATTCAAAAAAAGGATGGATAAATTCGGCTCTGCTGTAGCTACGGGAGTGGCTGGTCTTGCAGCAAAAATTGCGACTCGAAAAAAAAATTCTCAAGCAAGTGTAATAAGTCGTCCTGTATCCGAGTCTCCTCGAAGTGGATTAGCAGGATGGTTTAGAAAAAAATTTGCTAGTAAAAAAACTAAAAAACGTTCTTCGGCTGATCCTGCAGGCGCGCGATTGTTAGCTAGAAATAGTGGGTCTTCGTCGAAGTCGTCATCCGCGTCCCGTCATTCATCTTCTAAATCATCTTCTAGATCATCTCAGCTTTCGCATGCTGTAGCAGCAGTGTCCGTTCATTCATCCCCGAGTTCATCATCTGGTTCTGTTCATTCCGCACCATCTTCTTCTCACGGTAGTGTTTCATCGCACGCGTCACATGTCTCTGCCCCTGCTTCTCCAAAAGGAAAAGGCTCTGCATCACCTAAACACGCTGCTGTAGTTATGCATGTACCCCCTGCAAATGCGTGGTCTTCTTCGTCATCCGATGGTACTCCCAAGCCCGCCAAAAAAAAGTTTATGTTTAAAATTAAACCACAGCCGCCATTAGCGGCAGCAGCAGCAGCAGCAGCAGCACAACCAGTAGTAATATTACAACCAGCCTCTTCAAAAGGAAAAGGCTCTGCATCTTCTGCGTCACACCGTTCGTCATCTTCTGCGTCACGTCGTTCGTCCTCCTCTGCGTCGTCGCAGCCACAATTACCGCCAAGAGTAGCGCAGCCGGTACGTGCACCGGGTGCATTAAAAAAAGGGATGGCTAAATTCGGCTCTGCTGTAGCTACGGGAGTGGCTAGTCTTGCAGCAAAATTTGCATCTCGAAAAAAAAATTCTCAAGAAAGTGTAATAAGTCGTCCTGTATCCGAGTCTCCTCGAAGTGGGATAGCGGGATGGTTTAGAAAAAAATTTGCTAGTAAAAAAACTAAAAAAATTTCTTCGGATAAACCATCAGGAGCACGATTATTAGCTAGAAATAGTGGGTCTTCGTCGAAGTCGTCATCCGCGTCCCGTCATTCATCTTCTAAATCATCTTCTAGATCATCTCAGCCATCGCATGCTGTAGCAGCAGCATCAGTTCATTCATCCCCGAGTTTATCGTCTGGTTCTGTTCATTCCGCAGCAGCAGCAGCAGCACAACCAGTAGTAATATTACAACCAGCCTCTCCAAAAGGAAAAGGCTCTGCATCGCCTAAACACGCTGCTGTAGTTATGCATGTACCCCCTGCAAATGTGTGGTCTTCTTCGTCATCCGATGGCAGTCCCAAGCCCGCCAAACAAAAGTTTATGGTTAAAATTAAACCACATCCACTAGCAGCATCACAACTAGCGCCTGTAATATTGCAACCCGCTGTTACACCGCCAGCACAAGCTTCTCCAAAAGGAAAAAGCTCTGCATCACCCAAACACGCTGCTGTAGTTATGCATGTACCCCCTGCAAATGCGTGGTCTTCTTCGTCATCCGATGGCAGTCCTAAGCCCGCCAAAAAAAAGTTTATGGTTAAAATTAAACCACATCCACTAGCAGCATCACAACTAGCGCCTGTAATATTGCAACCCGCTGTTACACCGCCAGCACAAGCTTCTCCAAAAGGAAAAGGCGCGGTAGTAGTATCATCTTCACCCAAAGGTTGGGATGCACCCTTGCCTGCGTGGCTTTCTCCAGACATGATTAATGCCGCCGCCATAAAATCAAGGAAATCGTCGAGTAGTGATAGTGGGTCTAGCAAAAAACCCAGAAAATTCGCCAAAGCAGTCATGAGTAAAGTTCCAGGGTCTAAGTCCTCTCTATTTGTTCCCACAATAGCCCCTCCACCCAAATTTGTCGCACAAGCAAGCATGTTAGGATCGCCTCTAAAAAAGTCGAGTAGATCATCATCAGGTTCTATTATAACAGATGGATGGGGTCTACCACCAAATATTAATACAGATGTGGGTTCTGCCGTCGCTCAACATATAAATTGGGGCACTCCTAGAGGTTCACCCGTTAAAAAGTCGGGTAGTTCATCTCCAAAATTGTCAAAAGCTGTGCCTGTAATAATTCAACCCGTCGTTAAACTGTCAGCAAAAGCTTCCCCAAAAGGAAAAGGTGCGGTTGTGGCAATGGGTTCGTCTGCATCGGAATCTCAGGTAGACGCAAGTGGCGAAAAATTTTTAACAGATTTATTAAAACAGATAAAAACTGAAGACAAAGTAAGAAAAAGATTAACTAGATATTATAGGTTACTTAGAGAACAAAGAATACCTGAGGCTAAAAAATATTACAGAAAACATAATTTATCAAATCATATAGATTATGGTATGATTGGAGATATGGTAGAAGTTGGCAACTCGCCATCTGGTGTCGTAGCTATTACGCCCCCAGGCTTTTCACCATCCAATGTCGTACATATTTCGTCTTCTGACGAATCACCAAGTGGGAAAAAAATTCAACCGTTATCATTCGGACAAGCGTATGAAAAATTGAATTTACCAGATAAACATAAAAGCCATAAAGGCGCTGAAGTAGTAAGCAAATCAGACAAAGCAGACAAAGCAGACAAAGCAAGTCATAGTAGTACTAGTAAAAAAAAAGCCACCGGTTTGGACCAATTACACAAGAAAGTGATGAACATCGCTGTTTCTCCAACATTTAAACCACATGACCCGAGGTATGGTGACTGGGCGTGATAAATTTATCCGAAAGCAACGCATGTTTATAAATTTTACCAAAAAAATAAAATAAAATAAAACATATAACTATTCCAATATTTTAGTTATATGTTTTTGTTTATATTCATATATATTATATATAATATGTCTAATCATTTCACTGTTTCATATTCGCGCACTCCGCGAAATAACACCATATACTTAAATTCGGACCACCATAAAACAACCAATGATCCTTATAGGCTTAATACGTTAAATACTATAAATGCGACAAATATAGAAAATATAGCAATTACGTCGTCCTATCCAACATATTCAAGTGTAAACAGTCCAATATTTATATTTACTAAAACGCCAAATACCAATGTAGATAATTATAAGTCATCGTATGGTTTCCCATTTGAATGTGTAGAGCTAATCCGCCGTATTTTATCGAAAGAATGTAACTATACATTTGCATCCGTTATTGACGCCGAAGATATGTTTTATTCGGTAAACACACTATATAATATTCACGAAATGTCAACAACTGTTCCGCTAATAACGTATCAATTTCCATATGGCATTGATTATGTCGATTCATATAAAAATTCAAATAAAAAGATACTATCGTGTTTAAGACCGGGCAATATTTTATTCTGGAAAAAAACAAACGATGAAGATTTCATGTACGGGCATGTAGCTATTATTATTTCTGCGAATGATTTCCGCGTTACATTAGCGCAACAGAATAGCGACCCTCCTATAAAAAATTATAATACTGCCGAATTAGTAGATATGATAAATCAAGAAGACTCCCAATTTATAGGAATAAAGGTACTACCTAAAAATTTATCCGAATATTTATCACACAAGTTAAAAAACATACAAATAAAGCATTTTGATGTGTGATATACAAAATGGAGGCGATCCGCAACGTTAAATTTATTTTATGGGTTATTATTTCATATTTTTCACTTATATATATATGAGCAGAACGGAAAATTGAAGTAAAATAAACCATATAAATTGATATATAAGCACAACAAGAAAGAAATATTTTCCAGTTATCAGAATCAGAATCAGAATCAAAACAATGCAAACTTCACTCGCTCTCGTTTCATCAAGCAAGCCGGCAACCATTTCACGCGGAGACGGTGAGTATAACCGCGGTATTTTGAATATTACCATACCTCCCATTTTACTCGAAGGGGCGAATGCTGTTGTTCGCCAAAAAATGCGTTTTATCGTGTATGTATCGATTGACGCATCTGGGTCGATGGGGGAGACGGCAACAAGACGCGGACAAGCCCCACAAACAAAAATGGATTTCGTACATTCGACTGTTAAAAATATGATTGAGTATATTGCATCCCAACAAGATGAAAATCCGCATGCGGAATTCTACATTGCGGTCGTGAGCTTTGACTCGCGCGCTTCGTGTGCCATCATGCCTTGTCTCGTGACAAAAGAAAACAAGGACCAACTCATTGAAGTGGTGACGAACATTCGCCCCGGCGGTGGAACAAATTTCGAGAAATGTTTTCAAGAAGTTGCGCGTCTCATGTCTGTCGAGGGCGACTACGTGAAACCTGACGCGAATATTTCCGACGAGTTTACCGAGCGAATGCACATTTTCCTAACAGATGGCGCAAACAATGAGGGAAATACACGTGTCTCGCATCTTGCGTCGTTGTTAACCCCCACTTTTGAGATTCCGCAGAAACCCGCGACGCAAATCATGATAGGTTATGGACCAGACCACGATTCCGCGATGCTTCAGAATCTCTGTACCCATTTTCCCACGTCAAAGCAGTGGTTCATCGACGATGTGGAGAAGACGGGTTGTATTTTCGGCGAAATCTTGTGGTCGGCAATGAATGCGGCATACACCAATGTGGTCATTTCGTCAAACGTCGAACTGTACGACTTCGTCACTATGTCATGGAAGAACGAAATGCGGATTGACAATCTCATTTACGACTCGTCGCGCACATTCTTTGTTCGCGTTCCATGGAATGTTGACGCAGTTGTGTGTGACATGGTGTGTTTCTCCACCGAGTGTTCCAGTTCTACGACGCACAAAACCGAGAAACAGCTCGTGTATTTGCCAGAGCCAAGCGAAGAGGCGGAGGTGGGCGGCGTTCCTGCATCTACCGCGGCTATCAATGAGGATGTTGAAAAAGAGTTGTGGAGGCTTGATACTATTCTCGCTGTGAATGAAGCGCTCGGATTTCTCCAATCTCGAAGGTTAATGACATATGGCGAGTCGATGAATGAAAAGACTCGACTGATGGAGGTTGTTACAGCGTTCCAAGAAAAAATCATCGCATACATCACCGCAAAGGGTCTAACAGAAGACCCATTCATGGTTCAACTCGCCGACGACTTGTTCGTCTGCATTAGCGGACTCATGTCGGTCTCCGTTGGCGAAAGATATGTCGCAGCGCGTCAGGCATCACAAATTCAGCAGCGTTCGGTCACGGTCAATGATATTACGCCACTCCAATCGGACATCTTGAGTTCTATGCCTATGGATGCCAATATTCGTCCTGTTGCTCGTGGATATGGATACGCTTGTGACGTAGAAGTAGATGACTCGTGTTATGATTACCCACCACCTGCACCTGTACGCGCCCAATCTAATGGTGGGTGTGTCGACAACGATACACCTGTCACACCTACTAACGCGGCGACAACAAACGATGCCAACACCGAAGTTGTCACGGAAGAGAATGAAAAAATTGTATCCGACTTCACTCCATCATCCCGCGGCGTTGGTTCTAGGTTGCGACATTTATCTCGCGACGCTATTCTTGGCATGCGTGGAAATCATCGTGGTCATGGAGGCGAAGTTGACTGGGATAATGGATGCGATGATGCGAACGACCAAATATTCTCGTGTCACGCATCTCCCGGGTGTGAACGTATTGGAAGAATGCTTTCAGCACCAAGAGTGAGCAACAAGTCCATCGCACCAGACAGAACACCGTCCGCGCCATTTTAAGGAAACCAGCGAAATTGTAATATTGTGAATATATATATAGAGGGGATAAAATTATATATATATATTTTTTTTTGTTTCATGGGTTTGAGTATAAATAATATAATATATGGCTATTTTTAACTATATATTATATATTAATAAATCAATATAAAATATTTTTATAATATATATTATAGCATATATATATATTATAGCATACTTGAAAAATGAATCATACAACCACAGTAAGCGTACACGAGACTTGCGATTCGCCAGTTTATGTAGAGACGTCGCCGGTCTCTTCCCCCATCGTTATCTCGAAACACCGTCAACATGAATGGGCTGCGCATGTTACCGATAAGTTGATACTACCCGAGTTGAATGAATCAGATATACGCGGAGTTGTAGAGTCGGGTAGTTCGAACTCCCACAATGACCCCCCTGCGAGTGCAACGCATACAACGACCACAGATGTGCCACACGTTAAGTCGGAAGAGACACATGGCACTGAGATGGTTACAGTAGTAATAAAAGATTTCGCATACTGTAAGGAAGAATTCTTGAAAAAAATCAAAGAAAATAATGTATCTGTTTCTTCTGAATCGATGATGCGTCTTCTTCGCATAGCTATGGTAATAGTAGAACAAACAACCGAGAGTGGTAGTAAAAAAAAGGAATTTGTAATAAAATTGCTTACAGAGTTAATAATGTCATGTGATGCCATGTTGCCAGACCATAAACAGGAAGCTCTTAATTTGATAAAAGGCGGTGTCGTATCTGATGCTATTGATTTTCTTATTGACGCAACGAGAGGAAAATTCGATGTAAACAAGGTGGAGAAAATAGCCGAAGAAGTGGCGAAGTCGTGTTTTACGGCATGTTTGGAAAGATTTTTAAAAAAGAAATGAATTCATTCCATATTCTTAATCTTTGCTATTTTCGACTTACATACAGGGCATTCTTTTTTTACTAATTTCTCAGTACATTCATAACACGATATTATGTGATTACATGGCTCATATTTAATATTTTTCTTATATTTATAGCAAAGTATACATTGTTCATCTTCGTCACCCGTTTCGATAAGTGTTGGTAGTACCCCCGCAAATATATTGGTATTTGCATGTGTTACAGCCAAGGGTGGGATAACAACAATACCGGGGTCCATGGTTATTCTTGTAAAAAAGCCAAGAAATCCTATGCGCGCGTACTCGTTATCGCAAATTCTTATACGCGTAGCTAATCTGTCATTTTTTTCATAGTAAACGCTATTGTTGTCATTGCGCGACATCGAGAATATTATATTTGGAGGCAGTTCGTCTATATCAATCGTAACAACGTTACTGTTATCAAACCCCGGGGGAAAAGCAAGATATGTAGAATATTTGGACATGTAACATTTACGCGACGCGTTTGTATCATATACAAAATCTATATATGCCCACGCCTGATAGTCCCGCGACTTTACCCATCCCGCTCCATTACGACTTCTAATCCCCGTAACACCTTCCATTAAAAATATATATATATCGTTCATATCTACAATTGGGTATTTTGCATTCGCATTACGCATAGAGCCGTCTATTTTAAAATATGTAGGCATATATGGGTCATAGTGGTCTCCCTGAGCATCGTTCCGTCCATCGCGAAAAATAGTTATTCCGTTATCATGTGTATACAACGTCTCTCTATAATAATGGTATCTAGATTTATACGCGATATACGCTTCTTTTTGTTGAGAGTTAGCCGAAGACCATACGCCGTCAATATTTACGCGAATGTCAGAATTGTCACTGTCATATGCATGTGCCATCGTATTTAGGATAAAAAATTCAGTTTTTATATATACTATAAATTATATTTAAGTATATATAAAATGTTATTTATAAATCAAAACCGCGTGTATGTGGGGTGTATCTGGATTATGGTAAAACCGCTGTTACTGTAGTTGGTCCAAATATTGACGGGATACTATATTTACCGGAATCATCTTGATGATATTTTGCAATTACGCGCTTCGGGTATTTATCTATTTTCATGATGTCTTCGGTGTCGTATACGTTACCGACTTTGTCAATATAATATATAATCCCTTTAATGTCCTGTGCCCATATATCGACTTTTACGTTTTTTGTTGTAGCCGGTTCGCATTCGACTTCGTCTATAATACTGTGTGGTGTTCCCTTGATGTGTGTTCCACAGTACGTCTCGCCGTCTTTTTTGCGTCGCGTGCACTGCTCACCATTTGCCCTTTTTGCACAACATCTTTCATGTATTGGCACAACACTTTTGATGCGCTTTCGTTTCATAAAATCGTCCTTCCCGAGCCGCAACTTTTCGTAGTTATATATAAAACCAGTCATAGAGTTACATTGTAATTTCGCGTTATCGATTGCGCGTATAAGCTCATCTCTTGTTGATGTCTCGGTGACACCAAGTGTGCTACCAATTTCTTGTAATTTTTTAGCTATACCGTTTTTAAAATCGATTGTATGATCTTCAATTCTTTTGTTTATGCGTCTTTCCATTTTGTCCGGAGTTTTATATAAGGTTCTTATTATTATATACATAATTTCTCTTTATTTCAATTTTACATATATTATATTAAAACAATATGGGTTGTCGAGTTGTCGAGTTGTCGAGTTGTCGAGTTGTCGAGTTGTCGAGTTGTCGAGTTGTCGAGTTGTCGAGTTGTCGTATTACATGAAGATTCCGTCATCGTCTTCTGGTAGTTGGTTTTGATTTTGTTGTGAATTTGCATTGAGGGGTTGAGTGTGTTGAGTGTATTGAGTATTTATTTGAGGCATTGTTGTTGCGACGGGATCTATCTCGTGTATTTCTATAACTTGGTTTATGGCGTTATTGTCAATATTGTTTTGGATGCGAGGCGTATTTAAACCGACGACGGAGTTGTGTGTAGAACCGCCCAAGCTCGGAGGTCTAGAAGTGAGTTCATTATTGCTATGATTGGATGTATTGGATGCATTTGAACGATGAATATTATTTGTATTGGTAAAAACAACATCTGCGCTAGCTACAAGTAAAGATGTATCTAAGGTATTTGTAAAGTTAACGGGGTTAAATAATGAATTTGATTGTATAGAGCGTTGAGATACACGAGAATGCTGAGAATGATGAGAATGATGAGAAATTGCAGATGGGGGGCGAGACGGTTGTTGCTGTTGTTGTTGTTGTTGTTGCTGCTGCTGTTGTTGTTGTTGTTGCTGTTGTTGCTGTTGTTGTTGTTGTTGTTGTTGTTGTTGTTGTTGTTGTTGTTGTTGTTGTTGTTGTTGTTGTTGTTGCTGTTGCAACATAACTAGTTGTTGTAAATGCGCTTCTGTAAGCGGAAGGGTATTAACGGTATTATTTGTAAGGGATGGTGTCATTCTAATATTTGCACTTGAACTACCGGATGGTATACTATTATGCACGATATTGTGAATTTCGCTATTGTTAACACCGTCTACTACAACATTTGTCAATTCAATAACAGAATTTTTTCCTTTTCTATTATGATTGCGACTACTATTATTAGACTTTCTATTTTTATCATTCATTTCGGTCTCTACTGGAGGGGGCGTATTACCTTTGATTAAATTTATTCCTTTATTAAATAGATTAGATACAGAACTCATAAACCCCGATGATCCACTACCCGATGATATGTTACCATCGTTTACATGCTTATCATTATTCCCACCATTACCGCCTGAATGCCCGCCTCTAGTACCGTGTCCACCACCGCGACCGCCACCACCATCATCATCGTCGTCGGAATCATGAGAAGACCCACGAGACCCACGAGACCCACGAGACCCACGAGACCCTCTACTATTACTTCTTCGTCTTCGCCTACCTCTTCCTTCGTCGCCACTAGATGAGTTTTCTCCATTTATAGTTACTTGGCTCAACCCATTACATAAATTCGGCGTGTGAGCTGAAAATTTAATTTTATTAGACGATGCGTCCATAACGCCATAGTTTTTCTTGAACATTTCCACAATCTCGTCATCAATAAGTGGCGCAATATCATGTAAATTTTTAATATCTGTTTTAATAATTTGCAACATATCTTTTGCCGATATTCTCTGGTCTCTTTTCAACGACAGTTCAATCATTATTTTCTTATTTATTTGTTGAAACTGTAATGAACATATTCTATGTGACTCAGACCGCTTGCCTAGCTGAAAATATGTATCAATTGATTTGATTATACCTACAAAAATACTACTAACACCTAAAATAATATTCATTTTATCGTACCCTATATCGATACCTGTTGCGAAACCGATTGCACTTGACAATATTATAACGGGTATATTTATGTAGTTCGAACGTTCGCTATACTTTTCAAAAGAGTAGCGATGTAATATTGAAAAAGACTCGCACTCTTCTGCGTGTATTTTTAATAAATATTCCAAATCGCTATTGTAGTCGATAATGTCTGTCATAAAATATTATATATTATGTGTATATAATATTTTTTCCATAGTCTTGCAGTTTATCCTTAAATAAACGCGTTTGTGTCATTTTTATTTATTTGTCGAATTAACGCATTTCTCACCAACACTCATACGTCTCATAGTTTAATCTTAGCCTCGCACATCATATATGAAGGAGAGCAGACGACCTCGTGTCATTCAAAACAAACCAAAAAATTATCAATGCATTCCCCCAAATAATGTAAGAGTCATATGAGCTTCTATCGACTTCTAAAAAATCAAGGATTGAAAAAATTGCAGGATTTAATAAACAAATAACTAAAATTAGTATAGCCCATGATTTTAAACTCCCCATTCCCATTATTACTTGTATATATTATATTATTTTATATTTTTTAAAATCATATTCATAATTATTTGGTATATCTTTCGTATCTATATAATAATAGGATAGAGGGGTCTGAAATATGTATTCGCTTATACATATACGCATTGCTAAATACTGTATGTTTTTTTGCGCACCTCCTTCATATAACGTGTCAACAATATCATCATTCTCAGAGTCATTCATATATATAATGTTACTCATCTCATATTCGCCCTCGCCCTCGCCCTCGCCTTCGCCATCACCCTTCTTTTTACGGTTACTGTCTGATTTTTTAATAGGTATTTCTTGTATACCATTATATGAAGAGTTATAGTCTTCTATCCATTTGCAGTCATTGTCTCTAAATTGCGCTGTCATTTTTTCGACAGCATTTGTACTAGAAATATATTTCGCCATTTCCGACTTATCCGGCTTGTCTTTTTTCAAAAACATCTTCATTTTCCCCGGATAAATCACAAACCGAACAAGTCCACCCTTTGCATTCTTTTCGCCCCCATCGACGTCGTAACATGCATAGCGCATCGCATTATATAAGTCCGTAAAATAATAAAATGGACCATACCTTGATTCGTTGTTCGCCTTTTTAATAGAGAAAACCGCATTATATTTTGCATTATTGCTGTCACTTCCGTTATAAACGACCATTGGCGTTTCGATTAGTGACTCTTTGTGATAAATTTTTATGGCTGCGGGGTAAGCCAAAAACAGATCAGTCACAGAATCATTTATATTATAAAAAAGTATCTTCTTATGATTAAATATTTCACTTACCGTACCCCACCATATGGCATCACTGTGTTTTAATTGATGAATGGTATCATTTTTTTCGGTGAGTTCGTATAGTAGGATGATGCGTTGATTAATCTGTGCACTTTTTACGTCATTCATGTTGGGTGATTCTATGATTCTGCCTTTAAATTTACATACATCCTTGCTAAATAAGCTATCCAACAATATGGATGCATTCTCTAATATATCGTATTTTGAACTATTTTGCGAGAAATTCGGAAAATAGAATGTATCGTCTTCGTCGCATTTATATAACATAAATTCTAAAAATGGTTTATATGCAGACTGATTTATGTAGTAAACTAAAAATTCAACTACTATTTCGCCACCTTCGCCATCTTCCCCGTTTATTTTGTATAAGTTTTCGTATATATTATCCACATCGTGTGTTAAATGTTTGGAAGATTTATCAGAAAATGGGTATTTTACATTTGTCATTTTATGTTTTTTTATAGAAAGACCGTTATCGAATTTACTCTCGTAATCTTCTTCTTGCTCTATATCATACAAAGATAGTTTATTAGAGATAGACGACTCTATATAAGAAGGCATAATTTCATTTAGTCTATCATCCGTGTCATATGTATCACCATCAACGTTGTTTAACTTTTCGTCTAAAATTGTGTTTTTATATTTATTTTTGATTTTCGAATTATCTCTCGCATCTGTTACATCTCTAGTTGATTTTGTCTTCCGATAGAAGCGTTCAATTCCATCTAAAGAAATCGGTTGGCGGGTTTCTGTGTTATTTTTTCTTATTCGACGCGATGAGGGAAGCATGGTATTATAATTATGCGCCACACAATTATAATACTAGTATATTATTATTTTTGTACTTTACGGCGTATTGATTCCTTCACCTTTTCTTCGCGCGACTCTAATAAAAACTGCGCCAACTCTTTCGCCTGTTCATCGTCATCTTTGAAATATTTTATTAAAGATGCAGCTAAGGTAGTTTTATTTAAAGGGGCTTTTACTTTTGTTTTTGTATAAATAAGTTTGCCGTCATTTACGTCAAAACAGTCGATTTCATTTTTGCGCATAATTTCCACCAAATTGTCTGCAAATACCTTGCGTTTATCTTTTAGTTCTTTCAGACGTGTTTGAATATCGCGTATCTCATTATCGTTTGCCATCCATCCCTTAATATGTTGGACCAGTTGTTCTTTTGTTTCCATGTGTTATACTTAATATACTATAGAATATTAATAAAATATTTTTATATATATTTAATTAAATATGTATTAATATTTTTTAATATCGGTTATTTGAACTTCTCTTGCTATATTCTTTATAATTTTCTTTTCTATTTTGTCATCATCTTCGAATGGTTCTGTTATCTTGTTTAATATTGTAAGGTATTCGTATTGCAGTTTTTCATCTTCGATCCAATCGGGGTGCAAGTCTACCCAGTCTGATATTTTATTTCTTTGTTTATTTGCGACGGTTTCAATCGTCTTTTTCATTATAGTGTTGTTACTATCTTTCTCCCACTTGTCGTGTTCTTTAATATACACAATATCACGTTTAAAGTCAGTACAATGTATAGGGCGTTTGTGAATGTCCAGTTCTTTAAGACCATTTATCATAAGGTTACTTAATCCTTGCGTAATTCCGTTTTTTCTAGTAAAATAGAGGTCATCGAGTGTAATTTTTAGAGAATTAATAAATTCGTTTATGTTGATAGCATCTTTGCACTGTTCGTTGAGAAAAACATTCAAGTTAAAGTTAGTATTATTTGTCACGTTGGTTATAGTATTGCCTATTTTGGGAATCATACATTTTATCTGCTCTTGTTGGTCTTTAATTATTTTTATCATTTCTTTATTATCATTGATAAGTTCCATAAACATGTTTTTTGTCATCGCTAGATTTATTTCTTTTTCAGTATTACTAGAAGCGCCTCCTATTTCGGTCTCATTTAATATAATATTGTTAATATTGTTACATTTTTTATTGTGTTTCCATAGACCAACTCTTGATAAATACCGTTTGCTACATAATACGCAGTCAAATATTTTGGCATTTTTGTTAACATTTCCGGTTTTTGTTAACGTTTTATGTTTAGATGTGACCATGTGTTTAATATAGTTACTTTGCTTGCTACATATAAAGTCACATGTTTTACACTCAAAAAATTCGGCATTTTTGTCCGGCATTTTTGTTAACATGTCCATATATTCTGTTAACATAAAAAATGCCTAAATCATTATCACATAATATATATAAAAGTTGTAAAAAAATATGGTAACGTTTTTTACAACTTAAAAACACGATTTAGAGCATTATGCTCTGAGTGACGATTGCATTGCTTTTTTCAAAAGTCTCCCCCGGGTTTTCAGAAATGGACATTTATAAATGTCCATTTTTCAAAAGTGCACTCCGAGAGTTGAAATTTTCATACATCATCGATGTTTAAACTATTCTGTTCCATTTCACCGAATTCCTTTAATTTTTCTTATCGATTTGTATTTCTTTTCCAAGATTTTTTAATATTTTCTTTTCATAGTTGTCGTAGTTTTCGATTGGTTCGCAAATGGAGCGTACCATTGTTAAGTAATCCAGTTGTTTTCTTTCGGTTTCTATCCAGTCAGGATTATCAATAGCCCACTGTTGTAGAGCTGTTCGTTCTTTGTCTGCTATTTTTACAATTGTATTTTTCATCATCTCGTGGTTCTCATCTTTTGACCACTTGTCTTCATCTTTTATATACATGATGTCGCGTTTTATGTCAGTACAGTGAATAGGACGTTTGTGAATGTCGAGCTCTTTGAGTCCTTTTATCATTACATCCGTTATACCGCGTGATATCCCGTTTGTCTTTGAAAATAGTAAATCTTCTAGAGTTATCTTAAGCGAATCAATAAAGTCGGAAATATTTAACGCATCTTTGCAATACTCGTTCAGAAAAACGTTTAAATTAAAGTTATTCGTCGTGTTGTTATTATTCGTTGTATTATTTGTTATATTACCTATTTTGGGGATTATACTATTTATCTGTTCTTGTTGTCCTTTAATTATTTTCATCATCTCATCGTTATTTTTAATGAGCTTAATTATAATTTCATCCTTGTTTGAAATATTATATAAGTTATCTATTTTATTTATGTTTTCTTCATTTTCATACTGTTCTGATGATAAGTCCGTCACAGTTGTTGTATAGTCACATAATTTCATATGCTTCCATAACCCAGCGCGCGTATTATACCTTTTTTTACACTTACAGCACATATTATGATGCGCGACTTTTGGCGACTTTTTTGTTTCCTCGGTTTCCATTGTTACCATAATGTCATGTTTTCTAGTAGAAAGGTGTTTTTCATAATCACTTTTTTTACATGTATTATAGTCACAAACATTACACGAAAAAATTGGCGACTTTTTTGGCGACTTTTTTGTTTCCATTTGTTTCCTAGAGTATATGGACATAAATATTTAAACCATTTCTCAAAAATATGTAAAATTTTATGGTAACGTTTTTTACAACTTAAAAACACGATTTAGAGCATTATGCTCTGAGTGATGAAATCGATGATTTTTTTATATTTCTACCCCGGGTTTTCGAAAATGGACATTTATAAATGTCCAATTTTGAAAATCCAGCTTTAGATTTGAAAAAAAGAAACATCATCACTTCTTCGGCATCCGCCCTCCCTATCTTATGACGGAGGTTTGCGACCATTATGCTGTGGTTTCTTATATATTTAACTATATTTTTGTTACCATAATGGTGTCGTTGGTTGTGTGCAGGTGTGGGGGTGTGTGGGTGTGAGGTGGGTGTGAGGTGGGTGTGTTTTTGTGATGGTGTCACGAATCTTTTGCGAATGTATATTTGTATACATATTATGCTGTCGTGGGTTTCGCATTTTTGTTAACAGTTGTTAACAGTTTTGTTAACCATGTAAAAAATGCCGCGGGCGTACAACGTGTCTGCTAGATATATGGTAACACATATTGTACACATTTTTTTGCGGCATTTTTGTCCGGCATTTTTGTTAACAGTGTCCAAAAATGTCCACTTTTTCCCATCTTGGGTGATTATTCTGTGAAAAGTTTTAAAAAAATATGGTAACAAATTTTACAACTTAAAAATGCAATTTAGAGCATTATGCTCTGAGTGACGATTGCATTGCTTTTTTCAAAAGTCTACCTCCGGTTTTCAGAAATGGACATTTATAAATGTCCATTTTTGAAAAGTGCCCCTCGAGAGTTGAAATTTTCATACATCATCGTTTTCAGCATCCGCCCTCCCTATCTTATGGCGAGGGTTTGCGACCATTATGCTGTGGTTTCTTATATTTTAATTATATTTTTGTTACCATAATGGTGTCATTGGTTATATGTATGTTTTGTGTGAGAATGTGTGAGAATGGGTGAGAATATAATGTTTATGAAAATATATATTATGTTTATATAATATATATTTAGGACGTGAAGTATAAAATGAAAACTCGGAAGATAGTGTATAAAAAATATAAAAATGCGAGAAAATATTTAAAAATACACAAGGGAGGTCAATCGTCTGATAGTCACAAATCGAGCGATTCGGTGCAACAGAGGGCGTCATCATCGTCACTGAAGGCAGCATCACCGCGACGTGCGTCAGCATCACCTCGGAGGGCGTCAGCATCGCCCCGAGCGGCAGCATCACCTCGGAGGGCGTCAGCATCGCCTCGGAGGGCGTCAGCATCGCCCCGAGCGGCAGCGTCATCTAGGAGTCCTGCTCGCATGCAACCACGCTTACGTGCACATAAATCGCACTCGGATGGTGACGGTGCGCCCAAAATAATAGACGAGGATATAATGAATAAATTGAAAAAAATATCCGATAAACCTGCATCAATGACGAGTCAAGAAAAAAGGGAAGTACGACGACTGAAGCATCGAATACAAGAAAGAATCCCACCAGCACCTCCTATCGAATTATCACCATCTGGTCGCAGTTTACTCACGTCATATACTCCGCTGTTAGATGTTGCGGAAGCCCTTCCCCACACTATTCCGGTTCTAGGCACTCCGAGTAGAACAACGCCTTTACTATTAATGTTACCTTTTACATATAATCATAAACGCCCACTGCCTTTAACGTTCTTACGCGAAAAAATTGCAAATGCGGCTGAGCGTAGCATGATGTTACATATAAGTATGTATCCTATTACATATAAATATTTATCACCCATTATATATGATATACTTAATAAAATAAATAAAAGAGACTTATATGCAAAAGTGCTTATAAGGGGTAAGTTAAGGGATGAATTAATACACTGCATAACAATAACAAGTTTTGAAGCATTACAAAGTCGTCTATTTATGACGGATCTGGAGGTTCACGAGTTTATGTACCATCTACGTGAATATAACGAACCGTTTGAGCGTATGGGCGCTAGCCCTGACCACCCACTAGCGCTAAATATACCCAATATAGATGTTATTTCCCCCGATACCAATCCTATTGATCCTGCAAGCTACGCTGCAGTAGGTTACAATAAACATCCTATGTTTAGAACACAACCGATGACGCGGAAAGAAGAGGCAGAATTGGTGAGTTTGTCTGAAAAACATAAAAAAATAAAAAGGGAGGATGTTGCATTTGTTCACGCACACGGTGCAATTACAAACGAGTTATCTCCGGAAATGAAAGTTCTTGCGAACAAGTATTTTAGGATAATAGAAATGGGGAAAGAAGGTCAAGTGATAAGTGGGGCATATCGAAGTTTTCCGGTAAAGATAAATGAGATTCTTCGAAACCCCGCATACTACTCGATGTTTGATAATACAGATGAGGGCGAAAGAACACGCAAGATTGTTTTTGATATTTTATGTAGGTATACCAAAGTCGATAATATAAGTTCGTGTTATGCAGCCGACACATTTCATTTGACAAATATAACACACGACAGATTCTTTTGCGGTCATCACGAAGATGTCGTAACGAGAGATGATCGTAAAATAACATTAAAGTCTATAAGAAATATGGTAACATTAGGAATATTTGTTCCCGTAGATTATAACCTCGATAAGTCTACTCCATATGTAGCAAGAAAAGAACTATATAAACTCTACCCTGGAACAACGTTTTTTACTAAAAATACGAGAATGAATTTAATAGAAACTCTTCTGCCGGTAGCAATCAAAGAGAATAAGCGGATAAATATTATTATAATGTCTTGCGCGGTTAATCACATAAATAACGAAACTATACACGATATTGCATTACAATTAAATAGAAATCCGAAACCGGGTAAAGCGAATCCGGCGATTGAAATATTGACCAAAGCCAAATACTTTTTATCGAAAATGAATGTGTTAATGGATGATTATGTATTAATGTCGGGTAATTCGGGACTTGAACCCCTTGAACGTGTTGTTGTGAACAAGCGAAATGTATTTACTGGGTATAATAGTTATATAGCCGACAGTAAATATACGGAGGTATATAATATAGCTAGTAACATTGTTCAATTTTATATGAATAAATACTCATTTATTGCTATGGATAGTTATATTGTATTTTCCAAAGTAGCCGAATTATTCAGTTTTTCTGGAATAAATGGAGGACGTCGTTCTAATCGATTAATCGAGGATGGTGGTATTCCATTAAGAGGTGAGTGGTATTATCCATATATCAACGAAATTATAAAAGTAAAAATATTTATAATGAGTGAGTTTTTAAAAGTATGTTCGTTGCGAGTACCCATGATAACCGCTTCATTATATATCATTCTTCAAAATGTTAGAGACTTTAGAACAATGTATGGTGCAAATCCGACCCCTGCGCAACAAGCGACGTGTCAATTACTGGAAAATGCTATTCGCCAGACTGGTGATATATTCGACTATTTTGATAATCTGTTGGGGTTGTTGATGTATATTGAAGATGGGTTTAATATCATGGACGAGACCGATGTTAATTCATTTATGCATCATGAGAAGTACAGAGAAATCAAGAAAGAATACGATACGTCGTCGGCGAAAGAATTTTACGAAGAAATGGTTGAAGGTTTAGACTATGATAGGTACGAGGGTGAGAATGTTGGGTTTAATGAACGTGTATATAAAGCATCTCATATGAATCCTATATCGCCAACCAAATTTCGAAAAACGGCGAGGTTTATCTATAAACATAAAGTCCTTCCAAATCGCGACGAGATACGAAAAAGACGCAAGACGATGAAGAAACAGTTATACGAAAAATACGGGATAAGAAGCCTCGCGCAAAAGGCGAAGGGGTCGTCGGGTGTATCCGTATAGACGTGGCGCACGTGTTCGACATTATCATAAAAGTAAAATTTGAAAATTTACATATTTATAACTATATTTTATATATTGTTATGTATAATACTATATAAAATGAACGTAGATAGTCAAAATAGACCTAAAAAACTTCGTGTAGCGGTTATTGAGAATGCATTACCTTATAGTAATTGTAAACCTATATTTGAAGGAATTACTGTCGATATTTGGAAAAAAGTCGCCGAAAAATATAATTTAGAATATGAGTTTATGTGTTATAAAAGAGAATATGATAACGCATTAGTTAGCTTAAGTAATAACGAATTTGATGTTGTTGTTGCAGATATCAGTGTTGTTAGTAGACGGTACAATCTAGCATTATACTCACGACCTTTTTTTATTAGCGACATCCATATTTATAGAAAAAAGAAAGATAAATCAAATATATTGAATATATTTAAAGATGTTAATTTAAATTACGTTTTACTTACCGTTTTAGCAATCGTCATTTTTTATACGGTTTTACTAATGTATATACTGAAGATGAGTTTTTTAGATGCCTTTTATAAAACACTTTTATCTTTTTTAACAGTTGGGGGTGAAATAATACCATTTAAAATTAAAACGCTTAATTCTTATAATATTAAAATAGTTAACTCTTTATGGGCGCTTATTATTTTCTTTTTTAGAGCATTTATTATTACTCGTATTCTTTCGCTTATTGTTACAGAAAAAAATGTCATTGCCTTTGATGAGATAGAACAAGTTAATAATATAAATGTACTAAAGGGATCAGCTTATGTTGATTATGTTAAACAACTCGGCAAAACTCCCATCGAGGTTGCAACAACTGCCGAAATTATTAATAAACTAAAAAATTCTAATGGTAGCGAATATTGGTTTGATGACCCCAGCATTGTTATATCCGAGCTTAAAAAGTCTAATGTTATTATGCAACTTGATAAAACGGAGAGAGCGATACTAAATGATGAATATACTATCGCGGTGAATAAACGACTACCCGAGGTTCTAAATATGGTTAATACTACACTAGTTGATATGCAAAATAATGGTGATATGCTGCGTATTTGTAAAGGGTATCTCACTGAAAATTATGACAGATGTTTGTTATAATATATTTCCCCTTCATGATAACTATATTCGTATGAAATATAGTTATGAATAAGTCGCCGCTATCTATCCGAAATGTTAAAAAGTGTAAAATCGACTCTATTCTGCGCAACGCTTCATCAAAATGCTGGTAACTAAATATGGGTCTATATTTGCGGCAGGTCGCCTATCTTCGAAATAGCCGTATCCCGCTCGGTGTGTATTATTATTGATGCGGGCGGATGCTCCTCTGTCACCGATTCCGTATGTGAATGTATTATAGTCGGATGTTTCGTGTTTGCCAGATAGACGTAATTCGTTGCTTACGCCGTAATATTGTATATCTTCTGTGTGGTGTTTTTGGAGATTATTTAATACGCGATATATTTCCGCGATGCCTTCATTATTTTTGCATGGTGTGCGCATGTTAAGTGTGGAAAAATTCGCATGACATCCTGACCCGTTGATATGGGCGAATGGTTTGGGTTCATATGATATGGTATTCCCGTATTTTTCGGCGATGCGTTCAAGAAGGAATCTTGCAATCAATAGCTCATCGGATGCTCGAATTCCCTCGGATGGTCCGATTTGAAATTCCCACTGGTTTTTGCTGACTTCAGCGTTTATACCGGAAATAGTAATGCCGGCTTTTATACATGCAAGCATATGTTCTTCTGCCATTGTGCGATACTCGACATCGTGTCCAATTCCGCAATAGTGTTCGGTTGTTTCGTAAAATAATGCCGTATGTGGCGTGGTTTCGATGCGTTTATCTAAAATAAAATATTCTTGTTCAAGACCAAACCATGGTTTTTGTTCTTGAAAGGATTCGAATATTGCTGCAGCAGAGCTACGTTTATTTGAAGGCGTGGGTGTTCCGTCGGGGTGGTATGTTTCGCATAAAACCAGTTTAGAATATGCTATTCTGTTTTGTCCGAATGTGTCTAGTGGGACAATGAGGGGATTGTTGCATACAAAAATAGGGCAAAGTGTTATTTCTGACTTTTTATCGTCTGTTTGTCCTGTGGAAGAGCCATCGTAGTCCCAAGAAGGATAAGAGGAAAAACGTGACCAATAATCTGCGGTGTGGTGATAGCCAAATTCAATAATTTTTGTTTTTGACCTTAATTTTTTATTTGCGTCAAGCCAAATATATTCGGCAATTATAAATGACATATTTATATATTAAATATATACGTGCCTATATTTAATATTGTTTTATAAAACATTTAGTATAACATGTGACTTTATATTTTTATAGTATTTTTATAATATTTTTATATAACCATATAGTATATAATGTCTGTTAATTCTGATAGGGTTAGTCTCCCAAATACGCTCGCGTTATTGGAAGGAGATGGTGAGGGTCGTGAGGAAGGTATGCAACCTAATGTTTTAGTTGATGAAGTACGACATTCTCCGGAACATGTGGGGAGGAAATTGACAAGTTTGGAAGAACGTATGGATGCACCAAATACTGCAAGATTATTATTGAGTCCGCGTAGAGAGGTTGTTGTAAATATATCTCCGAGGGCGAGGTGGTCATCAAGTAGTGAGGGTAAGGTGAGAGGAAAAACTAAAAAATTTCCAAGGGCTGCCATGAGTAAAGCTTGGATGTTTCCGAATGCTCTAGTTGTTCCCCCGATACCTCCTCCACCGCGTGGTCCTAGTCGACGCAGAGAGGTTGTTGTAAATATATCTCCGAGAGCGAGGCGGTCATCGAGTAGCGAGGGTAAGATGAGAGGAAAAACTAGAAAATTTCCAAGAGCTGTCATGAGTAATGTTAGGCGGTTTCCAAGTGCTCTAGTTGTTCCTACAATAGCTCCTCCGCCGCGTGGTCCTGGTCGGCGCAGAGAGGTTGTTGTAAATATATCTCCGAGGGCGAGGTGGTCATCGAGTAGCGAGGGTAAGATGAGAGGAAAAACTAGAAAATTTCCAAGAGCTGTCATGAGTAATGTTAGGCGGTTTCCAAGTGCTCTAGTTGTTCCTACAATAGCTCCTCCACCGCGTGGTCCTGGTCGACGAGCACCTCGAGATGTAGATAACTGGGTTTTATTAAATGGCGGACCGACTATACGTAGAGGACCTATTGGAGCACCCGAACAAGCAACGCGATACAATCCACAAGCAACGCGATACAATCCACCAGCAACGCGCCAGCGATTAACACCATTGTGGTCGTCGTCATCATCATCCGCAGCAACGCGATACAATCCACCAGCAACGCGCCAGCGATTAACACCATCGCGGTCGTCATCGTCATCATCATCCGCAGCAGCGTGTCGGCGATTAACATCATCATCATCATCATCATCCGTAGCAGCGTGTCGGCGATTAACACCATCATGGTCGTCATCGTCATCGTCATCGTTAGAGCCGTGGCTGCTGCCTCCATCACGACTGCCTATAATTCGACCCCCTAATGTGTCAGCATCATCATCGTGGTCGTCATCATCGTCATCATCATCATCCAGTCGGCGACGCCGTCGATTAACACCATCATCGTCATCGTCATCATCATCATCCAGTCGGCGACGCCGTCGATTAACACCATCATCGTCATCATTCTCACCTGCATCATCGTCATCGTCATCATTCTCACCGGCATCATCGTCATCGTCATCATTCTCACCTGCATCATCGTCATCGCATCGACTACACCTTCCCACGCGACGACGAGCACGGCAGCCGATAATATTACCAAGAAGGTCGTCGTCGTCGTCGAGGTCGTCGAGATCGTCTGGTCCGTCGCCTCGTTCGAGCTCTTCAAGACCATAGTCGTTCTGGTTAATGTGAGTGTCTTTTACATAATTGAGAGCCATCAATAGATATAACACTATTACATGGCTTACCTATATTAACGCCGCTTTTTAACACAGCTATGCATCGCGGCTTATCAAATGTGGTCGAACACGCTTCTTTATTTTTTACTTTTACGGGCGAGGTGGTTGACGATGCAACGATTGATGATTTTTTATCCGTATATTTTTTATAATGTTGTGGACAAAATAGTAGATTTTCAGCCTGATAATATAGTGCATTTTTGTTACACTTTGCCTCACATTGAGGTTCACCGTTACGTTTTTTTATAGTATGGGAGCATTTGGTGGCGGGGATACATTGGGTATCGGGGGCGTGAATATATTTAGCATTTTTAATGGATGGGTATGGAATAAATGGTAATAATTTGTTGGTGATACTGCGACAGTATGGGCATTTGATTTGATTTGCGGCAAGTTTAGTAACTTCGTATAGTGTATTTGATTTTGTTTTCTGGTAGAGTACTTCTTTATATATGTGTATGTAGTTAAATTTGTGATTACATGCGAGAGTAATATGATTTGGGTGGAGGGGTTCTTTAGAAATAAGACAAATATTATCGTCGTTTGTTGTATTGATAATTGCGTTAACTGAATTAGTGGGGGGAGCGTGTAGAGGTGGGTTGGTATTTGTAGTAGAAGGTGTAGTTTTCATAATTTTAGAAAGTTCTGAAAAAAAGTCGATAGAATTTTGCGAGGTGTGCGTATTTAATTTAGAAGATAACATAAAATATGAATTGTGTATATTAATAAAATAAAAAGTCTTTATATTATTATATTAATAATATGGCGACAAAGAAAGAATGGGGGAATGCGACGTGGTATTTATTTCATACTCTTTCGTATAAAATGAAGGATGAAAATTTTGAAGAGTTGAAAGATGATTTTTTAAATATATGCACAAAAATATGTGCGAATCTTCCTTGTCCTGATTGTTCGGAACATGCGACGGAAATTATGCGGAATTTAAAGAGGGATAATATTAAAACAAAAAAGGATTTACAGATATTCTTTTTTGATTTTCATAATTCGGTAAATAGGCGCGTTAAGAAGCCGTTATTTAAGGAAGACCAGATGTTCATGTATCATAAGGCGATAACTAAAAATATTGTTTTTAATTATATAAACGTAATGTCTAAAAAACAGCATAACATAAAGTTACTTACAAATAGTTTTCACAGAGATATGACTATGAATTATTTTAAGAAATGGATAGCGCATAATAGCATTAAATTTAATTCGTAATTTGCGAGCGACTCTTACATGGTATGTATAACTTCTCCATTTCTATATACCTTGCATTTAAATGTTTGTTTGTTGGGGCGAGAGCATATTGATGCACCGTTTTCAACATTAAAGAAAACCATTTCATTATTTGCCGCGGAAACAAAAAGATACCACATATATCCGACGATCCATCCGATAGCGAGACCGATAATTACGCCGACAATGGGGGTACAGCCGTAATAGATTTTAGATGCTGCGTCGATGAAGAAGAATACCATAATGATGGAGAGCATGACGACATTGTAGCTGCTATATTGTAACATTGGCATAAACATGTAGGCGAAAATGAATCCTAGTGCTGCGCTATTGAAATTGGGGATTGTGTATTGACCGAGACCGAATGGTAGTGAGACGAAGTTGCATTGTTGTTTCCAGTATGGTGAGCCGCGATTATTTATATTATCAAATTTGGCGTTGGTGGTGAAGGCGGTGATAGAGAAGACGAAAAGAAGGATAATAAAGCCGGCTAAATACATTACCCATTTTAAGTTGCCGTTGCTTAAACTAGAAATGATGAAAAATCCGGATAGTAGTACAGGTGATAAAGATGAGAGAAGTTGCAAAATATTACCGATAGATAGGGATACACCTGGTTCTAAATTTGATAACATTGTCGCTTTAACAAATTTTGAATAAGCCGACTCTTGTGGCTGGTTTTGATTTTGGGGTACTTGTTGATTATTAACAGTTGACATATTATATATTATATGTTATGATATAATATATAATAATATAATGTTTTTGTTTTGAGTAATTGTTTTGAGTAATTCTTGAGTAATTGTATTTTATACTTAATATTTATAGCAATGTATTAAATATATATGTAAAATACATAGAAACAAAAAGATAATAATACATACAGTATATTATTATCCGTATCGCGTCTCTCGTTACAGTATAACATGGGTATTCCTAGTTATTTCTCAAAAGTGGTGAAAGCGTATCGTCATATTCTAAAAGATATGACATATTTGAGTCATGTAAATAATTTATATATGGATTGTAATTCATTGATATATGATGCTGTAAAAAATAACCCAACGTATGATAAAAGCAAAAATAAGGAGTATGAGAGGGGGCTTATAAAGGCGGTGTGTAATAAGATTGATTATTATGTAAGTGTATTAAAACCGAAGACTCGCGTATTTATTGCATTTGATGGTGTTGCGCCTGTTGCGAAACTGAGTCAGCAGCGTGATAGGAGATATAAGTCGTGGTATACGACACAAATGCAGCGGGATATAGAAGGTACAGGTGCGGGTGCTGGTGCAGGTGCGGGTGCTGGTGCAGGTGCGGGTGCTGGTGCGGGGTATAAAGAGACATGGAATACGTCGGCGATTACACCGGGTACTAATTTTATGAAGCAATTAAATGAGGAAGTCGGTATATATTTTGGCAAAAAGGCATGCGGCGATGACTTGAGTGTGGTAGAAAACCCATTGGAGTATATTATATCGAGTAGTTCGGAGGAGGGGGAAGGGGAGCATAAAATATTTGACTATATGCGAAGGTTTCCGGAGTATCATAATTCGCCAGATATGATAACGCTTGTATATGGTTTGGATGCGGATTTGATTATGTTGACCTTGAATCATTTACATATAACTAAAAACCTCTATTTATTCCGTGAGACACCTGAGTTTATAAAATCGGTTGATTCTACGTTGGATGCGAACAAGGATTATTTGCTAGATATTCCGGAGTTGGCTGCGTCTATTGTAAAATATATTCAAAATGATGGCGTCGATGGCAATAACGTAGGAGGTGGTGGTACAGATGTAAGAGAAATAAACAGGATAACAGATTATATATTCATGTGTTTTTTGTTGGGGAATGATTTTATGCCACATTTTCCGGCATTGAATATAAGGACGGTGGGTATAGATATATTGTTAAATGTATATAGGGAGACGTTAGGTAAGACGAATAAGTATTTAACGGATGGGAATAAAATAGTGTGGAAAAATGTGAATGAGTTTATAGTGAATATTGCGAAACAGGAAGATATCTTATTGATGGAGGAGCATAAGAAGCGTGATAAGTTTGCGCGAAGGTTTGGAGCAGGAGGAGGAGGAGGAGGCAATAATAACATGAGAGATAACAGGTTCGAGAGAAATGCGTTTAATCATGGAATAAATAAAAACTCTTCTAACTCATCAAACACGCAATCTTTTGCAAAAAATGATAAAAATGTATTACAAGACACGGAAGAGGTGTTGGGCGAAGGAGTAGATATAAATAAAATGGATGATTTGTTGATGTTGCCGATGAAAGAGCGAAGTGTTGAGAAATACATTAATCCTTTTGTGAAGGATTGGGAGTATAGATATTACAAGGCATTGTTTGATATTGAGATAACTGACGATAGAAGGAAACAAATTTGTGTAAATTATTTGGAAGGGCTGGAGTGGACATTTCATTATTATATGGAGGGTTGTATAGATTGGAAGTGGTGTTATAATTATCATTATGCACCATTGTTTAAAGATCTTGTAAAGTATATTCCACATATGGATACGCAATTTTTGAAACGAAAAGAGAAACAGCCAATCGAAGACCTCGTACAATTATGTTATGTATTGCCTAGGGAAAATTTAAATTTATTGCCTGTAGAAGTAAATATTGTATTGTTGCAACGTTTGGGACATCTTTATGGTGGTGACTATGAATTTAAGTGGGCATATTGTAGATATTTTTGGGAGAGCCATGCGGAATTACCCGAGTTACATATTGAAACATTGGAGAATATAGTCTTTGAGGCGAAAAATAAAAAAACCTTTGCGGTTTCCAATCCTATTCCTATACCGAAGTCGCATCATAATGATAATAAACAGTCGTTATAAAATGGAGTAATATTATTATTTTTGTTAAATTTCGTGAACTTTTCATGAGCTTTGTTATATTTATGGCGGAACTATAAATATAACGGTCACAGGCGGGAGTTTATGATGGTGGTAGTTGTATTAGGAGGATGATGTAGCATGAGACGTAACAGATGCGTGAGAAAATGGGAAATTCTTTAAAAAACTGCATCCAATCGAAGAATCACTACTAGATGTACATGCAGATGCATCACATTTTCCAGTGAATTTGTAGATACAAGATATAGACGAAAAACATTTCTCAACAATTTTAAAAATAATAAAATATACAATAGACCATAGTGTGCTGCGAAGCAATAAAAATGAAACGGGTAATGGCGCGTCACCTTTTTCTATTTTGTTTTCGATACAGGGAAATTTGGTCGCGTAGTGCTCCATTTTTTCAAGACACTCGCGATGAGATAGACCTTGACTGCGGAGTGTATCGATGCGGTACTTGTCCATTTTGGACCATATTTTGCTCCAATGTTTATAGAAGTCGTTGTAATAGTCGTCTTTTGTATATTCGCGTTTATGTTTTTTCTCGAATTTGGATCTGAGTTTTTGGGGGTCTATCATAGGACCATAGTAGGTAAATAGTTTAGTATTTTTGTGTAACATAATGTGTACATCGTCTATGACATGATCTTTATTAGTGGTGTGAATAATTTGTATAGGTAGGTTATTTTCGAAAGAGTGGTAAATAAATCCTTTTTTAAGAGTGGTTGATACGGTGTGACGATGTGGGCGACGAAGTGCTTCGGGGTATAATGAAAGATTGCGTTTATCATCTTTTTTGCGAAGTTCTTCTATTTTTTTGAAATTTTCTAAAACTTTTTCTTTTGTATTCCCCTGATTAACATAAATAGCGTAAGATGTGAGGTAACAAATAACACCCAACACGGGTAACATAATCCTCATTTTATTTAAAGCAATAAATTTAGAAGAATAATGTAAAACATAAGGGTCAATAAAGAAGTCTCCTACGGAAACATGGTTTGTCATGTACATAATATTCTTGTCTATGATAAGTCCTTGTTTTGAAACTTTATGCATGGAGCATTTTGTAGCGCTGATACAACATTCGACAATGTACTGTATCGCCTGTTTATTATTTTTTATATCATAATTAAGGATTGTAAAAATAGGCATAATCAACACCATATATAAAAAAATAAAAATATCTAAAATATTTCGAATACCAAAATTAGAATAGTCGTAACTAAGCGTAGGTTCGATATCTACCATTTTTAATTGCTGTTATCGATAATATTTACTAAAGAACACTTAAAATAAAATAACATAAATTACTAAACATTAAAACGCAGAAACGCCGTACATATGTAAATATTTGTAAAACAGGTAAAAGTTATTAAATAAATATTTACCGAAATAAGTAATTTAAAACAACGATTATAAAGATAGTATAATAGTGCAACGGAATGGAAAATGTATTGAGTCGTATTGACAATAGTTATAGAATTCTTAAATTTTCGGGAACGAGGGCAGATTTTGCAACACTGATGGATAATAATCCGGGTATTCTTATTTTCAAATTTACGGCGAACTGGTGTGGTCCGTGTAAAACCATAAAAGAATATTCATACAAGAAGTCGAATGATTTGCCCGATTATATGACAATGATGGAGGTGGATGTAGACGAGTGTTTTGACTTGTATGCTTTTTTGAAACACAAAAAGATGGTGAATGGTATTCCTGTATTTCTGGCATATGCGAAGGGCATAACCAATGGACCAATCGCGTCAATTACAGGGGCGAGTTTGCCCGATATAGAGACGTTTTTTGCGACGTGTATGAGTTACAAGTTTTCGTGATGAATAGCGAGTAGCATAAAAATATAGTTTAAAATATTAGTATAACTAACTATACTAATATTTTGTAATATTTTGTAATATTTCATTTTCAACAGAATCGACTGAAATCGACGCGAGGTCCATTGAGAATGGTAATAGGCAACCATCGTATTGAGGAGGGGTTACAAATTTCTTTAGAAAAGAAACCGACTCCTATTCTAGCGCAAACACCGACAGCGAGTCTTGTAGAAATGATGAACCGGCTGATATCGCCGGATAGTTCAGCGCGTGCGCCTACATTTGCGACGCCGATTTCAAATGTAGCGCCAGGGATAGGAATGCGGGCTGTAAATGCGGCGGTCCATGTTCTTCCTACACTTCGGCTCACCCCTAAAAGTGATGCCCATGCTTTATATCCGAAGTTTGCGGGGGAGTCACAGGGGAGAATCCAAGCGGATGCACCCACCGATGCATAATTTTGAAGTCCGATGGTGCATGTAAGTTCGCCGCCGAATCGCGCTTCTTTGCATGTACAAAAGTTAGGGAGGCGAAAATAGTTAGTGATTGGTCCACAAATGCTAAGGGCTGTAGATTTCATCCCTGAACCAAAATCGCGCATTTCGGCGACTTCGAATGCGTCCAAGTTTACAACGGCGTCGGTGACACTACCGTCGGCAGCATAACTACATTTGGAGTCTTCGACACAACTTGAGGAAACAGGGCATGAAAATCGCGCATCCATACAACGAACGGCATTTGGGAGAGGGGAGCACGCGTAGACCAATCCAGCGCCCACGGCAGATGCATTACTCATGCATGTCTGGGATGGAGCACATGCGATACCGTTACCGCAGTGTTGTGCGCTAGGTGCGATGGTTGGAAGGGCGTCAGTGTCGCAAACAAGCATGACAAGGGCGCATGCTAAAAATGTGGGGAGTTTCATTTTTGAGAATATATATAGTATATGTTTATATTTTTATATACTTTTCCATATATATTATTACCGCCCTCGCCTCGCCTGCACCCCTAATATTTCTTCAAAACGATAATATATGCTAGAAATATACCGAAAAAGTTTTTAGCGAAGAGGTCTAAAATATTGTAAATCGAGTTTTTAATATTGTACGGCATCAAAGCAGCGATACCGTAAATAGACCAAAAGAAAAAGAAATACCAGAATATTTTCAAACCAGTATCGCTTTGAGTTGCAAATTTATGGTAAATAACATAATAGTAAATCAAAAACGGTATAAATCCCATAAAAACACCCAAGCCCGTTGAAATAATTTTTACTTCTCCCAAATAGCCGAATAATAACATTAACCAGTTTAACGTCATCACTTTTGAAACACTATCTAGGTTATCTTTTAGTGTTCCGAATAAAGTCATACCCGCGGTGTCTATATTATTATGTCTTTTTCCGAGAAATATCAAGTATACCATTAAGGTTATCAACATGGTTGGTGTGGTAATTGCCCAGTCGACATACCGCTTAGGTGTAACGTTGGTTACTTTGTTAAAGTTGTATACCAACCATATGTAAAAAATACCTTCGATGAGTTGAACGGTTAGTTCTAAATATAGTAAGTGGTTAATTAAAAGATATTGAGGCGGAGTATTTCTCGAAAATACTAGTGCTATAATCTCGATGATGGCGGTAATAATCTGTACAATAACTGATATTTTTAGTGTTTGATAGAAAATGTTATTTGTATTTGTATTTGTATTTGTATGTGTATTTAGTTTCTGAATACTATTTGTCATGTAATGTGTGGTTGTGTTGTTACAGTTATGTATATATATAGTTAAAATATAAAATTAGAATAGGGAATAAAGAATAAAGAATAAATCTGTAAATATCTGTCAAAATATATTAATCTGTATTAAAATATAGAAATAAATTTACTATATTATAGTAAGAGTGATAGTAAGAGTGATAGCACGTATGTCAAATATACTGGAAAACATGGATTTGGATATAAACAACTATGAGTTAAATGATATATTGAACTTATTCAAGTTGCCGGTAATGTTTGACGAGAAACACCTTAAACAAGCAAAGGTGGTGGTGTTGCGCATGCACCCTGATAAGTCGAATTTACCGAAGGAATATTTTCTATTTTTTACAAAGGCGTATAAAATATTATATGAGATATACAAGGTCAGGTTTCCTGATGCGAAGAAATACAAAGAGGATAAGTTTTTGTATACAGCGGTGATAGACCGCGAGTTAAACCAGACCAAGTCAAAGACGGCACACAGTGCGGAGGATCGTGAATATCACGCGTCTCAAGAAGAGGCATATAAAAAGATTCAAAAGATGGATTCAACAAAATTCAACACATGGTTTAACGAAAAGTTTGAGAAGTTTCGTTTACACGATGAAGAACAGGATAATGGGTACGAAGAGTGGTTTAGAGGTATTTCAAATGATGGCAGCGATGATAATGAGGTTCAACAAATGGGAGGGTCGTGGGCAGAGAGAAATGCACAAATAGAACGAAAAAAGACGGAGTTGCGAAATAAGATGGCTCTAGTACAGCGTACTGAAATACAAACCGCAAATAGTGGCGGAGGAGGAGGGTATTATGGACTAGGTCGCGAAGCTCCGCAAGAATATTCTAGTGGATTATTTAGTTCACTGCAGTATGAGGATTTAAAGAAGGCGCATACTGAGACGGTAATACCAGTAACCGCCGAAGATTTTGACAATAGGAGAAAATATACATCAACAAATGAGATGCAAATGTTTAGAGATATTGACAAAACAAATTATAATTATACGAAGGAATTTCAGACCACGCAGTTGGATAGAGAAACCGCGTTACAAGTTGAGCAAGATATGCAACGCGCATATAGATTAGCGAAACAAGATGAGATAGTGAGAGAGATAAATAAGAGGTTTAATTCGGAGTTTCATCAGTTGGAGAACTGATATAGGGAGGGATTAAAAACATGAGATGTAACAGATGCGTGAGATTAATCGAAAATCAATGTGTTAAATAAATAATTCGAAACTGTCATAATAGAAATATTCTCATATATTCTCATATATTTTGAAAATTATTCAAAATATATTCTAGGTAATTATTATACGACATAATATAAATATAATAAAAATGAAAATTTCAAAACAGCAGATATTAATGATTTTATTACTTTTAATTATAGGATATGTCTATTCTATGTATTCGGGTAAAATAAACGAGGACACGGAGAAAGAGGAGCGAAAGTTGATTCAACAGTTCTTAGCGAACGATGTGAACAAAATGGATTCAAAAAAACCATTTCTGTGGATACCTATCGAATATGATGTGAATGGAAGAGACTGGTTAAATTTCGGTTCTAGGAATACGGCAAATTTGAACCAGCCTTATTTATTCTTAACAATAAGAAGTATAATAGATAAGTGTGGCGACTCATTTAATATATGCATTATCGACGACAATGTATTTAATAAATTAGTACCGAACTGGACAATACAGGTTGGTCGTTTAGCTGAACCGCTCAGGTCACATATGCGGGAGTTGGCGATGGCGCAGCTGTTAAATAGGTATGGAGGTCTGCGGATGTCGCCGTCTTTTGTATGTTTCGAGGACTTGATAACGTTGTACGAGCTCGGAATAAATACTGAGACGGCGTCTGGTGGGGGCGTGTTTATAGCGGAGATGGTTTCAAAGAGTGTAGTATCATCGTCGTTGGCATTCGCGCCATGTTCTAAAATAATGGGATGCCGTAAAGATAGTGATATAATGAGGAAGTATATAGAATATTTAGAGGTTTTGGTATCAAAAGATTATACGAATGAGATGGAGTTTGAAGGGAAAGTAAGTAAATGGTTTTTTAACAATGTATCGAGTGGTGCGGTAAACATAATAAAGGCGGAGTTGATTGGTGCAAAAAAACAGGATGATTCGCCTGTAATTTTGGATAATCTGATGAGCGATACGAATATAGAACTTTCAAAGGAGAGTTTTGGGCTTTATATACCTTCTGCCGAGTTAATACAGAGGCGACAATATGGATGGTTTGTCAGGATGTCGCCATCACAAGTATTAGAATCGAATACTCAAATCGCGAAGTATTTATTGGCGATGAACTGAGCAATCGAATAGGTGGCGGAATAGGTGGCGGAATAGGAACTGGATAATATAATGTATATAATTTTAACTTATATACATTATAGGGTCTTTAAGGTATTTAGAGCATAAATTTTTTATTTTTTATTTTTTATAGTTCTTCGTAGTTTTGAATATACAGGTTTATGCTTTATTCCAATCCTTTTCGATTTGTTTGCACCTCTTTTTGATTTTATTATTCTTTTGTTTCTTGTTGGCGCTTTCTTGTGATTAGTGCCGCCGCGAGCAGGGTTTCCGCGAGCAGTGGCAATATACCCAGATATAAATGCATCATATTGGTCAGCCGTTAAAGAATATATATCCTTGAAAGATGGTAATGTTGGGAGTTTTCGTGGAGAATTTCTAGGAGAGTGCCGCAACAGCGAAGGTAGCGGGGGTGGTCGAGGAGGAGGAGGAGGGGGAGGCGGAGGTGGGCGCGCTGCAACAACGGCGGGATCTTCGGGTGTATCGGGTGACGCATCTTCATAAAATGGGTCAAGAAACAAGCCACGTTGGGGCGAAATGCGCAAGTAACCGCCGATATAGTCTCTAATTCTTGTATAGGCGCGGATAACATGGGATCTTTCGCGATGATCGGGAATAGAATTCAAATATGATTGTAAGTCGATGTATATATTATTGCGAATCATTTTTCGAAGGTTATCGCCATTATTTCCAAATAATGTAAAAATACTGCCACTTAGTTGACAAAAATGATGATTAGCGAAAGAAATTGTATTAAAACAACTGTCAATTAAAATAATAATAAAAATAATCTTGTGAATAAGAATCATACAAGAATCTATATTCATGAGTCGTACAGGATATACTCCCACCGGTCCTACTACAATCGGTATTATAGGACCGGTGGGATTCCATAGTATAGAACCATTCAAGTTGCGCCTTATTAATTTATTTAAGGACGAAATAAGGTCGCTTAGTCTTATAGCACACTTATAAGCACTACTCGCCGATGCAGGGTCTATACCTAAAAGTCGATAAAAACCTCTAACTATCTCTTGTTTTTCACCAGCATCACCGAATGATCGAATATAATTTGCAATATATGCTTGTATTTGTTGTATACCCTCTGGGGTCATACGCGAAACAACGCGACCAAAATCTATAGCGCGAACCCTAAACTGGTCAACGGGTTGTGTCATATCGTACATCCAGTTTCCAGAATGGGCGTCGAGAGGTATGTATCCTATACGATAAAATATGATAACACATATAGCTAGAGAGCGTTCACATAATTGGTAGAGTAACGCTCGCTTGTTCATGATATCAGCGGGCGGTGCTATGATAGCGTTGTTATATGGAGCAATTTCCGCACGTAACTGTTTAAATGAAGCATAAGAGGGTGCTAAAGATTCCATCAATATAATACCGACTTTTCTTTCAAAATGAGTTCCGCTAGTAGTCGTAAGAGGCAGAGGCGCTTCCAGCTGTTGTAGCAAGTATCGAAAAACGCGATTTCTATTAAAAATGTCTGTTTGAATGGGTGGTAAAGTACTGGCATGGCGAGGTGAAAGAGTGTCGGGGAAAAAACATTCACGAAATTGTGTCAAGTTAAAAAACATAACTGCGTATACGTCGGGACATACAGGTATTCCGGCATAAGCCATAGTTGCGCTATATACGTTAGATTGCGCATCGTATTCGTCTCTAAGGTCGCTTCTTGTACACGTTGATTTTCCGCGTCCTGCCGTATATTCGGCGACTCGGGGTTCTTTTTGGGGTTGAACGATGCAACATTTTAAAATATGCTGCGTAACTAACTGTCCGGTACTGGGTAGTTCATATTCGTCGGCATTCATTAGTTCGCCGCGTTCATTAAAAACGTCGCTTCGAAATGGTGTATTGTCGACGGGTAAAGTAATTCGCAATATAAAACCAGTCAAAGAATCAACGGATACTGTATCGACGCTAATCGCGCTAGAAAATATATTAATAAAATCGCGTGTATCCGCAACTTTACGTATAGCAACGTCTTCTCCTTTTGCATTTTTTGCTATTATCTTCATGCCACCTTGCTGCTGTTGCATAGGATCGAGGTCTACATACATCTATATTGTAACCTACAGAATCGTGGATATATATATATATATATATATATGGGTAATATAAAAATACCACAAAACAAGTTAAAAAAGTTCAATTAAGTTATTTGTAAAAAGAGCCAGCTCAATTTCGTCTTCATGAATATTATGAAATATTGTCATATACTTACAGAGTATTTTGGTAATTTTGTATTTATTTGTTTCAGTTATCAAGGGCGTTGTTTTAATAAAAAGGAAGTAATTGTCTAAAATATCCATAACGGAGTAACCTTGGTCATACAAGGTGTATAATATTTTTATACAGTGTTGTAATTTTTTTTCTGTTAGCGATTGAGTGTATTCTTCAAAAATATGGAAACTAATATTAGTGCATAGTAGTTTAACCAGAGATAAGTCGATCGATGTATTTAATATTTTAATTTTTTCTAAATAGTTAATCAAAATACGTATCGATACATTTGAAATATTGAGGACAAATTTCTCAGCTTCTGGTGTAATAATAATATTTTCTTTTATGATAATTTTAGCTAGTATTTTTTGTAGACAAGCGTCTTCAATCTGATTAATTTTTATAATAATATTGCGCGACTGAAGGCTGTCAATTACTTTTTGCACATTTGTACAGGATGAAATGAAGTGAACCTTGTGGCTATATTTGTCGATACAGTTGCGGAATACTTGTTGGCTTTGTTCATTAATAATATCGATATCATCAAGGAGGACAATTTTCTTAAACCCCTGTATTAGAGAAGCGGTTTGGCAGAATATTTTCAGGTCGTTGCGATAGTAAGAAATGCCTTGATCCTTTAGGCTATTTAAAACAAGTATATTGTCGGGGTTATAGTTTGTTTTATAATACTCGCGAATAATAGAATAAATAAGCGATGTTTTGCCCGAACCGGGGTCACCGATTAGAAGTATATTAAGGTTATTCATGGATATAAGAGTCTGTAAAAGCCGAATAACATTTTGTTCGAGTTGTTCAAATTGGTGAAAAAATTGTGGTTGATATTTATTAATAAAAGGAATATTGGTTTGTGAATTTTGCATGCTATGGTGATAGGTAATGGTGTATGTATAATTTAAATAGGGATAATCGTAGTGATAACCGCGAATAAATATTTATATTAATAATATTCGTTAATAAATATTTAAGTTTATGTTTCTTTAATATAATAAATATATTAAATAAATGAAATCTGGCAACTCTAGTAAATCTGAAACATTCTATGATATTCTGGGATTAGACGAGAAATGTTCACAGGATGAGATAAAGAAGGCGTATCGAAAGTTGTCATTTATGCATCATCCGGATAAAAATGGAAATAGTTCAGAATCGACAGAAAAGTTTCAAAAGATTTCGGAAGCGTTTAGTGTATTAAGTGACTCTGACGAGAGGGTGAAATATGATATGAATCGTAATAATCCGTTTGCAAATATAGGCGGAATGGGTGGAATGGGCGGAATGGGAGGCGGGATTAGAATAAATCCTATGGATATTTTTAATATGTTTATGGGTGGAATGGGTGGAATGGGTGGAATGGGTGACTCGCATGCGGCGCATCCGTTAAATGGGTTTGTAAATATGGGAGGTCTGGGTGGTATGGGTGGTCTGGGCGGTATGGGTGGTATGGGCGGTCATGGACCACGAATTATAATCAGGACATTTGGTCCAGGCGGAGAGTCAATTAGTGAAAATATAATGGGAGAAAGTAGTAGTGATCCATTTAGTTTATTTAACCAAGTCATGCATGATATGCACGATATGCACGATTCTCCGCGACAAGAGATGCACCAACATGTATTACAACATCCACTACGAACCCCTCGATTCCAAAAAAGAGTAGAACCGAAACCACCTCTTATAAGTATAAATGCGACAGTAACATTAGAACATGTGTGTCAGGGTGCAACGATACCGGTAGAGATGGAACGCTGGAATATAAATAGTGAAGGTGTACACGAGTTGAACAGTCATGTGGAGTATATATCCGTGCCAATGGGTGCGGAAAACGGTGAGGTAATACTACTAAGCAATCGCGGAAATGAAACAGGAGATGGCGCGCGCGGAGATGTAAAAGTAACATTTATAGTAGAGGAGCATCCCTTATTTAAGCGGAACGGGTTAGACATTTTATTAGAAAAAAGCATAACCCTGAAGGAGGCGTTATGTGGATTCTCATTTGATATAGCGCATATAAATGGGAAGAAATTTTCATTCAATAGTTCATCGGGAAATATAATAAGAGACGGCTTAATAAAAACAATACCGCGTTTGGGTTTACATAGAGGGAGCGAACATGGTAACTTGAATGTAGTTTTTAAGGTGACGTATCCGGAGAAGTTGAGCGAGGAACAAATAAAAATATTATCGGATATATTATAGACATGACCGCGCGTGTATCGAAAACAATACACTTATATTCTACGTTGGTATTATTAGCAGGCGTGCTTTAGTGTATATGCGGATACTTTTGCCAGATAAGCAGGGCGGTTTGTTTTATATAGGTTTGCCAAATCGGGGACAAGGGGGTCATCGGGATTGGGTTCATGCATAAGGGAAGAAATACTGAGAAGCAATTTGGAAATGGTGAGAGCGGGACTCCATTTGTCTTTGAGAATATCGATACAGATGCCGCCGGACGAGTTGATATTTGGGTGTAAAATCGGCGTGATGAATTTAACATGAGGGGGTTTAAAGGGATAGTCGATGGGGAAGTCGATATCTAGGAAGAAAATGCCGCCGTGGTATGGTGTGCCTTCCGGACCAGTAATTGTTGCGCGCCATTTCATAATATCGTCGGAATGAGGACCGGCGCTACAGTTTGAAGGAGGATCTTTTGCGAGTTCAGTAAGTTCCTTTTGGATACGTTTGGTAATGCTTATAACGCTCATAATGATTGGGTTGATAAAACGTAGAATACTTTTGACGAGTAGTGCTTGTATATGTATATCGCGTATTTTGTATATCAATTTTCTTGATATATAAAATAAAAATATGAAAATAAAAATATGAAAATAAAAATATGAAAATAAAAATAAAAAAAATAAAAATATAATATATAATACGTTTGCGAGATGTGTTATAGTGTAGAATCAAGCCTAAAAACTTCATTATTTTCTTTAATCGCGATTGTAATATTATTCAGCTCAAACGTGCCACATTTTAAATGGATTGCGTTGATTTTAATTAGCTGGTGTAGTATGCAGGTAGGCGAATTATTACTCTGGTTAACAAACCCGCGTAAATCATGCACACCAATGAATAAATTAATAACACTTACACTTATTCCATTTATATTGCTTTCTCAACCACTATTAGTAATATTTGGGTCATTTTTTGTGAAACCGTGGTCCATGTGTAGTCATAATAGGCAAATGCTTATATTAGGCTATTGTCTTATCGCGAGTATAGTATTTTTATACTACTTTTTTGAAAATCCTACAAAATATTGTACAACAGTCACAAAACAAGGACACCTTCATTGGTTTCTTAAAAGCAGCGAAGACACAAGAATTGAAATGCCTTATGGTTATTACGCTTGGATAGTAGTAGTTATAGGGGCTGCATTATTATTATGGAATATTTCATATAAGGCGTTGGGTGCATTGTTTTTAATACCACTTATTGGTTTTATTTATTCATTACATACGGATTCGAAGTCAAGTATATGGTGTTATTACTCGAGTTATTCTTCGATTGTGATGCTTATCTTATATGGATTATATAAATTCAAGATATACAATATTTTGAAGTAATGCTAAAGTGATGCTAAAGTTAAACAAGTGTTTCGAGCATTTTATGAAGGTTGAAAACAGCGACCGCTGCGGAGACTACCTGATGGCATTTCGCAAGAAGTAGCGAGACGGTATTGGTGGTGGCGAACGGAGCGGTTCAAAGCGCCTACACCTGAACCGGGGACAAATCGATTGATTGTACTGTCGTTGGCTATACTTGTAAAAATAATACGACGAGCGCCACCTGCGGCTTTAGATTGACGAACAAGCCCGCGGGCGATATTATAAGTTTGGTTGCTTGGCATCTTTGTATTTATAGTTATATAGTATGAGGAGATTATATTATTTTTGAGTTTTGGGTATTACAAAATTGAAACGAATAAAAGCCAATAAATAGAATACAGAAAGTCAAACATCCCAAACAAACACCGCCACCCAGAAATGCCCATCGGTATCGGAACATTCGTTGCTGCTGCCATCATCGCTGCCGAAGATATTGATGCCGAGATTCCTCCTACTCCTCGCGTCGAAGAAGAATCCAAATACCCCCACTCACTCCAAGAAGTTGCCGCACTCGATTTGTCGTTTATTCGCGACAAATGGGGAGCCGATATGCTTCGCGATGCAATGAATGCGGTCGTGCTAGCCCAAGAAAACCCCAAAATACTCCAACAAAAAATCGACATCTGGACTTACTTGTCTAGTTACGAACCACCACACGGAGAAGGATTCATGTTTAGTCGTGGAGACATCGTTGTTGAATCTGTTCAACAACATATGCAAACGGCGCACTCGGGTAGCACCATGACCTTGACGATGCGTCATCTGCAACTACTTGCCCAAGTCGGATTCCCCAAATATCGCGAAGGATATGAGCACTAAAGGTAATATAAAAATATAAAAATATAAAAATATAAAAATATAAAAATATAAAAATAGATTGTATTATATTTTTATTTTTATTTATATTTTTAGTAATAATTTATCTACGTTTTGTTAATTTGCGCTTTCGCGTGCGACGGCGTCGACCCCCATCATAAACGGCGCTTGGATCTTTAAGCTGCGCTTTCAATATTTTTTTATCACGTTTTCTTTGGCTTCTTTTTCTTCTCATTTCCTCTTCGACGGGTTTCAGATGTGGAAAATACATGTCTCGAGCGTTTTCAAAATGTGTGTCCTGTCTAAACATCCATTGGGAAAATCGGTCGGCATCAGCTTTGTTGCCTGGGATTGCTGGTTTGCCCTTTTTATTATATAATGCCTCGGAAGCAATGTCATCATCGAAAAGATCTAGGTCTAAACCTAACTTATTGTAACGTTCATTTACTTCATCATCCTGTCTTGGAACCCTTGCTTCATCTGGTGAATCTCCCATTCCTATAGCTCCTTCTTCGACTATAACTGGGCGAATATGTTGATCCCATTGATCACATGCATATATCGGTGCCTCGCGCCAATGTTGATCACTCGCTCGTATTAAAAGTTTAACTATATCTTCTCTTAATCTTTTATCAACCGCTGGAGTAAACCTAGCATCAAATGGATGTATTGTTTTTATATAACGATTAACATAATTTCTAATATATCTTTTTCCTTTGTGAAAGGTTTGGTCTGCTAACATTTCTACATATTCATCGTCCAATCTTCCAAGTGGTATTACATGAGGCAATGGAGGGGCTTGCTGGTATAATCGTGCATGGCTAGCAAGGAGGGGGGTATGCGCTACATAACCAATAGGAAACTCATCCTGTTGTCCAAAATTGTTTCCCGCATAAATGTCTTCTACTAAACGTCCTGGTAACCACCAACCACAAAGTTCCCCAGTGGGCCTAGCATAACTCAACCGCATCCATCTTTGTGGTCTGGAATTATCTATTTCACCTATATAGCGAGGGTTAGAAGGAAAATCACTATCCCATTCTGCTAAATATGGTTCGCCTATATTATCTATGGGACTTACTGTAGCTCGCCATAATAACATTGCATCGTTATCGCCTTCTCTTGGAATTTTTATTCTGTCGTTTTCACGCACATGGGGACTTCTACTCGGGCTTATACGAAGTCCTCTACGGGGACTTCTGCTAGGGCTTCTACCGGGTAGTAACATTGCATCATTATCATCTTCTCTTGGAATTTGTATTCTGGCTGTATGGGGTATATAGTCTGCGCGCGCGTTTCCATGCGCACGTGGACTACGCCCACGTGGACTTCTACTGGGACTTCTACGCCCACGCAAACTTATACTCGGGCTTCTACGCGGGCTTCCACGAGGGCTTCCACTTGGGCTTACGAGGGGGCTTACGAGTGGGCTTCTATTTTCCATAGTAATATATTTATTATATATTGTAGATATAATAAATATATGAAATAATAGTAATATACTAAATAATTAAGAATATATCACAAACTATGCGCATATAGATAAAATATATGTGAAAAGTGAATAATACACATCAAATCTTATTTGTTGTATTGTAGCATTACTACGATGGTACTTATACCCCAAAATATTATAATGTTATATTCCAATCACTCCAAATGTTTTGCATGTCTTGGTCGGTAATAAGTCGATGTGGGCGAATCTTATATAATGCTTCCATGCGTTCGTCGTATGGGTCAGAAGGGCGCTTTACGAAAACGGCTTTTTTCCTAAACCCATTTTCATTTGCACCAAGTTTGTCAACATTTTTCTCATTTTTTATGTCAGATACATAATAAAAAGCAAGTGTTTTTCTATATATATCATTTGGACACAGTATAATATTTGGAACACCATGCCAGCTTTGTTCTGTAGTTACAAAAATAATAGCAGTATTTTTTTTTGGATATGATTTAACAACGCAGTTTGAAACCGTCTCGTCCCACAACTGTGTATCGCCGTTCCATTCTTGATTCCATTCATCATTTAAATATAAAATAACGTTAAGTCTTCTTTGTTTATTTGATATAGGATGTATTTCGTAATCAATATGCATATTTAGTCGACCATATCTAGGATGCATATGTAGACCAGCGCCATGACAATATGGATCATATTCTAGGTCCGGTATATTAAATATTTTTTTAAACCTATCGATGGTATTATCGTGTGACAACGAATAAAAAACATTACGAATGGCGGGATGCATTGTATTTAAATCATCCAATGCGTATTTTACCTCTAATGGATTTTCATATTTCCACCATGTTTCTCCGGGAGTCGAAGGAATTTTTGATTCGAGTTCGCGATAATAGTCGTTTTTAATAAAATCTGGTATAATGATATGGTCGAATGGTGCTGTTTTTAAAGATAGTTTCTCGATATTATTAAACCAATCTCCAAAAATATCATTATTACTGGAACGAATATTTTCTTCTGTTATTTTTATATTGCAACTTTTTGACATACTATACTTTTAATATTAATATTATAATATAATAACTATAATATAATAACTATAATATAATAACTATAATATAATAACTATAATATAATAACTATAATATAATAACTATAACAGTAATAAAAATATAAAAAAATAATGATAAATATATATAATTACACCGACAACAAAATTGCTAAAAATGTCAAAAACGTCTTCGGAAAAAGCAATTCGTGCAATTGCGGTTTTCAATGATAAAAAAATAAACGGGACGGTATGTTTCACAGAAGAGCCATCAAAATCGCAGATACGTATCGATGTATCGTTGACTGGGCTAAAGTCGTCTGGGTTACATGGTTTTCATGTGCACGAATATGGAGACATGAGTGATCATTGTGAAAGTATGTGTGCGCATTTTAATCCTTATAATAAAACACATGGATGTCCTGGTATGAAAAACAGGCATGTAGGTGACCTTGGAAACTTAAAGACAAATGCAAAGGGTGAAGCAAAGTATACTTTTTATGATGATTTTATTAGTTTGCGGGGAACAAAGTCAAATATTATAGGTCGTGGGTTGATTATTCACGCGGATGAAGACGATTGCGGACAAGGTGGAGAGCCGGATAGTTTAATAACGGGACACGCAGGCAAGAGAATAGCGTGCTCGGTAATAGGGTATGCATCTCCCCCTAAAAAAAAGTCGTAGTTATTGGGAGAGGAGGGGAGGAGAGGAGAGGAGGGCAGCAACATTTATGTATTTCATCGTATATAAAAGGACGGGTCAATAACGCGTTTTGCGCCATATGTAAGCTTGTCGGTATCGTATTCATTGATGCGTCTTTTTTCAAGTTCACCTTCACCGTTACTAAAAACGATTGCCTTTATATTTAATTTTTTCATGCGGAGAGTACAGTGAAAACATGGCGCGGATTCAGCCATGTCACCACTTCGCGAGCGCCTGACAATATAAAGAACCAGTTTCTGAACAACTTTAGGCGATAACTCCATAATACAAAGTTTGTGCAAAACATGTATTTCGGCATGAGCACTACAACATTTGCGATAATTAAGCAACCCATCCTTCGAATGACAGCGTATATTATTATAACCTTTTGCAAGAACTTTACCATTTAAAACGGCAATACACCCGTGCTGCATAAGAAGGGTTGACTTTGACGCTTCCTCTAAAGCAATGCTTGCAAACCGGTGGTCTTTGTTGCTGATGTGTCGATGGCGATACACTTGTTTTATGGGTGGCTCAGAATCAGGCGAGTTGATAGAAGTAGGGGAGCAATCACAGTTTTTAAATTTTTCGTGAATGGGAGAAGCCGTATTTTCTTCTCTTTTTGTATGTAAATACATAGTTGTTAACTTTTTGTTATATCTTAAACTATATAACAAAAAAAGGTTCAATTTCTTTTTTAAATAATATATAAACTGTTATGGAAAAGTAAACAAAACAAAACTAAACTACAAAGTTCAACTAATCTTCTTAGAAGGAGTCTCACTTGAAATCAAATAAATGGAGTTCTCGGTTACAATAATATACTCAGTCTCGACTTTGTAAATATTGGCAATTGGGCTTGTATATTCGTCTTCACTCTTTACCAGAAGCTTTTCACCGGACTCGCGAACACCGATGATAATAGACTTATCGAGGGAAGCGGTCCAATAATCCAGCATAATGGGTTTATCCTGAACAATCGCTAATTTGCAACTATGTTGCAAGCAAACATTGGATGGGAGACGGTAAGCAGACTCGCCGGCTTTTCCACCAGAAGAAGAAGAAGAAGATTGAGATTGACCCCCAGATTGCTGATTTTGACTTGACGAACTCATATTATATAATTAACAAATTTAATAATCTTTAAATACTTATTAATAAAAAAACATATATTAATTATTAATTATAGTTATTAATTATTAGTTATTAAATAAATAAAAATGGTTAACTGATTTTTAGTAAAATAAGCTAAATATTTTCAATGACATTAATAACTTTGCGTCGTAGTTTTACATTTTGTTTTTTAGGTTGCATAATATTTAAATGATTTCCGATTTCGGGGTATTCTACTTCTAGCAATTTTTTAAGAAAGTCATATATGCAGTGTAGTACATTTTCACCACACCGACCCACAATAAGTACGCTTCCTGTCCTAAAAATCATAAACGATATTTCGGAAGCTGTATGAATTTCGTTTGCAGGCGGGTGTTGTCCGGTTTGGTTTTCTAAACCGGGTATATAATAAAACTTGCTTTGAATGCCGGGATAAGAACATGCATCATAATTGCTATTTATGCGGTACTTATATTTAAGAATATTGTATAGCTTATCTCGATTAATAAAGTAGCCACAATTGAAGTTTGAATTAATAAGAACAGTTTCACATTTATCGGCAATAAAGTCAATCTGCGGACCGACAATTGGTTTTAAAATATTTATAAGAAGTTTCAAAACTTGAGTAAGGGATTCATCGGTTTGAATTCCGGGAATCTCAAGTTTGCCCGTATTAAATACTTTGATATGCATTTCTTTGAAGCCTTCGCCTGTGTGGTCGCGTATTCGCATAATAAGCACGAAACAGTTGAAAAACGCGCGCTTTAATTTACAACGATAATTTAGAATATCTTTTTTACAAAGACCGACGTTTATTTTGAGTTGAACTTTAAATTTAATTCTACCCTCTGGATTATCAATATGTTCTATTTCTTGTTCTTGGTAATATTTCTCATTTTTTAACAACTCTCTTATTTCCTCAAGTTCTTTTGGATCTGTCGTAGAAACTTTAATTTGTTTTTTAATAATACACTCACATGGTGTTGAATATGCTGCAACAGGAATACTCCAGAATACCCGCTTGATGTCAATTGGTTGATTCAAATATGAGATTTTTGTTTTGGTGGATATATATATGTTACTGCAAACTGGTTGTTGTGTTTCGTCATTTCTCACATCATTTGCTATAACAGGTATTTTATCATCACCGCTATATATGTAAATATCGTGAAAGTCGTCGTCTTCGTCAACTCCCACTTCATCATCAATCCCCACTTCATCATCCATTCCTGCTTCATCATCCATTCCTGCTTCATCGTCACTACTATATGCTTGACGTTTTACACGCGTGGTGTCTTTTTTCGAACGAATAACATTTTCTAAATTTTGCAAAGATGCCAAATTTATTGACGACTTTTTTGATTTTTTTAATCCGGATATATGTGCCGCATGTTGTAACTCCGACGACGGTACGGCAATATTAGTAGCCGCGTGTAAAACTTGATTTGTCGTACCATGTGTATCAATAATCTCCGTATATGAAGTCATGGTCAAATCCATATTTTTTTGATAAGAATGTGTGACATTATTTTTAGCACTATTTTTCTCATTTGATAAAATAATAGCTCCCTGTGTCAAAAAACTTTCCCAATCATCGTCAACGCCAGACATAACGATTTTTGTAAAGTTGTGTATCTCTATTTATTTCTATTATTTTCTTTAAGTTATTTCAATTATATATATTATTAAAATCAATATAAAGAATGCGGCGAATGCGGCGAATATTACAAAACATTTTGTCTAAAAAACACTTTAAGTTTATAAATAATATAATTTAAAACATACTCAGTTTTACAGTCTTGTACATGCATAATATTTTCGATATGATATAAAAAATCGGCTGTTATTGTATAATTTCGTATTATATAGTTCAAGTAATTTTTTATTATATTTTTTGGTTCTATGTTGTAGTCTCTGCTTATTTTATTGATTTTTTTTAATATAGAATCTATTTTCATATCTTTTGTATCTTTTTTTAGATATTTGGTCAATTGAACCCATAACTCATTTTTTATAATTTTACATTCGTGAATGAGGTCTTGATTTGACTGCATATAGTTTATCATACTTCTAATATCGGACATAAAGTGTTTCTGTATTGACATCAAGGTGTCGTTTTTGATTTTAAGATTTTCATTATGGTTTATCTTTTGTAAAAACTTCAGAATATCATTTTCCGGAAGTTGATTAAACCGCATTCTTACAAATTCGGTTTGAAGTGATTCATCGATGCGGCTAATATAATTGCAAATAAGACAAAATCTTACATTGAAATTATTATTATAATTATTTAATAAATATCGAAGCGCTATTTGTGCCGTTTTTGTCATATAGTCAACTTCATCTAATATTACAAATTTCATACCATCGCCAAATAAAGATTTAGAATTTACAAAACTGTTTATCTGATTTCGAATAATATCAATTCCTCTTTCATCGGAAGCGTTTAAATGAATCATTAATCCCTTGTTTTTAAGATTCATCTTTTCTTGATAAACATTTACCAAGTTAATAATAGTCGTCGTTTTGCCCGTTCCTGGCGGACCATAAAATAATAAATTAGGAAAATAATTATTATCTATTATATTTTTTAGTAATGTTTTATTTAATGGGTCTAAAACAATATCTTCAAAACACGACGGTCTATATTTCTCTACCCATGGTGTAGAATTTTTGAAAAATTCACTATTATTTGTTCCTGTACTATTTTTATCTGCACTTGTTGAATGCGGTTGAGGTAATAACATTTTTGCATTTTTATTGCACATTTCAATATTTATATCTGAGCTTATTATTATATTTTCCTCTGCATCCTTTACGACATTTTTGCATAGCGTAGTGGTTTGTGCAGTATTTTGTTCATCGGCATAATTATTTTTATGAAAAGTCGTGCTATCTTTACTTATCTTTTTATAAAATGAGTATAGTGTTTTACAGCTTTGAGGTTTACTATTACTACTATCATTATTATCATGATCGTCGCTATCGGCTAAGACGAGTTTATCGGTTTTTAGTGTACACGCCATAAAATAAAATATGCTTTATAGTTGTTTATTTTTTAGTTTTAATAAGTTTTTTTATAAATATAATTGAAACAGTATATTATATATAAATGAACAATACAGATTTATCAAATCCTTGCTCGTTTATACCCAAAAAAAACAGACAGATTCCAAAAATGAACGATTTATCGTGCGCAGCTTCTTCTAATAGTGTAAGTGTAAAATCAAGAAATGAAGGATATTTAGAATTAATTCTTGGTCCAATGTTTTCAGGTAAGACGTCAACATTGAAAAAAATATATGACCAGTGTATGTATTGTAATATCCCAGTTGTTGTCATTAATTACGAAGCCGACAATCGGTACTGCGATGCATCATTTATGTCTACTCACGATAAAGTAATGATTCCCTGTATTAAGGGAGTATCTATTTTAGAAATTCTGGAAAAAAATAAAAAAAAAGTAACTGAATCAGAAGTTATTCTTATTAATGAAGGGCAGTTCTTTCAAGATATACACACGGTAATTAATCTTGTCGAAAACTTGCACAAACGCGTATACATTTGCGGACTAGATGGCGACTTTAAGAAAAATAAAATTGGTTCTTTGCTCGACTTAATACCTCACTGCGATAATGTTTATAAACTCAAGTCACTTTGTAGCGAATGTCGTGATGGAAAGTCTGGACTTTTCAGTTATAGAATTACCGACGAAACACAGCAAATGGTAATAGGAGTCGAAAACTATAAACCGGTTTGTCGTGCATGTTTTGAAAGACTTTCGAATGCTAAGAGTTAAAATAAAACATATATTAAAACTATTTAAATTTGTCTTTTTAATTAGTGTATATCATTTAATATGGATTCAAACAATAATATTATTGATGTGTATAGCACCAGCACGAGCACGAGCACCACCAGCACGAGCACCAATCCCGAAGTTTTTATTGAAAAGAAGAAAAGAGGAAGAAAAAAGATGATAAAGCCGGAAGTAGTTTTGTCGAATTTTTCGAACGATGGTGAGTCGACGACTCTTCCAGAAAAAAAAATAAGAAAACGAAGATCTAAAAAGAATATAATCATTGCAAATGGGTTAGGAGGTGACAATAATATTATGAATACTGCAACAGACGGTACAATCGACGGTACAAATATAAACGTAGAAGTAGTTTCTAATGTGAAAGTAAGAAAACGAAGAGTATGTAAGTCTAAAAATACTGACACAAATGTAATAATAGACCCGAATAACCCGAATAACCCGAATAACCCCGATACACCACATCCTGTTGAAGAAAAAGTTGTTAAAAAGAGAGGTAGAAAACCAAAAGGCGGGAAAATTATTACACAAAAACTAGAAGAAAACAATAATAATAATGAAATGCCCAACATTATTTTACACCTAAAATGTTCACTTAATGACATTGGGGATAAAAACAGTGAGAAACCAAATTGCAACAAGTTGGAAGAAAGTCAAATAGAAAGTTATAATAATTTGTCTCAATTAAAGGGGAGCGATATTTGTAATAAAAACACTCAAGCAAACGCGGAATTAAAAAATGTATCCAATATCGGCGAATCCCGTCCTGTATATAATGACAGTTTGTCACACTTATTTAAGGTATATAATCCTACCATTTTGTCAACCGATTCTACAAATAGTGACACAACTGTAAATAAGAACACTGCTACAACTATTTCACATTCTAATGCCAATGCCAATGTACCATGCTATACGAGTAACGAAATTTTAAATAATAGAACATGTTTATTCAATGGTGTATATTCACCTGATGTTAATTTATATGGCAATGAATATGACGAATGTGATGAAGGTGACAGTATAACAGGAATATGTAAAAATGAAAAAGAAATATGGAGAAAAATAAATCAACTCAAGGTCAGTTTTCACAAAAGTGATATATGTAAAAATATTGGAGGAACACAACGTTCAGCGTGTTTTTGGTGTACATGCGAGTTTGACTCTCCTGCTGTGTATATACCAAAAAACTTAACAAAAGACGTATATAATGTATATGGCTGTTTTTGTTCGCCGGAGTGTTCCGCCGCTTTTCTTATGAATGAAAATATCGACACTTCTACGAAGTTTGAAAGATATCATCTTCTAAATTTGCTTTATGGTAAAATATATAAATATGAAAAAAGCATTAAAATCGCCCCGAATCCTTTTTACCTTCTGAATAAGTTCTGTGGAAATCTCACAATCCAAGAATATAGAAAGTTATTTCAAAGCGAGCAGATGATATATATTGTAAACAAGCCGCTTACACACATTTTACCCGAACTATATGAGGATAATAATGACTTTCTTCTTAATAGAAAAATTATACCGACAAATTCTGTCAATATTAAAAAAAATAAGCCACTAAAAAGTAATATTATTAATAATGCTTTTGGTATTACAGCCGGTGGTAATTGATGATATGGTGTAAACTATACTATTAAATAATGACCGTTTACAAAGTCATTATTTAATATTCATTAAATAGAGTTCTTTTTATCTGCCTCTTGTGCTTCCTTTGCCTCTTGTGCTTTTTTCTGCCTTTCTAAAAATTCATTATATCTTTTTGTGCGCTCCTGTTGTTTCATAAAATTAGTAGAAGCGTTGTCCATATATTCTCTAATAACATCATACCTTTTTTGATGGAGCGATTTTGAATTTTGCTGCCTTGCGCGTTCGTCGCTATTATCTACAGCACCCAAAAACTCCTTTATTACAAGAGTAATGTCGCCATTATGTTTTTCTAAACCGGAAATTGCTTCTTCTCGTGTATATGTGGTCTGGTTCATGACAATTTCAATAAATCTTTCGCATTTTTGTTTTTGTAAATTAATATAATGTTTTTTTATTAAATCTTGTTGACTTTTTTGTTCAATCTCGGTTTCACTCAAAATTACGTTTGATTGCATAGTTGTTGTGTCATTTTCTTCTACTGTTTTGTTTTTTTTAATTTCTGTGTTTTCTTTGTTTTCTGTGTTTTCCATTCGATATATTTACTATATATTTATTTATTAAATATTTTTTAAATCATATTAAACGAATACCATTATTTATATATAACTGTTCATATATCGTATTTCCTAAACATTCAAATGTCTGAAATCAAAGCGGAAGATACAACTACAACTACAACTACAAATACAAATAGAAATAGTAAAAATAATAAAATAGATATTTCTCCTATATTAAAAGATGTTGAACAATGTATACAAATTGGATTAAATAATAAATTGGAATCTTATTTTTGCGAGTTTGAAACATATGAAAAAACTCATAATGAAGTTTTGAGTTTAAGTATTGTAAAAAATTTAGTAAACCATAATAACATATTAACACGTATACTTACTAGTAGCGCTTGTAAAAAAGAATTTAAACAGGAACAATCACGCGATACCGTAGAAAATTCTTCAAGTAATTTGGAAGTAAGTATGCTTAAGCAAGAAATTCTTCACTTACAAGAGGAGCTAAGTAGTTATAAAAATAGAAATAGCAGTCAAGAGTTGTCAACTATTAATCTCGAAATTAAAGAAAAACAATGCAACTGTGCATGTACCTGTAAAAAAAACGAAGATATAAATATTAGTATTGTAAATAAAATGTTATTGGGACAAAATGTTAAGAATGTTATTTTACAAGAAAATGAGAAAGAAGCACATCATGTAAGCAAAGAGGAGGAAGAAGAAACGGAGGAGGAAACGGAAGAAGAAGAGGAGGAAGAGGAAGAGGAGGAAGAGGAAGAGGAAGAAGAAGAGGAGGAAGAAGTGGAAGAAGAGGAAGAAGTGGAAGAAGAGGAGGAAGTGGAAGTGGAGAAAGAAGAAGAGGAAGAAGTGGAAGAAGAGGAAGAAGTGGAAGAAGAGGAGGAAGTGGAAGTGGAGAAAGAAGAAGAGGAAGAGGAAGTGGAAGAAGAAGAGGAAGAGGAGGAAGAAGAAGAGGAGGAATCGGAGAAAGAAGAAGAGGAGGAGGAAGAGGAAGAATCGGAGAAAGAAGAAGAGGAGGAAGTTAAGTTACCAACTTTCCCTACAAAAAGTGAAATAATTTCTAGTAATATCAAAGATGATGTAGAAACAGAAGATGATGTAGAAACAGAAGATGATGTAGAAACAGAAGATGAAGAGGAAGTTATGAAGGAAGAAGTACAAGGTGAAGACAGCAAGGAGAAAGAGGAAGAGGAAGAGGAAGAATTATTTGAAGTCACAATTAATGGGGTAACTTATGTATCGAACGACGATGAATGTGGAACTATTTATTCATATATAAACGAGGAAGTGGGGGACAAAGTTGGGGAGTTTAAAGACAAATATGCAATTATTTTTGATGGAAAAAACAAAGGAACTTATGATAGAACAAAATATAATTTTAACTTGTAATAAAATTATTAATTGGTGGTAAAATTTAATTATTTGTAAAACCAATATATTATGTTATATTTTTATAATATAATATAATATACAATAAATAAATAAAAATGGTTTTAGAAAATGTATGCCCACCAGCACTTTTATATTTAGCATTTTCGATTATTCAAATAATTATTGATATGTACCGAGGAGACACTATACAGGCATTCTTTAAATTTATTGTTATGATTATTTTCACAATAGTTCTTAATGCAATATGCAGTAGCGGTATGACAATAATTTCATGGTTTATTGTTTTTATTCCCTTTATTTTAATGACGTATATTACCACTATTTTGTTCTTTATTTTCGGAATTAACCCTTCAAAGATTCAAGAATCAAATAAAAAATGTAATGATACACAATTTGGTTGTTGTGATGACGGTGTTACTGCAAAACAAGATTTAATTGGAAGAAGCTGCCCGCGCATGCGGTTAGTAAATACAGTAAACATAAAAGAACCCACTCCTGCAAATAATAAAGATAGTCATTATTTGTATCCTAGAGGTAGAAGCTGGCGCGACTATTCATTAGGCGGTGAAAGTGTATCGACAAATAAAAAATATTGGCGAGATGCTAATAAAGACTCTGATTATTATTATTCAAAACGATTGGGGAAGTACGTGCGTAAATCTAAAAAGGATATTACACCAAAGGGTGCTTACAGTAAATCATCATATTGGAAATCGAGGTTGAATAATTCCTACTGGGACGATGAAGACGATAAAAAGTCGGATGAAAAAACAGCAGATGAAACAATAGTAGAAAAGTCTAAATCGGCTGGAACTGATTATCAAGATAAAACAGTAATTAGTTATCTTCTGTCACTATTAACCCAAATACAACCAAAGACGGCAGCCCCAGCAGCCCCAGCAGCCCCAGCAGCCCCGGCAGCCCCAGCAACCCCGGCAGCCCCAGCAGCCCCAGCAGCCCCAACAACAACAACACCCTCAACAACAACACCCTCAACAACAACACCTCCAGCAACCACACCCCCAACAACCACGCCCCCAGCAACAACACCTCCAGTAACCACACCTCCAGTAACCACATCTCCAGCAACCCCATCTTCACCTGCCCTTGCGGGATCTCCACCGACCCTTTCGGGCGCTACTACCGTAGGTTCAACAATTACGGCTACAACCGGAACATGGTTAGGTTCGCCTACTCCTACATTTACTTATGCGTGGTATAGAGGAACAGAACTGATACCGGGAGAAGTTAGCAATACTTATATAATAAAAGCAGCAGATGTCGGACGGTCTATCAATTGTCGCATAACGGCTACAAATTCGGCAGGTTCTGTCCCGATGACAACCAATACTGTTTCTATTCCTTCCTCATAAAAAATGAACTATGTCTATATCTATGTTTATATTTAGTTATAATTATAGATAACTATTGGATAAAAATACAATATCCAAAATATAATATTTATGTAAAAGATTTAAACATATATAAATATTATAGTATACAGTTACAAATAGTATTACCAGAAAATGAGAAATCATACTTATACATCTCCTAGCAACGAACGAATGGACATTTCATTTTTTAACTACTTTAGTACAGTCTCTTTGGGGCTAATGTGTTATTCATTTTTTAAACCTAAATTATGTTTTAATATAGCAATGTTTTGCGCGTATGGGTTTGCAAGAACAGTAATTACCACGCACGATATGTGCCATAAATATATATACATACCATATAAAAAATATATTAAAACACCTTTGATGAAAATTTTAAATATAGATAATGGGTTATATGAAATCGAGATAGTGAAAGATGGAAAAGTTATTCATAGATTTAAGACAATGTCAGATTTTATTGCGCATAATACTATTAAGTTTATTAACGATGACGACCTTGAATCGGGGTCTGATTCGGATTCGGATTCTGAATCGGACTCTCAAGCAGAAAATACCAATAATGAACCCGAATCACATTCAAATATAGAAACACCAGTGGATGCCGATCTTACGCAACAAGATATTAACATTCACGAAGTAGAATCGAATATAGAATGTTCCAGTAGTGGCGAAGAGGGTGAAGAGGGTGAAGAGGGTGAAGATGGTGAAGATGGCAAAGAGGGTGAAGAGGGCAAAGAGGGTGAAGAGGGTGAAGATGGCGAGAGCGAAGACATGGAAGACGCCAACGATTACAATCTTATTCTAGAACCTAGCGAATATGATTTTGTTCTAAGAAATATTTACGTTGATGATGATACGATGACTACACCATTTGGATATTGTTTGAAGTATGAAACATTCCGCAAGTCTGACATGAAACGCAAAAGTTATGAATATGCTGATATAAAAAATATGACGTCTAAGCGAAGATTTATCGGAATACACCTTAAGACCGAAGAAAAAGAATTCATTATTAATTTAACAAATCCCATAAACTACTATATTGTAAATAATACAATTTTAGACTATTCGTTTCTTAAAATGTATCTTTTTAATCGTTATAATTTTAATTTAGGAAATACTTATAAGCTGTCATGTATCGACAACTTTGTTGAAATGTATACGATTGAACAAGGCAAGAAGTTTTTCGTCAAAAGTAATGCCTTTAAGATAGTAGAGGACGAAACATATAAAGTTGATGAAGAATGTGGTACCCCAATTACTTTTAAAGATGAAGACACGGACATACCATCACAAACCGCGAGCGATGCTCTAACTGAAGCGGATATTGAAATTGTAGAGTGCAACTATAGCTGTCAGTAAGTAATGTGAAAATATGGACAAATGGACAAATGGACAAATGGACAAATGGACAAATGGACAAATGGACAAATAAGTAATTATTTAACTTATTAAATTTAATAAATAAAGTATATTATAAACCTATATAGAAATATATGTTTATAATATATCATAATGGTTGATAGTGATACTCATAATTCTCCTATTGTATTAAAAATGAATAGCGACACAAATACATTAGACGAAAAATCCAGCGAATCCAATAATTTACATAAATTATCTGATACATGGATATTATGGGCACATCTTCCACACGACACTGACTGGAGTATTAAAAGCTACATTAAAATATGTTCTTTTAACACCGTAGAAGAGACCATTTCCATTATTAACGTACTACCTGCAAAGTTGGTTACAAACTGTATGTTATTTATAATGCGCGAGGGCATAGCTCCCACGTGGGAAGACCAGCGCAATCGCAAAGGTGGATGTTTTTCATATAAAATCAGCAACAAAGATGTTTCACAAGCGTGGAAAGAACTTACTTATGTTTTGGTGGGTGAATCCATGGCTGACAATACATCAATCCTACCTCTTATGAACGGTATAACAATTTCCCCGAAAAAGAATTTCTGTATCGTGAAAATATGGTTAGCAAGTTGCGAATTTAGAGATTCTAGCGTTATTAAAGAGTTACATGGAATATCATCTCATGGTTGTCTCTTTAAAGAACACATGCCCGAGTATTAATATGCAAAATCAAAAATGTACCCAAAAAATACCCAAAAATGCATAAACAATATTATGTCAATACATCGGATATTGACATAATAGTTAACGAAAAATATAAGTTGTTATCTAAGAAGAAGGTAATGGTGAAAGCGCAAGCTTTACTTCTCCCAAACTTGCAACATAGTATTTAATAACGAGAGGCAAGTCATTCTCCAAGTACATTTCAATCTGGCTACACAGGTTTGTACATTTGATGAAATAGCTCAAATTTTTAAGCGAGAACTCTCCTTGAATAATTTTGCTCGTCGACTGTTTTTGAATAAATTTCATGCTGTCGTCCGACTCTACACGTCGCACCTCCGCCGTAGCAAACTGCCCCGAACACTTGAAAATAAGTTCGTTGCCCACCGACTTAATCTCCAACTTCTCCGATAAATACGACAAATCGCGAATAATCTTTTGAAAATCAGCCGAAGGCATATTGATTACCGACGAAAATACAACATTCGGTTCTTCTAACTCCTCTGAATCAGGCTCAATTAATCGCAACTTTTGCGTCTTACACTGCTTGATATCCCCGTTCTCAAATTTAAGCCCCAGATGCGACACAATACCGTCATTATAATCTTTCTTCTCAATATATATTGTCAATGTATCGTCGTTATCAATCGAATTAATAAGCTTAAACAAGTGAAACATGTTTACACCTATAATAATTTTCTCTTTATCGCACTCGTACAGCTCAAAGTTCTCCGCAGCTAGATGCAAATGCGCCAACATCGTGTGCGACTTATCCATATTAATAATTCGAATACCATCTTTCTTAAACGTAATATTTGTTTCTAGTAAAATATCCTTTAGCGCCGTCATTAGAGTCCTAAATGGTGCAATTTGAACCGTCTTGATTGTGAGAACATTGTCCGGATTACTCATCCTTGGTTTATATATATATATATATCTTATTTTAACATAAATCTTTAAATAGTTATGACTATTATTAAAAATATATAATAAAATATTAATTAGGAATAATAATTTATATATATATATATACTCGTCGCCAATACTTATTTTTATGCCTCCACAAAAAATAATATCACCACTCGCCCTACCCGTCGCACCACCACCCATCGCACCACCACCCATCGCACCACCACCCATCGCACCACCACCCGTCGCATCACCATCTACCACCCAGAATGGAAACAGAATCGATAGAAACGGCTTAATTTATCTTACCGTAAAAGGAAAACCAGAAGAAAGAGGGTATGCCCAAGGATTTTTGATAGCAGACAGAATCGTAAAATTTATAAGAACATATGCATTTTTTCTTTGGACCGAACACGGAAGAGATATTACATTTTTTACTAAAATGATAAAAGATTTATTTGGCAACATTGTTGATTCGCAAGAGTACCATGAATATTATTTAGAAATGAAAGGTATTGCAAGAGGGGTTGTAGATAAAATATCAACGTTTAGTAGCCAACAAGAGAAAGATGCATATTTTACCAAAGGAGCTATCGACGGCATTAAAATCGTTTTACCTGCAGATTCACACCTAGAATATAGTAACTTAGCTTACAATGGTGCATCTGAAGAAGAGAAGAGTAAATATACAAAAGATGGTAAAATACTAATAGATATCAATTTCGACATAATTTTTCTTTTGAACTGCGTCGTAACGGTTGATTATGCATATTCCAAGTTAGCGGAAATTTTTAGCAGTAATAATTCTTTCAAACAAACAGCTAGTTATAAAGAATATGTTGGAAATGTAAACCCACTACACTCACACTCTTCAACAGGGAAATCGAGCGGTGTTTTGAGCTCGATTGTAAATAAAAAGGGTGCATCTGAAGGAGGATCTGATAGATGTAGTGCATTTATGGCTGTAGGAAACACTCATACATCTGATGGTGGAATTATATGCGCCCATATAACATTCGATAACTATATTATGGGACAATTTGACAATATTATTTTATATATCGATACATCAACGTCGAACACTCCACAAAAACCATCCTATAATATACTTATGCAAACATTCGCGGGTGGAGTTTTTAGTTCAACGGATTTTTTTGTTACATCTGCAAAAATTGTAGGAACAGAAACGACGATTGGCGGTTTTCATGCTTTTGAGTTACATGCACCTGCATGTGTTCGTTCTCGTAAAGCAATGCAATATTCCGGAACATTAGATGAATATATTATAAATCTTAGAAAAAATAATTCAGGAGACTATGCAAATACATGGTACATAGGACATACAGAAAGTAAAGATTCCGCTGGCATCAAACGTCCCGAAATTATGAGAATTGAGCTGGGGCTTAAATATGTAAATGTCGAAAAAAAAACGGATGGGTATTTTATCGGCTTCAACGCCTGCTATGACCCGCGTATTCGTAACCTCGAATGTAGCAATGACGGGTTTTTTGATATACGTCGACATTCTGGAGCACGACGCGTTACATTAAATGAAAAAATTAAAGAATACACTGAAGGCGCAAAACGAATATCTATCGCAGAAGCACAGTCAATCATTTCTAACCACTATGACTTATACTTGGGTAAAGATAACCCTTGCTCGCGTAGTATATGCGCTCATTATGACCTCGATAAACGCGAATATATGTCGCAAGAAAATAGACCAAAACCGTATCAACCAAAGGGTGCAGTCGATGCGAAAATATGCTCTAGTAGTCTCTGCAATAAAATGCAGTTTATGGCGCGATGGGGGAATGCGTGTGGAACGGACTTCAGAAAAGATGATTTTTGTAACCTTCGCCGAGAATGGGAATACCAGCGCGCTTATATGGAGGATAGATTGAAACAACCGTGGGTGGTTTGTACAGAAGTAAATATAGCTACCTCAGGTTATGATATGAATAGCGCAATAAAGGAATATGTCTCTGGTAGTATTAGTAGTAGCGCGAGCGCGAACATTCCTAGTTTGACCCCCGTTTCTCTCGGTCCTTCTGCTTCTGCACCACCTCCAACTATACCAGCTCCTATACAAATGCTCCCTCCAAATAATTTCAAACCCGCTGCTGCTGTTGGAGCGGGAGGATCGCCACACGAGTTTGACAATAATAAAGAACTAAAAGACTTTATTAAGATGTTTAAAAAACAAAATAAAAAAAGTTACAGGTCAAAGAATTCCAACACGCGAAGGAATAAAAAGAATGATAAAAAGAATGATAAAAATAAGGAATAAATAATATAATATAATATATTAAACGTTTTATTATATTATATACATACACCCGTTTCGTTTTCGTTTTTGTTTTCGTTATCATGCAGACATCATTTTTACCCTTGAACACGCCATACAAAGACAAATGTTCCCCTACACTCGGACCAAAACCTGATCCAACCGCAGAGTGCGAAGACCTATTGACTACAGTACGCGACTTATATAATAAATACTATGAAGACGATTATGCTCGCACAGCGTTGGTATCTCAAATAAAAAATACGCTTCCCGCTCTTTTGCAACAAAAGTGTGATGCACGTATTCAGCGCGAAGAGCGCCGCAAAACCCTAGAAGAAACATCTGAAGAATTTATTCGCGAGTTTATTAATAGTTCTTCTTATTATTATAATCAAAATATCGACCTCTTTTTCGTCTATCATAATAATACGTATAAAATAATAAACGAGGATGAAATCGAGCACGATATTAGAACCACGATTACGGACCAACAAAATGTCGAATTGTCTACATGGAAGTATAAAATTAAAAACCAGATTATTAAAAAAATAAAGGAGCGCGACCTTCTCACATCTATTCCAGAATCAGAAACAATTCAGCGCGTATTGAATGCATTAACTCCTTTTGTTTTTAAGAATAAAGATAGTGCGAAATATTTTCTAACCATTATTGGCGATATTCTGCTTAAAAAAAATACACACACATATTTTATTTCAACCAAGGCAAAACACTTTATTGGCGAACTCGGTGAAGAAAGTTACGCTCTATTTGGTACGTCAAATATGATGAATCATTTCAAATTTAAATTTTATGAGCACAAATATGAAGAGTGTCGCTTGATTGACATTGTTGAAAATGTTATTTCGTTTCCTTTTTATACACATAATGAAGGACTGAAGTACACGGGGGTGGGCGGTGGACAGGGGCAGGGGCAGGGGTTGGGGCACTCTTTATCTTCTTCTTCGCTTTCGAGTATTGTAGGAAGTAGTGGAATCTCCACCCCTAAAACGCCGACAACACCGAGTCACACACAATCGGCAAATATTATTCACAAACAAAGCATGCTTGATTTGTTTTGCGTAGCGGCGCATTATTCCTCGCGGTTCAATAGCGCCGATTTATTTATCGAAAAAATGTGCAAAGACCCGACCGTAATCGAACACGCCTTTTATTTGAAAAATACAACCGATGATGGTATTCTTTCGCGATTTATTTCATCGACAACTGAACCCTGCAAGGGTGTCCACATTACATGGAAAAATATGCTTTACCTTTGGAAAATCTTTATTGAAGAAGAGAAAATCCCTAATGTTTTTTTCACGAATGTTCTTAAGAAACATCTTATGAAGCGGCTTGATTATTCGTGCGAACATGCGAATACGGGGGATGGTAATGTAGGTGTGGGTAGTATGGGAGGGCTGGATGCCGGAGGTGCTGGAGGTGTAGGTGGAGGTGTAGGAGATTCAGGAGAAGTGATGGAAGTGAGCGCAGAAGTACAGGATAATAGAGAGATGTTTTTAAATATTACGAGCAAACATTTACCACTTGTAGGGAAGTTCATCTCATTTTGGAATGAGAATATCAGATGTAATCATACGGAAATCGAATTAGAAATAGATGAATTGTCGACCCTATTTTTAAATCATGGAAATGTTTATCATGGAAACCAGAAAAATATCCAAGCAATTACGGACCAGACAATTTTAGGATTTATTCGCCACTTTTTGCCGGATATTTGCATCGAAGAAGATAAATACTTGATGAATATTGGGTGCAAACTATGGGATAAAAAACAGGAAATATTGACGGGGATTGAGGAATTTAAGAGGGCGAATTTAGGGGGAAACGGTGGCAGTAGTAGTAATAGTACAAATCCTAATTTAGGAAAGGGTAAGGGTAAGAATAAGGATGGGGTCAAGGATGGAAATACGGTTGTTAGTAAGAAAGATTGTGATAATGTAGAGGTGTCGGTGTCGGCTTCATCATCATTTCCGGTTCATACGATATACGACTTTTACTGTAAATGGGGATATAAACATAATAAAATGGTGGTAAGTAAACGGTACTTTGAGAAATTCTTTGTTGACAATTATGGGGATAATTTAACAGAAAAAAATGGAACACTTTGGTGGAATTATTAATTTAAAGATAAAAATTTATTATATAATATATTCTATCTATAATATATCATATAATAAAGTATTGATAATATGGCTGCTGTACCTCTTGCTGGTCTTCCTGTTGTACCTAACTTTATTAATAACTACCTTCTTCCCGTCGAACAACCTTTGATTAGAGATGTGGGGGTAGTTATTATGGAAAATCCTGACACTACTTGTAGATCTGGCGAAGTTCCAGTCGATCATGCACTAGGCGATGATGATTATGCACAAGCCTTACTATCGGATGATGTACCTTCTTCGCAAGGAACAGATGAAGGAAGAACGACTAACGCGTTTAATTTAATTCAAGCTATAAATACACAGATTATAGTACCCTGTAACGCGAATGGAGTACCAAGGGATCTGAATATAGGACATTTTCGTAATATACAACTGTTAATACATTCTTTATTTCGTTTGCATAATAATCGCGGATTTGTCGGATTTACACCAGCAGGTCTATTATCCGAATACACAACCACTATATATTACGCTGCAACTAATTCGTCTGCCCATTATCATAATATAATAAAAATTATTTTACACGTTATGAGTACTATGCCGGTATTAGGTATAGCTGGTATTGTGTCTGCTTTTAAATTAGATAGGGGTGTAAAATCAGGTGATACAATTAAACTTATATTATCGCTAACATTTGGCGCAGGGGTTGGAGCAAATGTTATACTAATCCCGATACTTAATATTGTAGGATTTAATTTATCTTCTATGAATGGTGTAATTCCTGTTACATCGATTGAAGATTTTATTACACCTCTGTTACAACGTTTACCTCCTAATATAGTCCAGGTAATAGAAGGTAATTTCGTCTACGGTGTAGTAGAGGGTTACATAATATTCGATTTAATTGCAAGGATAAGATTATATGCAAATCAGGAAGCATTTGGGGCTTTAATAGAACCAACGGATGCTGAAAAAAGTTTAATGCAATTTTTTTTTGCTAATATAACCCTTGATAATTTAGTAGCGTTTATTCAATTTATTAAATTTGCTTTTTATACCACCGATGCGCGTGTACATCAAGACAAAAATTTTGCTTTCTTTTTAAATATTTTTTTTAATTTTTATAAAGTTAGTATTATGAATACCGCGTCTACAGCAAAAATAATGTATACGGATTTTTTTAAAACTGATAATAACTATGGTTCAATAATTAGAATTTTCAATAATATGATGCGTAATCATTTACATGACGGTACACCACTTAATCAACACGCAATTATGTTTTTATCGGGAAGTAATGCCGCGCGTGCATATAAACTAATAGAAGAATCATTATCTATCATTTTTACACAAGAAATGAGTGAGCAACAAGTTGAAGAAACTTACCTAACATGGCTACAAACATATAACACTCATATGACTACTTTATCAGATAACGATTTTATGTTTTATTTGTTAAATGAGAATAGCGAACAGTATCGTCTTATTATTCGAATGATGTTGGGGGCTTGTTTATATTACTTAAAATATATACTTACTGGTGATTATTTTACCAATTTAGAAGAACGGTCAATAAGTATCGTCGGACATGATCATCTTTTAGCTCAAAGACTTAACGCAAATGTAAATTTTTTAAGAAGATGTTTTGAGCAGTCTCTTTTATTTGGAGTGACAATTCATGAACTTTTAACCCAATGTAACATTAATGATTTTAATTTTTATGATCAATTAAATGGTAATGTTACATTAGCATTTTTAGATGTAGTACCTAAACATAATACGGCAGAATTATTTTATATTTCCGTTTTTTCAATTTTTGAGATAACGCTTTATTATGCAGAAGGCGGTATTACTATACAATCATATAAAATTCGGGTACAAGAACCGCCGGTAGTTCTTACAGAACCCGAGAGCGACGTACTTACTTTTTTGACGACTCAGGCTATGGCTGTTAACTGCATAGCCACGCCGTGGACTTTAATTTTAAATATATTATACACAATATTTGTTACGGAAAATTGTGTTGCCAGAATTGTGGTTGGTAAATTAGGAAATGACCCAAAAAATTTAGAAAAATATTTTTCCATTTTAAATACTCATTTAACACAATTACAGGAACAGTATAATGCAGCGATTACCGAAGAGAACAGAGATATACTTACAGTTATACTTCAAGCAATAACAACAACTGGGCAATTACAATCCAACATTATAGCACAATCACGTTTATGTCAACTTCCTGAAAATCCACTTGACTCTATATATACCCGCCGCGACCAACCTCCCCTCCAATATGTCCCCCTAAATGTTCGATACGATACCTTAAAAAATTCTTGTAAAGCGTGGGTTCAACAGATGTTTATTCTAGCAGTTAACCCTCAGAAAAGAGAATTATTTTTTTTAAGTGCTGCATATCCCTTTACTACACGTAGTTATACGCGACTTGAGAGAGGAATTTGTTATGCATGGAGCGTAAATGCTAATATATGTAATAGAGATGATTTTATACGAGGGTTTAGTCCTAGCACAATATTTCCTAGTGCAATACCGCCTGGCGTTAACGCAAATTATCCTGATGGTGTCGATGCAAATTTTCAACCCGTTTATAATATGGGAAGTCCTAATGAACGAAGAATGCACGAGACAGTTACAGGGTTACAACAAATAATATCTCGAGCAATTGCTACATCGAATGGTTTTGCTGTTACACCAAACCCTGCATATCTAGACAGGGATATCCCTCGTACTTGGCTTCATTATCAGTATATGAATCATTTATGGAAACACTTAACTGATACATCTATCAAATTAAGGTCTATGTTTAAATCTAACGTAAAGGACCTTAAGCGAATAGTTGGTTCTAAAAATTTTACAGCTAATTCACTAGCTGGGGCTTACCCTGTTCTATTATTAATTCAAGAATTATTAGAAAGTAATAATACCGATGATCGTAATGCATTAGAACGAGAAACAAATAGAGTTGAAACACTAAATTGTAGACGAGGACTATTGCCATTATTAGTACCAGCAGAACCAAATGATACACTTTTTGCAAGAATGGTTGTCGAATTGCTGTATGATGACTATACCAATAGTGGTAATGATCCTAAAATATATTCAACAAATTATATACTTATATTTTTAGGTTTTTTATTTTCAATTAAAATCAAATCATCTGCTTCAATTGGTCCTAGAAATATGCTTAGTTTGGTTGACTCTATTATTAATTTTGGCAATATGTCAGCGGAGAGTAGACGGGAAATTACACAGTTACTTAACTATACAGGTACTGATGACTCTCCTGTAGCCCCCGGAGAATGTTCTTTAGCAACCTTATCATCAAATCTAGATACCGAAGCGTGTGCGACTGGAGGTGTAGTAGTACATCGTGGAGGTGCTCCTAAACCTGCTGCATCTTCGGCGGCTAAAAAGGTAGATGCCGCTGCTGCACCTAAACCTGCTGCACCTAAACCTGCTCCGCCTAAAAAGGTAGATGCCGCCGATAAGGCATCTGCAGCAGTCAAGGGATTTGCTGTACCGGTTAAGGCATCTGCTACCGTTAAGGCGGCTAAAAGTGTAGCTGTTGCCATTAAGGTATCTGAAGCACCGATTAAGATAATTTCTGCGCCGGGTAAGGCATCTGATGCTAACGCAGCAGGAGTATCAAAACCTCATGCTAAAGAAAAACCACCCTCTAAAGAGAAACTATCAAAATTACAGCAAAAAGCAGAGAAAGCTGCTGCAGCTGCTGCCGTTGCTCCAATATTACTCAAAAATAAGTTACTATATCCGTTGCTAAATCCTGAATCTGGTCCATTTAAAAAATTTATGGATAAAATAAAGGAAGTATTACGCTCCCCCATCGGTGGACGTCCAGCTTTACTGCCATTATACGAGCCTAATACATGTGTAAGTGGTACTACAAGACAGGCTGTTTATGATATTAATACATTTTATAATCGTAATGGAACCGTGTATAGTAACGATGTGTATGGACCTTTGCGTGTTTCTGTAGGTGGAAGTAACAAAAAAACAAAGACAAATAATAAGTTATCAAAACCAAACAACCACACCCGTAGAAATAAGAACAAGCGTAAAAAGAATTCTAAAACTAAAACTAAAACTAAAGCGAAATCCAGCCCTAAATATAAAAAAAGAATCCCATATTCCCGTTCCGGTTCACAATCAAATCGAAAGAAATCTAAACCCAAAAAGTCCCAAAAGAATGTAACATTCAAGAGAAGGCGTGCTAGAAAATGAATGCAGATGCAAAAAAATGGTTACACATGTACGTAATAATATTTTTATATTTTCTATAAAAATATTCTTAATTGAGTTTTTATTTATTTTTACATTGCACCGATTTTCGATTAATCTCACGCATCTGTATCATCTCATGTTTTCTAATCTACTTGCGACCCTTCCGAGACTTTTTAGTGCCAATCTTAACAGCACCAAACTTACCCTTCTTTGCAGTGTACCCATGTTTCACCAATCTTTTCTCTTGTTTTGCAGTCTTGTGCTTCTTCATAGAAACAATGCGACCATTTTTGTTCATAATCAAATCCATACGTGTCAACCCTCCACTCGTCTTATACGCAGTCTCATGCCATACTTGAGCGCGAGAACCTACCAATCTCTCGAAAACACGACCATTAATTGTATACTTGCCGTCAGGGCGTCTTTTGTAGCTACTATGCATTTATACCTTATATAAAAGAATGAGAAAAAAATATTCTTATTTGTATATTCTTATTTGCAAAATAAAATAAAATAAAATAAAATAAAATAAAATAAAATAAAATAAAATAAAATAAAATAAAATAAAATAAAATAAAATAAAATAAAATAAAATAAAATAAAATAAAATAGAATCATATACCAACATATATATATCTCTAAACCTTAACCATTTCTACTTGTCGTTGCTGGACCTCCCTGAATTGCCCCAATATTTGGTCCTAAACCCGACCCATTATTATTCGGAAAATATCCCATCGTTGAGGAATACCCCGGTCCTGAACCACCCGGACATCCCGCCCATTTCCCATACGCATTCAATTTTTCATTCGCTACCGTATAACACTGATTATGATTACTTGAACCCACAGAACTATTAACCTTCATCGCCAGTTTTATTTTACACGGAAACTTATATACCAGTAACGGGCTATTAATATCCATCTTTTCTATCGGTGGAGGACAACATAAATGTTTTACACGCTTTGGTTTGAAAAAGAAATCACTCATACTGTCGTCTATAATGTTTATGTGTTATGTGTTATTATATATTTTATATATTATATTATATATTTCACTTTATTTTCACTTTATTTTCACGGTTTTATAACAATTATAAAATTGATATAAAAATAAAATAGTATAATATATAACAGTTCTACTTCAACGCATCGAAACCCAACACGTATAACAATCTATACACCTCCATCAAATGTCTACACCTACACCTACACCTACATCATGTTCCGCGCCTGCTATCGCGCCTAAAGTGAAACCTCCTAAAGTGAAAAACTTGACTAAAGTTCCAAAAATAGATACAAGCGCGCTAGTTGGTGCGGGCGTAACTATTCCGTCGTCAGTACCCACAACAGCACCCACGCAGGAACTTGCCAAGTATCAGAAAATGTCCGACAAGGAACATATTCTCAAAAAACCCGACACATATATCGGCTCTATTGAAATGACCGAAGCCGAGACATTTGTCTACGATTCCGCTACATCTTCCATTGTACATCGCACAATTCATTACATCCCCGGACTCTACAAACTCTTCGACGAAGGTGCTGTCAATAGTCGCGATCATTTCGTTCGCCAAGAGCAAGCAATCCGCGACGCGAAACCCGACGCTCTCCCCGTCACATGTATCGAATTCGAAATTAGCGACGATGGAACTATCTCCATCACAAACGACGGAAATGGAATCGACGTAGCGCAACATCCCGAACACAAACTGTGGATTCCCGAGATGATTTTCGGTCACCTTCGCACATCTACCAACTACGACGAAAACAAGAAAGAGAAAATCGTCGGCGGGAAAAACGGATTCGGATTCAAGCTCGTTCTTATCTGGTCTTCATGGGGTCGCATCGAGACGGTTGACCATATTCGCGGTCTAAAATATATCCAAGAATTCAAGAACAACCTCGACGAGATTTGTCCGCCAAAAATCGCAAAATGCACAACGACGAAACCATACACGAAGGTGTCATTCCGCCCCGATTATGCGCGATTCGGTGTTGAAGGATTGACGCCAGATATGCGCGCACTTTTCGAGAAACGCATCTACGATATCGCCGCCATCACCGACAAATCCGTCAAAGTCAAATACAATGGCGCTATCATTCCGGTGAAACATTTCCAACAATATATTGACCTCTATATTGGCGCAAAGGGCGAGACGAAGCGCATCTATGAATCACCCGACCCAAGATGGGAGTACGTCGTGTCGCTTGCACCCAATGGCGAGTTTCAGCATGTATCGTTTGTGAACGGAATCTACACGCAAAAGGGTGGCAAACATGTCGAGTATATTATGAACCAGATTGTGCGCAAGTTGACGGAGTATATTAAAGCCAAGAAAAAGGTCGATGTAAAACCGACGACAATCAAGGAACAGCTGGCGATATTCTTGCGCTGCGATATCGACAATCCGTCTTTCTCGAGCCAGAGCAAGGACGAGATGGGGACAGCCGTTGCATCGTTTGGTTCGACGTGTAAAGTGAGCGACGAATTTATCGAGAAGTTGGCAAAGATGGGCGTCATGGATGCCGCGTGTGCTTTGACGGAGGTGAAGGAAAATAAGGCGGCGAAAAAGACGGACGGAACAAAGACGCGCACAATTCGCGGTATCCCGAAACTAATCGACGCAAACTACGCGGGGACAGATAAATCCGCACAGTGTACCGTTATATTTTGCGAAGGAGATTCAGCAAAGGCGGGTATTGTATCGGGTCTTAGTCGCGAAGACCGCAACTTTATTGGCGTTTATCCGATGAAGGGTAAAATGATGAATACGCGCGGAGAAGCGCTCAAAAAAATCGCGGAAAACAACGAAATTATGGAAATTAAGCAAATCCTCGGGCTTGAAGTCGGGCGAAAATATACTCCCGATGACGTAAAATACCGTCTTCGATATGGCAAAGTATTGTTTATGACGGACCAAGATTTGGACGGCTCGCATATCAAGGGGCTGGGAATCAATATGTTTCAGAGCGAATGGTCGTCTCTTACCGAAATCCCCGGATTTATCGGCTTTATGAATACGCCGATTTTGAAGGCGAAAAAGGGAGCACAAGAGAAAGTATTCTACAATGAAGGCGAGTATCGCGCATGGAAAGAGGCGAACGAATCTTCCGAAGCTGCGGGAGGAGGTGGAGGTGGAGGTGTTGTCGCTACTGCAAACACACAACCGACAGGATGGAGCATCAAGTATTATAAAGGTTTGGGTACAAGTACAGGCAAGGAGTTCAAGGAGTATTTCGAACATAAGAAAATCGTCGATTTTACACATAGTGGCGCAGCGTGTGACAATGCGATTGATATGGTATTCAATAAGAAACGCGCAGATGACCGCAAGACGTGGCTCGCTACATATTCGCGCGACAGATATTTGGACACACTTCAACCGAGCGTGACGTATCAAAAATTCATCAACGACGAGATGATACACTTTTCGAAATATGATTGCGACCGCTCTATTCCGAACTTGATGGACGGTTTGAAAATCTCATTGCGAAAGATTCTGTTTTCGGCATTCAAGAAAAATCTCAAGAGTGAAATCAAGGTCGCGCAATTCAGTGGTTATGTTTCGGAACACTCGGGATACCATCATGGCGAGGCGAGTTTGAATGCGGCGATTGTCGGAATGGCGCAGAATTTCGTCGGCAGCAACAACATCAACTTGTTTGAGCCCAATGGTCAGATGGGGAGTCGTTTGAAAGGAGGAAAAGATTCTGCTAGCGAAAGGTATATCTTCACACAGCTGAATAAACTGACGCGGCTTATTTATCGCCCCGAAGACGATAATACACTTACCTACTTGGATGACGACGGTCAAAGCGTTGAGCCGATTTATTATGTACCTATTATTCCTATGGTGCTTGTGAATGGAACAAAAGGAATCGGAACCGGTTTTAGTACCGAAATCATGTGTTATAATACTGTGCAAATTATCGCATATCTTCGGCATAAACTTATGGAGGCATCCGCACCTGCACCTACTATCGAGCCGTTTTATAAGAACTTCAGAGGAGAGATTCGTCGTGTCGGAGATAGCAAGTATTTATTGAAGGGATGCTATACGATTCTAGATGATAAGAAGGTGCGTATTACGGAATTGCCGATTGGAATATGGACAGATGATTATAAGATTTTCTTAGAGAATCTGATTGAGCCGCCAGCGGGTGGGAAGGACAAGGACAAGGACAGCGCCACAAACGCCGCGCCGATTGTGAAAGAATACAACGATATGAGCACGGATACACATGTGGACATCACGGTTACAATGGCGGCGAATATTATCAAGACGTATAGTGAAAAGGCTGCGGAATATGATTGCACTATGCTGGAGAAAGTGCTCGGATTATATGCGACGCAGTCTACGACAAATATGAACCTGTTTGATGCGAATGAGAAGCTTATTAAATACAGTAATGCGGAAGAAATTGCGGACTCGTATAGCGTAACGCGACTGGCGTTTTATGGTAAACGTAAAGATGCTCTTATTGCGGCACTTCGCAAAGAACTAATGGTGTTGAGCAATCGTGCTAGATATATTACCGAGTTACTGGAAGATACGATTGACCTTCGTCGCAAAACGAACAAACAACTTGTGGAGTTATTGAAAGAACGTAAGTACGATTCGATGGATGCGCAGAGCGGCGATGAGAAAGGAGAGGATGGATCGTCGTCGTCGTCGGGGCAAGGGCAAGGGCAAGGATACAAGTATTTGCTAAAATTGCCCATGGATAGCGTATCCGAAGAAAATGTAAAAAAACTGCTAAATGAAAAGGAAAAGAAGGAAGCGGAGTTGAGCGAACTGAATTCAAAAACGGTGGAACAAATGTGGCTCAAAGATTTAGAAGAATTGGAAGTCGAATATAACAAATTTATAGAAGAAACGACGTATTCGGCTACAGGTAATGTCGCGACAAAGACGAGCGCAGAATCAAAAGCTAAAAAGGTGAAGGTAAAGACGAAGTGAAGACGAAGTGAAGACGAGCGCAGAATCAAAAGCTAAAAAGGTGAAGGTAAAGACGAAGTGAATTTATAAAACTTGTTGCTATATATGTAACAACAAGTTATATGCTTGGATAGGTAACTAGTGGATAATATAGTACATTTTTTTACTCGCATCACGTCCCAAGAATTTAAAACCAAGGCTTCATTTCAAGTGTCTTGCCCTTGACGTTATCGTATGCCGGCCACGTCATTACGGTATACATATTACTAGCATCGCGTTTATACTTCAAGTATGCGCTAATTTCGTTCATTAGTTTAGGAACACAGTGATTTACGACATGCTGGTTTAATGCGGCGACTTGTTCTCGAATATTTGTTGGCAAGTTAACTGCACTTTCGAGATATAATGCGCGCATGATAATCTTTAGTTCATCGTTATCTTGCTGAGAAATTGTATACTCGCCGTTGGATAAACGGTATACTTCAGCGCGAAGACTATTCTGAATAATCTGGATATTATCTTTACTGAAAAAGACATTACTTACGTCGGTATCGCTCCAGTTTCCGACTAGTGCATCTCTAAATGTAGTAATCTGATTTACGGGTATTTTATCCCACATGGCGAATCTTGCTTCAGGCGGCGGACCGTCGATGTCGATGCGACCGTTAGATATTGTATACTTTGATATATTTTCGACTGTTTGAGAATCGCGAGGCATACACGTTGAAGTTGAACTTGCATTTTTGTTTCCTGAAAACATTTTAGAAGATTTGATTTGTTGTATATTAATAACTAAATATAAAAATATCTAAATTCTAATATTTAATATTTAGTTGTTGAAATAATTAATTATATATACATTATATATACATTATACATAAATTATGTCATTTAATAGCGTTACGTTAACTATTGCGAGTATTATATTTGTTGTGTTATTGGCGACTACAGCATACTTTATTTATCAAGATCAAAAAAGTAAATTTAAATTGATTCAGGCGACGTGTCCGGATTACTGGTTATTACAGAAGAATAAAGATGGAAAACATTATTGTCAACCAAATAGTAAAAATTTGGGAACATGCGGATCTGGACCGGATGCAATAAATCGCCCACCAGAATATACCGTATTAAACGACCCCGGCGAATGTAGCAACTATACAAATAAGATGACATGGATTAATAATGTGTGTGGTAAGAAAATACTATGGGACGGAGTTACAAATAATGCCGAACTTAAAGATAAATGTAAAAAATAAATAGTTTTAGATTTTGTAATAAATATATAATAATAATATAAGTATTGTTACTTTATTATTATTGAGATTTATAAATAATGGGTGTTATAAGACATTTAAAAAAAAAATTAGGTGAAGGTAAAACACCAACACTAGTGCATAGAAAAAAACGTTCTTTTAAAGAACAAGATGCAGATGCTTTAATAGTAGATATAGAATCTCCCTTTGATAAAAACCCGGAACAACAGGCTAAAAACAAAAAATCAAAACGACTCGATAATTTATGCTTGACATGTGAAGATATTATTGGCGATGCTGGAAAGCCAAGAAATCATCGGACAGATCCTAACTTGGATTTATTCAAGAATTCTTTGAAGTTGTTAACTGATATGGATATGGATAGGGGTTGTATGTATAGTTATTCTAATGATATTAGAATGTTTATTTCTCAAGAAACGAATATGATACTAAAATTAAATAGATCGCCACGCCGATTAGTAAATATTCCTTTCGGAAGTAGGCGAAAAATTCCCGCTTTAGTAAGTAGTAATCCCAGTGAAGTAATTATTGACTTTAAGGCTGATAATACAGAAATATCAGAAGAGATGATAGAAACCTACACTACAGCCAACCCAAGTTATACTGAAGAAGAGGTTATACAAATACTAGAATCACAAGTTAAAGAAACAGTAGAAGGTGGTTTTAAAAGTTTTTTACGAGACAATTCAGATGCAACCCCCTTACCTGAAGGTCATAATATTTCTTCGGTATTTGATGATGCGTCTAGAACAATTCGTTGTAATGATTATACATTATCGGGATGGTTAAATAATAAATACAATTCAGTAAAATGGGAATTAGATTTATTTAAAGCTGGATTAACAAATACTTGGGGTAGTTTGTTATCGGCTGAATGGTTGCCACAATTACCAGCACATACACCATTCCCCCAGAATGCTATAGGGATTAACACATATGACAGAGGAACGAGTGTCTTATTAATAGATAACCAAGTTCTATTTACTTTAAAACTAGGTCCTAATTTTGTTGGATGTATTTTTACTTTTCCACTAATACGTCCTGGAGGAGCAACTGGTAATATGTATTCAAATGCAGGAGCCGGTGCTTCTAAAACACCTGTATTTTATTATTTTGCTACGACTCCTGTAGGTATTGATACAGGAAGTATAACAACTTTTATATTAGCATGTTTTAGTGGAAATAGAATAAAAAATGAGTGGTTTAATGCTAATAGAGTATATAATAATGAACCATATATTACATTTGGCTCTTTTATACAAGAAGGCAAAGCAGTAGGAGATGCTTCACTTGCTTTTACATGCGAACCTAATGAAATACTTGGAACAAACGATGTTGGAACAACCGCAAGAGCATTATTAGAGTCGGTTGCTGTATGTTATCGTAATTATGCACAAGGTATTATAAAAGAAAACATATATATTGTTATAGTTCCTATTCGAACTGTTCCTATACAAACTAAATCTAAAATTAATTTAAAAACCATTGCGAGTACAGCAAAACTTCCAAAAAGAAGTAGAAAAATAAAAGAAAGTGTCATACAAATATTGCGACGCTCAGTTAGAGTAACGCAAAAACCCGACCGTTATCGTCCTCACAGTGGAGGAACTATACAAAATACTGCTCCTGCTCCTGCTATTCCTCATACTACTGATGACGAAGATGATGAAGATGAAGAAGATGAAGAAGAAGAAGAAAAAGTAGGAATAACAGCAACTGGAGCAGCATTAGAAGAAGTAGATTATTATACAAGTAGTTTTTTGGAACCTGAAATAAAAGAGCTTAAGACATTCTCTGAATATTTAAAGTCGGTTAATAAAAAGTTAAATGAGGTTACATCTACTAGTACTTATACGTTAGATGGTGTGCCAATAAAAGTTAATCCAAAAACATTTAATGTTGAAAAAAAAATATTAACTATTGATGCGGTAATTAAATTCATAGAAAAATTTATACAAACATCTGTTGACTCTTTGGTTGAAATAATTATAACAAGTTATGTTGCTAAAACTGGAGAAATGTCAAGTGATGTTGAATTAGTAAATATGTTTAGTAGACTTATTCAGTATAACTTGTTTGTTATTAATGAAAATACAAATTTTCTCTCTAGTTTACCATCTTATTATTTTATTGATGGATTTTACAATCTATACTTATTTTTAATGAATGGTTCATATACAGATGAAAATGAAGTTACAAAAAAATTTTCCGATGATAATATATTCGCTCCACTTGAAACAGCGGCTCTTGCGACTACCGGTGGTAACCTAAATAAATATTTTGCCGATACTGACTCAAAATTTACAGAACTATCATTCCCAAATACTGATATTAGTAATAGTATAGAAAGTATAATAAAAATTGTAGGAAATTTAATTTTATTATTAAAAGATTTTTTTGAAAACCCAAAATATGAAAGTAAAAAATCTTACTATGAAACAATTATATCAGTTATAAATATTTTACGTACAAAATTAGAAAATGGGGATATTAAAAAATATCAGTTTTATCAAGAGTTGTCATTTAACTTATATATTTTAAGCGGCACAATAAACATTAATACTTTATCATTTATGATAGTACATTCTGTAATGATAGAATATTCTGGTAATAGAGACTATAATAATACACGATTATCACAATGTATAACGAATGATCTTATAACTATCACTTCGACGCAAGGTACATCCATATTTGATCTAGAAATTGTAACAACGTTTGTAGTTAGTATGTCTTATGATACTGAAAGGTGGAGTATTTCATATCCCAAAGGATTTGAAGGTCTTTATACTTTAGTAACAATAAAAAAACTCATCGATGGAGAGTCATTAGAATTTTTAAATGACAATGAATTTAACTTACAAAAAATTGGAGATTTTGTAGATACATTAGCATCTCACTCAGAAAAAAAAAGTCTAAGCGATAAACAGATAGACCAACTAGTAGAAACATCTATTGCAGAAAAATATGAAGAAATAGAAGCATTTCAAAAATTACAAGAACAAAAAAGTACAAGCAGCTTAGTTCATACACGTACTGAAATTCGTGCAGGCGTAGGCGGAAAAAACAATCGCATTTCCAATCCAAAGCACAACACAAAGTACCATAAAAATTATAAAAAGTTTGTAAGCAAGTACATCATAAAGAAAAAGCGCAACAAAAACAAAAACAACAAGAATAACAACAAACACAACAAAAACAAAAATAACAAGAATAAAACCAGAAAAAATAAAAGATTAACAAAATCCACCCCTACCTCCAAGCGAAATAATAAAACATTAAAGAATAAAAAGGGTAAGTCAAAGTCCAAGTCCAAGTCGAAATCTGGTAACCATAAATCCAAGTACAATAATAAAACAAAGACCAATTATTATAACTATTACAAGCACAATAAAACGTTGAAGCATTAAGCCTCGCCCGAATTACACCCCAAAGTAAAATCCTATTTATTATTTATTATTTATTATTTATTATATATATTTATATATACTTATAATAAACAACCACCCTCACTATATAAACACAAATGGATGCATCTTCATCAAACATAAATGTCACCCTAAGTTTTAGAAAAATAGCAGTATTAACTGCCGCCTTTGTATTTTTAGCATTAATACCCGTGTTTGTCATTATCATAATCCGCGCAAATAATAAAAAACAAATATGGGCACCAATGGTAAGCGAATGCCCCGACTACTGGAAGTTATCTAAGAGCGAAGATGGTCACGTTCGATGTAAACCAAATAAAAAGAATGCCGATTATGCGAGCCCGCATGGTTTTTTCAGTTATCAACTGCCCACAAAAATGAATAAATACGAGTATGCAATTAAAAATAGAATTACATGGGACGGAATTACAAATGACGAGTCTCTTATAAACAACTACAAAGATGACGCACCGAAATCTATTTTCTGGTTACTCGGTAAAATATTTACTGTTCAACCAAAGTAGTAGAATTCTTAATCGCGAAATTAACAATGATTTTCATCCCACAAAAATAAAAATAAAATACATTCATAAATCGACATAGAAACAATTATAATATTTTAATAAAGAAAGATAAAATAGTTATTATATAACATACATACAATAGAAAATGAATAATTTAAATATCAATTCTATTCTTGGGAGAGAACAAGCATATAAAAAAATAAAAGTAATTCTTGACGGATTCCAAGAGAATAAAACCGACATCACATTAAAAAGAGGAATATATATCTACGGTTTCCCCGGTTCTGGTAAAACAGAGTTTGTCGTAAATCTTCTCCGCGAACAAAACTACGATATTATTAAATATGATGCCGGCGATATTCGCAATAAATCCATCATCGACACGATAACAAAGCACAACATGTCCGATAAAAATATAATGTCAATGTTCGAAAAAAAGGTGAAGAAAATAGTGATAGTCATGGACGAAATCGACGCGATGAATAATGGTGACAAAAGCGGAATAAACTCGCTAATAAAGTTAATACGTCCTAAGAAAACGAAAAAACAGAAGGTAGAGGAGGTATCGTTTAATCCGATTATATGTATCGGTAATTATCAAATGAATAAGAAGATAAAGGAGTTAATGAAAGTGTGTCATACATTCGAACTAAAAACTCCATCAAGTGAGCAAATATCGTCTCTTCTATTGTCGATGAATTTGAAATTCGACAAATTATTGAATGATAATATTATACTTTTTATTCAGGGAGATTTAAGGAAACTGGTGTCGATTCATCAGATGGCGTTGAAAGAAAATAACATTCTGCAGAATGACATTATAGAGACGATATTTCAGCCGAAAAGCTACAATGACGACAGCAAGAAGTTGACGCAGCATTTGATAAACAATAGTTATCCGATAGAGCAGCATAAAGTATTGATGAATGAGACGGACCGAACGACAGTCGCTCTTTTATGGCATGAAAATATCATCGACGTTTTGGCAAAGTATAAAAAGGATATTTCTATTCCCTTTTATCAGACAGTACTAGACAATATTTGTTTTGCCGATTATATTGACAGAATAACTTTTCAAAATCAGGCGTGGCAATTCAACGAGATGAGTTCTCTTATTAAGACGTTTTACAATAATAAGCTGTATCATGAACGGTTTATAAAAAAGCCAAAATTTAATCCCGTGGAAGTGAGGTTTACAAAAGTGTTGACAAAATATAGCACCGAGTATAATAACTCGCTTTTCATTAAGACGCTTTGCCAACAGCTGTCGATGGACCAGAAAGATATGTTTTCCTTTTTTATGCATATTAAAACACAATATAACGAGGATGAAATATACAATATGCTTGAAAATTACGAAATCACCAAATTAGACATCAACAGAATATATCGCTATTTAGATAAATATACACAAAAAACACATGGAATTACAACCGATGATGATAAAGCACTAGATAGCGACGATGATGACGACGAGCATGCCATTTAGTGATCGTATTATAAATTTATTTTATATATAAATAATTTTATATTCCCATATATATACAATTATGTCACAACAATTTTTTGGTTCATACAACTCGTACTTAAATTCTAAAAACTGCTGTAAAGATCTTATACCTGGTCCGACCGGTCCGATTGGTCCAACGGGTTCGACAACAGGCGCTACAGGAGCAACGGGAGCTACAGGAGTTATTGGGGCTACAGGCTATACTGGCGCTACAGGCTATACTGGCGCTACAGGCTATACAGGCTATACAGGCTATACAGGCTATACAGGCTATACAGGCTATACAGGCTATACAGGCTATACAGGATATACAGGATATACGGGATATACAGGATATACAGGATATACAGGATATACAGGATATACAGGATATACAGGATATACAGGATATACAGGACCAACAGGACCACAAGGTATTCCAACCACTATAACCGCTGGGTCAAATATCGGCATTACTGGAACTGCTTCTGTTCCTATCGTATCTGTGTTAAATCCGCTCACAAGCACACTCAATCTCGGCGTTCAAAGCATTACTGGTTCAACAAGTAATATCACCCTCTCAAGCGGAACAAATCAAGCAAACATGAATGGAAATCTGGGTTTTACTTCATCAGTTCAAGCAACCCCTACAACGAAGGCAAACTTATTCAATACGAGTATTAGTATTGAAACCAACGCTGATAAGGTTCAAATACAACCGACGTCTATCCTCAAATCAGTAGGAGCGACAAAACTTTCAGTTGGGTCGGTGGGGTCTGCTCCATTAAATCTTATTGGTGCTGGGGGGAATGCTAATGGAATTGAATTAACACAAATAGCAACTGCTGGGACAGTCCTAACAACTAATCTTTCTAATGTTAAGTTCTATCCAGATACACTAATCAATAATAACAACCTTAATACTGTTGCCGTCCCTAATCCGCAGGTGGATTATCAGCGTCTGACCCTTACTAATTTGGGTTTGACGAATACGAACGCTTGGGTGGATTACGGAAGTGCTGTTTTCAGCGGATATACCGCCTTTGGTAGAGATAATAATGGGTTTATATGGTTGGCGGATGCGAATGGGTCAATTCAAGTTTTTAACAGCACAATTGACACCCTTATACATTCATTTTCGGTTAGTGGTGGGTCAAACAGAGTAAATGTCTTCTACTTACAAGGAGGGTTTATGTGGATTGGAGGTAATTTTACTACTGTGATAGATGTTAATGGAGTGAATGCTACACCACAATTTAGTATTACGAGGGTTGATATCTCCACTTATCTTTTTGACCCTATAGGCGACGGGGCGGGTGGTATTTATGGGGTTCAAAGTGGAACAGATGTCTTTGCTATACACGATGTGGTGGGAGTTTTATGTATTGGCGGTAATTTTACTACGAAGAGTAATGGAGCAACACCTTTTAGTAATATAGCGGAGATAACCAACCCTTATGGTGCTGGTATAAGTCAATTTTACAACGAGTTTCAAGGTGGGGCAAATGCGAGGGTTTATGCGATATACCACGACAGCACCTTTGTCCGCACCTATATTGGAGGAGATTTTACTGTTGTTGGTGTCAGCACAAGTCCTACTTCCCTTAATTATTGTGCTTATTATGACCCCACTTTTGTTGGTTGGTTTCAAGTGGCGAATAATCAAATCAACGCCTCTGTCTATACAATCAAACCTACTGTGTATTCAGTAATCTTACTAACTGGGACATTTACTACTGGTATGGGTATTTCTTTTGATTACAGCGTATATATAGACAGCACAACCCCTAACACTTTTAGTGATACAAATTTTAATATGGGTGGGTATGTTCCAGATTATCGGCAAGGATTTTTTAACGGAAGTTTTAATACTTTGATTGGGTTTGATAATACATTTTATATCAGTAATGCTTTTCAAGTATGGACTTCGTTGGGACAAAATGGGGCGGGGGGACTTATAACTGGTATTGACCTTTGGAATACTAATTTCAAGGTAATAGGGAACTCTGGAACATTCGTTCGCTCACATTCAACCCTTCCTCATTCTTGTATATTTACTGGTTCTTTCAAATACGACAACACTTCTTACGGCAATTACACCATAGTTCCGAGGAATGTCTCACAGCAATTTATAGGAGACGAAAGTTGTTCTTTTTGGTCTATTATCGGTCAAGGTGTCGGCACTTTCAGTTAATACATGTTTCGGATGTTGACGAAAATGGTAAAAATGAAATAGTTGTCAAGGGTGATGGACCATACCGATGGATTGCATAATTTTTTCGATAATCACTTTTAGTTTACACTATGAAAATATAACATATACAAAATATGTTATACTTTTTAAAATTATTATAAATACTTACTTACTATTGACATGCCGATAGTCCTGCCTAGCCTTACTCCGCCTTACTCATCCTCTTCTTCTTTTAACATTTTTGTCATCTTTAGGACACGCGTTTTCCACCAGTTTACTGTCTCCTCCGAAAAAGCATCCCGTTTATACCGCCTATGATCGATTGCCTGTTTAGGAGAATCATAAAAGTAAAAATCAGGGTCAAGTTTTCCACGTCTCCCCGTAGAGTCACACACCTTCCAAAGTAAATCTTCGTACCGTGAACCCACCTTCCATGGATACGCAACCCCCGTTACCGCATTCACAATAAAACGCCCCTGCACATTTGAAGGAAATGATTTACGACTTGGTCTCTTATCCTTACTGTTTCTTGAATGCGTATCTTCTCCATCACATGACTCTACTGCATCATTCGCATCAACTTGATTAAGATGATCCAAATTTTTTACCATTTTATTGCTTCTGTTGAAGGTACACGTAAACTATATTGTCCGTTGATACTATAAATATAGTTGTTTCTTTAAGCGGTTTTATAAAATATTATTTGCCAATAATGAAACGACACAAAATCCTCAAAATCATTGATTTTCAACATCAATTACTATTACTTCACTGGTTTCTGCAATTTTCGTTTCAAGTTCGCTAATATATACATTTTTATCATCTAAAATTTTCTGCTGCGTTTCGACAATTTCTTTTAGTCTTATATTTTCGCGTATACTATTCCCATATAACTCTTTAAGATTTACCATTTGAGACAACTGTTTTTGCTGCGTCGTCAACATTTCGACAACTTCGCTATGATTCAATTCGCGTGGAGGTTTTCCCTCTTCTCGCAAAACAATTGCCCCCGTCGTCGCCCCCGTCGTCGCCCCCGTACTTGCATTCAACAATTGTGTATTCTTTTGTCTCTCTTCCATCATTTTTTTCTCCATCTCTTTTCTTTTTATTTCCAATACCTTCATCTGTTTCAATACATCCGGTTTCATATTTATGTTTCCCGGTTCGTACGCTTTTAACTTATCCTCCAAATCCTCTACAAAAAATTTTATTACATCTTCGTCCTTTATAAAATCTCTTAAACTCTTCGTACTATATTTTATATACTGATTTCCGCTCATGTTTTCCAGCAATGTTCGCTTATCAAATGTATTATGTTCATGCGAAAATACCAAAATTGTTTTTAATGGGTCGAGTTGTACAAACGGCACAGTATAATTTTTTAAGAACTCGCGCTCTTCCGCCAAGCATGCTTCCTCATTATACTTTGTATCTTTTAGTAGCTTTCGCTTAAAGGCAAATGTCCCCGCTGTTGCATGATTCGGACCATACGGACCAAACTGCACCATCCTGCATTCATCTTTATTATCTTTAAAATAGATATACATTTCACTAGATCCGGCACACAAAGCACTCGGATTCTCCATCAAACGCTCCACTGCATGCGAAACACGCTGTGGGGGATAATAATCGTCGTCGTCCATATACACAATAATATCACCATACGACTTTTTATGCATAATATTTCGCTTCTTCCCAAGTGTCATTTTATCATCATACTTGAAATATTTCACATTTGGATGCGATTTCACCATATCTTCAATCGGGTCGCTCCCATCATCAATAATAATCCACTCCATTCTATTTTTGGGATAATCTTGGCTATCAAAACATTTTATCATCATCTCAATAAATGGACGCCGATTAAACGTAGGTGTACATACACTTACAAAAGGAAGATTGCTATCGCAGAATTTATTTTTACTTTTTTTCATTCTTATAATAAAAACAGTATATATACGGTATATATATACTGTATAAAATATATTTAACATAGTTTCACACATATTTAATATTACCCCGCATTCCCAGTAAAATAGGCAACTATTATGAAAAATATTATTCCAGCACCCCCGCTATTCCCTAAATCTTGAAAAGCATATAACGCAATCAATATATAAAATACAAAAAGCATATACGGTCTTATATTATTGAAGATTTTATCATAATCTTCCTTGTTCCTAATATTTAAACAAGGATATAAAAAGAATATATAAAACGTTTGAACCGCCATCCAGATACCTGTTCCTAGTGCTATAAATATACCAAAAAACAGTGTGAAAATAAGCCCCCAGAAAGGGTGGTCACTTATTATACCAAAGACGAGACTCAATCCTCCTGCAACGAAACCAAAGATTGGTATAAGATAAAGTGCTATCAATGGGAAAAGTAAAAAGATTAGTAACTTTCTTCCACCGGCTACCTGCATATTATCCCATGAATTTTCATTATCTGCCTTTCCGCTGTCTGTTGTGTCAAATAAATTCAAAAATGCTTGCGCAAATGATCGTGCGCCTTGTCCTAGACCTCCATATACCGAATTGAATAAATAGTTAAATAATGCTTGCGATACACCATTCCCTACACCACCTTCTTCAACTTCGTCTAGTAAATATATATTTTCTTTTTCTGTATTTATTACATCGGCTACATTATTATTCGTACATATGCGAGGAAGTAAATTGTACGGAAAACCGTAACTAAAATAACTCGCATTTTTGTTTTCAGTTATACAGTATGGGGGTGCATAGCGATATGTTGGAAGAATATATTCTTTTTCATTTTTCGAGCGTGTCATTAAAAATAAGGCATTCGACCCTAAAATGCCCCAGATATAAGCAATAATTATTGCAAATATCACATGTATAATAAATACAAGTATTTTATTTGTAGTCAACGTTTGCGTTTCGGCGATTAATGCATTTGTATTTGATGTCTGCTGTGTTTTGCCCGGCGTCGCTACAGTTGGTGTAGCACCAATCACATTACTACCCGATTTCGTCTGTGATGCCGGTGCTTTATTCTCGACTTTATCACCCGTATCACCCGTATCATCCTCTTTTGGGGTGATTTTACTATATATATCACCCATACCTGGAAATGTAAATGCTTCTTTAACATTTGACGCTCCTCCCATTAATTGTTGTAAAGTTGTTATTGATGGCATTTTTGGTATTAATATGTATAATGTGTATAATATATTAATATATTATAACATTTTAAATATTCAGTAACATTTTAATATATTGTAAATCCCTAAAATCACGGGAATGTATTTCCAAAAGTATAAATGCATCTTGTATTACACCTTTTTACATTATGTACTACATTTGTTCAGATTTCATAACAACTTAATACATCCATAATATAGATTAACGATACTGTTCGCCTTTAATAAAAATAAAGCATAACAATATTTCGATTACACTTTCAAAATATTGTTATTATTGCGGTTATTATTGCGGTTATTATTGCGGTTATTATTGCGGTTATTATTGCGGTTATTATCACAATTATTGTTATAATAAAAAAATTGATTCAAACAAATAAATCATTGCTTTATATAAATACTAAACGGCATCCGACACAACTAATAAAAACAAAACTAAACCAAACATGGATAAATTTCATACAACTAATATATCGCCGCTCAGATATCCGGGTGGAAAAACACGAGCATGTAAAATTATCGAAGATGTCATTTTACAGCATTTTGATATGAGACATTTTGACACGGTTGTTTCCCCATTTTTCGGCGGAGGGTCATTTGAGTTTTATCTACAGAATAAATATGCCATGAAGTTAATAGTAAATGACAAATTCACTCCATTATACAATTTCTGGAAACAAGTGAAGTTGAATAAAAATATTCTGTGCGAAGAATTACGAAAAATAAAATCAGTTTCAAAAGAACAATTTACAGCTTATAGGAATACAATTATGGGATTAAACAATGATGTATTAAAGCAATCTATCCAATATTTCATTATAAATAGGTGTTCGTTTAGTGGCTCGACATTGTCGGGCGGGTTTTCAGAAGAAGCTAGTAAAAAAAGATTTACGCCGTCATCCATAAATAGAATAGAATCGCTTGATTTTACAAATATTGAACTTTACAATAATGATTTTCGCGATTTTATAAATAGTTTGACTACTACCAAAACCGACAATAAAATATTGCTATTTTTAGACCCTCCGTATTATTTAGAAAGTAAATCAAAACTATACGGAAATAATGGAGACATGCACGAAACATTTGACCATAAATTACTATTTGATGTATTAAATACAAAAAAAAACTGGGTTGTCACATATAACAACTGCGACTATATTCGAAATTTGTATAAAGACTACATAATACTAGATGTAAACTGGAGTTATGGTATGAACACATCAAAAGCATCCTCCGAAATTATTATTATTTCAAAATAACTTGCGCATCAACTTGCGCATCAACTTGCACATCAACTTGCGCATCAACTTGCGCATCAACTTGCGCATTCTCATACACTAAATTACACGGTAGTCTCTTTTGGTTATCTAAGCTAAATTCACTATTTGCCAAATTATTGATATTTTTAGGCTGACAAGCAACGGTCACGGATAATTTACAAAACCCCTTTTTATTTTTCTTTTTGTGTATTTTAGTTCTTACTCTTAATTGCTGTTCACATGTAAATGCGGTAACCTTAAAATCGCATATATCGTTACCCAGATGATACAAGCCTTTATCAGATATTTGTATATATGAACAACCTTTTTCGCCATATAACTTCATTATAGTATCGCTCGGACAATCAATATACCTATCATTGAAATCGTTTGTTTCACTTTTTATCTTTACCCATTCTTCATGTGTTACGTCATTTAACATAAAAGGAGGAATATTTCCATTAAATAATGTAACCGTTGAAATAAGATTTTCAAACACTTTTTTCGAAGCTTCTGGTATTTTATTTTTTTTACTTCCTATCCATTTTTCATTTACGTTGTCATATTTTAAACAACACTGCATCCAATCTGGTGTTTTTAATTTTTTTATTTCAACGGATATATCCCTTGCTGTGTTCATATTACATTCAATGTCGTTTTTAGAACTGCAACCACCCAGTTCATTTTCAGTTTGCGTATTAAAATCATTTCCATTCAGTTTACATTTTTTAACTATATTATAAACTTCCAATTCGTATTTTTTTCCACTAACAGAACATCTAGAACCCTTTCCATTCATTTCTTTTATAGAGGTAGTTTGTGTATTTGTATACATATTTTTATACATCAATTTTATATTGAAATAATTTATAATTTTATATGCCTTTCTAAAAAAAATCACCACGATTTACTCGACCCGAACCGATGTTTGATGTTATTGAATTAAATAATATTAATTTTAATACTATTTAATTCGATATTATTTATTTTGAATTACACAATTCGCAAAACAACCATTAACGCGCATACATAAGACCAGCATTCCCCGACATGAATGTGACGACATTGTATCTCTCTTCCAGAACAACTAAATTATAGTTATAATCGTATATACGCCATGTAGGTTTATTAACACCAATCGGTAGTCTTGTTAGTGGGTCACAAATTGTTAGGAAATTCGCACTAGGGTCAAGTGGAGGATAAAAGGTAGTGAATTCGAACTGAACATTCGAAAATTTACTCGTATTAAGCGCTCCCGTCGGTTGAACGTTGAAGGGGTCTGTATCTAGACAAAAATTATAACAATACAGTCCAGTGGGCGCGTTGCTTTGCGTTCGCACATATTTCTCTATATAATTATAAACCCCCACGTCTAGTACATTTTCGCGATATTTTCCATCCAATAAAATAGCCATGTTTAGTAATATGCCGCGTTGATTCTCTACACTAAAGGGTTGTGTAATGAAAAGTCCCGTATTATTTCCCGTTAGCGTATTATATCCCGGTCCTATCGGGTCAGTATTACATGATACGTTTATACCCCCATATATTCCATTATATTGGGTAGATGGTGTCACTGGTGCTGGAATTATATTGACTGGTAAATAGTTATACGGCCAGTTTGAATAGTTGCTCCACTGATTTCGCATGTTAATGTCGCTTCGCTGAAAAAAGAACATCCAGTTACTTACCATTCCAAGCGTATTTTCCAGCCACACGCGATGCGACCCAGTAACATTCTCAAAATTCCATTCATATGCCGACTTGATTAAATATTTTTGTTCATTTGCAGCAAATGTCTTTGCTTCTTCATTCGATAAAAACCCATATGTACTAATCAAGTGAATATCGGCATTCCACTCCGATTGCGCACTATTATTATACCCAGCAGCATCTAGAGTAACACTTGGCGGTGACTGTAGAAATCGGTACAACTGCATATATTCATATGAATAATCTGGTCGAATAATTGGCCACCCATTTGTCGGGTCATTTACATCGCGTATTGTATACAAATCTTGTATGGGTCGCATAACTACATCTATCTTTAGCTCATTATATTGAAGTGCAACTAGAGGAAACGCCATTTTACTTGACATCGTAAACCAAGCATTTATTGGTATATATAACTTACGACTTCGAATAGAAGGTTCTGAACCCTGAGGTAAAGTAGTATAATACGCATTTGGGTACATGTTTATTCTACCATTTGAATTTCCTGGATCGTTTAACTCGGCAGTATTTCCCGTCATGTCATCGTATAACGCCTTCTTTGTCCCCGAAAAATCGCGCTGAACTAATGCCAATAAATATTTACCTGTTAATACTTGCAATGTTTGCCCGCCAACCGATATACGTATCTCTTTTATCATCTGTGTTCCTAAATTCTCAATCCATCGAAACTCATATGGAGCCCAGTCTTTCGTCCCACATTGCGGGTTTGGCGGTGATATAGGACTCCATATTGTAGGCAGCGTAACTACAACATACGTATCCATTAAAAGTTCGGCATACCTCTTCATGTAAAACGTAAACGTTGAATCTGTTGTTAGTCGTAAAGACCGTTGCCCCGTGAAGTCGATTCTAAATTTTTGTAGACCGAAATTCGTATACTTTGAATATGTTGCTTTAAAAAATGTTTTCTTAGGGTTTCCATTTAATATTACATTTTGATTTCCGTAAGATACAATATTTAGTAATCCCCCTGCCATTTCTTTTGTTTAATTGTTGTTATATATATTTAACATATTAATAATTTTTAACAAGTTTATATATATATATATATAATTAAATATATAATTAATATCATTATATAATTAATATCATTATATAATAGTATAATAGTATAATTAAAAATATGTCAGCACCACCAGGAGTCCCCGGACAATCGCAACCGCAACCCGGTGGAGGTATTAACATTAATTTCTTACCTTCCACTGCGGCAATACGCAGCGCACTAACATCGCAGGTTACGCCTATGGCAATTCATTGGTTTGGCATGGCATTTGTTATCGTCGTGTTGCTGTGGCTTATTACCTACATTACTACCAAAATTAATTTAGGAAAAACAAATTGCGACATTATTAAAGAAGTTAATACGAAGACAACTCCTACAAAAATAAACTCAAGTTGGACAACTTCTAGCTCCCCCGACTATGCTGGAAAAAACATGCGCGATTTTTATATTAAAACCGCATACAATTGTTGCGCATCCGGTCAATTTAAGAGCGATTATGTTAGTATGTGTGCTTTACAGAATGCTATCAAGCAGGGGGCGCGTTGCCTAGATTTTGAAATATTTTGCGTAGATAATATTCCCGTTGTAGGCGTTTCATCGATTGACCTAATCGGCGTAAAACAAAGTTACAATAGTCTCCCTATTTCCGAGGTTCTAAAAGAGTTAAATAATATTGCCTTTTCGGAAACCGCCGGTATATGCCCCAACCCTAAAGACCCGCTACTTTTGCATTTTAGAATAAAGACGAATAATGTAAATGTTCTTAATATATTAGCAAGCGAAATTGCGGAAAATTTGGGTGATAAATTATTACCAATTGAGTACATGCGCGAATGTAATGGAACAAATCTAACAAAACGCCCCGTTAAAGACTTTGTCGGAAAAGTTGTCATTATGGTTGAGAAAAATAACTCATCTAATACAATGCCCTTATTATACCAGTCCAAAAATATGTGGGAACTCACAAACGTTACCACTAACTCGGTATTTATTCATTCAAAACGATATATGGATATTAAGAATTCAAACGACGTGCAAACAATAACAAACTTTAATAAGGAAAATATTACACTCGTTTTACCCGATTTATCCGTCTCAAATGCAAACTACGTTTCAACAGTCCCACAAGCACTAGGATGTCAGCTTATGGCGATGAGTTTTCAAAATGTAGACCAGAATTTGCTTACTTATAATGAGTTGTTCGAAAAGAGAGAGAGTGCTTTCGTTCCAAAACCAAATGAACTGATACATGTTCCAGTATTTATTGAAAAACCAAAACCTTTGCCCGAGTATCTTAGTTTTGCTGCGAAACAAATCGATGGACCGGGTAATATTAAAATTAATGTGTAAAGTGTACGTATAAAATGTGTAAATGTTTTTTTAGTTATTACGTATCATGTTTATATCATTCCTTGAATACATAACTATATATGATATATGATATATGATATATGATATATGATATATGATATATGATATATGATATATGATATATGATATATGATATATGATATATGATATATGATATATGATATAATAATTAAAACCACCGTTCGTCTTCTAGTGGGCTTTCAAACATAAAATCAATATCGTCAAGGAACGGAATTCTATATGTTTCTATGTCATTCTTAATATATTTATAGTCGGAAATCTGCAAGAATACATATTTATTATCCATAAATTTAACAAAATCAGAATTATATATATTTTTAGAACTATTCCAATATTCATAGAAAAATATATTTTCCACATACAGTCGAATTCTAACACCAAGTTTATCATTATCAAATAAGTCCGGATTAATTAAGTATATCTTTTCTAAAATAATAGTTATTTTATTGTATATTATAAATAATATGTCTTTTGTTTTTTTATTTGTTTTTAACAATGCATCATGAATGTTACCATCAGACGATGGTAATTGTATTTTATTATACAATATAGAAAGTATGATACCGTAGTTGTCGTAATTTTGTACTAAAAAATCATCTATTTTTTCAAAACTTTGCAAAATATTATCCGCATATTGTAATTTATCTTTTTCCATTTTCTCGCTTTGATCTTTATAATATGTTATAAATGTTCCGCTTATAATTAATACGATACCAAATGAACCCATTAACTGTATACTTTTGTGATATTTTTTAGGAACAGCTCCCAATAATTTTACAAGAATTCCGAATGTTATAATACTTATAATTACTATTATTGGTACTATAATTATAAGATTCATATTTATACGTATATATATATATATATATATACATATTATTAATAATATTTGTTTAATATATACTATGATAAAAAAAATATACAAAACGTTCTTAAAAAAACATAACTTATTTTCTTATACTCTTTATGGTCTTATTTTTATTTTAATTTTAATTATAGTAGTATATAATATTTATAACATTTATAGAAAAATTAAACAAAAAAAAGTATATGTAGGGTGTTTGTATTCTGAAACGGGTGTAATTGGTAAAGCATCATATGATAACTATAAAATATTATTGGATAGTTTTAATTATTTAGAGGAAACACGCGATTGTCCTATAAATATAATCCCAATATATAAAGATTTAGGAGATGACCTCGATAATATTACTAAATGGGTGGAAGAATGTGTGAAAAAATATAATATTAAATATTTTTTCGGTTGTTGGCGAAGCAGTGAAAGAAGGCATATTTTGCCATTATTAAAAAAATATAACCTCCGGCTTTTTTATCCTCTACAATATGAAGGAGCGGAAGCATCAAAATATGTTTACTATTTCGGTGCGTCTCCTAATCAGCAAATTATCCCAGGACTTAAATATGTGTTTGACCAATACTATTACTATAATGATGTATATATAGTTGGTTCTGATTATTCATATGCTAAAATTTTGATACCACAAATAAAACATTTTATGGAAGTACATGAAAGTACATATCATAAAAAACTCATAGACAGTAAACTTTTTTCACTTACCGAAACAGATTTTTCAAGTTTTATTAAACGCATATTTAATAAAAGTCCAAATGGAGCTATTATTATTAATCTTATAAATGGAAAATCTTACTATGATTTTTCAAAACAGTTTTATGATATGTATCATGAGACATTTCCCAGTAATGCTAATATTTTATCAGGCGACCAAGAAGACATTCTTAAATTTTTTTCAGATAAGAAAATAAAAAATGTATTAAAATGCGGAGAACGTTATCCTTCTATTTCTACTAGTGTTGTTGAAAATGACATCCCGCTAGATTATCGAAAATATATTCAAGGTAATCTTTATGTGTGGAATTTTTCAAATCATGCTCTTACTGATAAAACGTATTATATTACTGCGGGTGATGATGAATCAGATATAGACTTTGATTTTTTAACAAATTTTTATAAAAAACAGAATAGACCAGTAGGTGATACGCAATATTGTTCTTTTTTATCTGCATTGTTTTTTATTACTACAATAAAAAAAATAATAGAAAATGGTGGTGATATATATGACCCCGATGTATATGATAAATTTAGAAAAATCACGATTACTAGTGTTGCAGGAGAGCATATTTTTTTCGATAATAATCATATTACAAAAATATTTCATATTTTAAGGGTCACAAATGGCACAATGATTATACAATATCAGGGGTTCAAACCTATAATACCTGCACCCATTGCTGGTTTAACATATGACAAAATTGTATCAGTAAGCTCCAATCCCGTAGGGCTCGGTATTTCTGATAGAATCATTTCATATTAATATTTCCGATGTAATTATTTTATCATAGTAATATAAGTATGGATACTACTGATAATAACAAAAATAACCCGTTAAATATATTATATTATGAAAACCGCGAGTTAGAGTTGTTAAAAAATGCAATAAATATTGAAGCTAAAAAGAGAGGTGAACGTATTGCTCAAAATCCCGTAATGAAAGACATCATAACGGTTCTTGAGAAATTTATCCACGATAAACACCTTGTTTGTTATGGTGGAACAGCAATTAACAATATTCTCCCACCCGTCGACCAATTTTATAACCGAAATTTAGAAATACCCGATTACGACTTCTTTTCACCAAATGCAATGAATGATGCAAAAGCTTTGGCTGATATTTATTTTAAGCAAGGATTCTCCGACGTAGAAGCGAAAGCCGGTGTTCACTACGGTACTTATAAAGTATACGTCAATTTTTTTCAGATTGCGGATATTACACAACTTGATAGTAAACTATTTAGTAGTCTTAAAAAAAACGCAGTTAGTAAAGACGGTATTCTATATTCTCCACCTAATTTTTTACGAATGGCGATGTATTTAGAACTGTCACGCCCCGGTGGTGACATTAGTCGTTGGGAAAAGGTTTTAAAGCGTTTAAATCTTCTTAATAAAAATTACCCTCTTAAGGCAGAAAAATGTGATCCAGAAACATTTCGCCATTCTTTATCCGCGCGTTCAAAAACAAAACAATATTATTATCAAAAAGAACTGATACAAGATGTTATCAAAAGTGTCGTATCATCTGACAATTTGGTTTACATCGGTGGTTATGCTAACGCGCTTTACTCGCGTTATTTAAAAAATCGCGAAAAAATGTATCTTGTTGAAATTCCCGATTTTGACTTGTTGTCGAATACGCCAGATAAAACAGCGAAAAAAATAAAAGAAGAACTAGAAAAAAAAGGAGTACTCGGTGTTACCATTCAAACAAAGCCATCCATCCCCGAATATTTGTCTACACACTATGAAATTAAAGTTGGTTCGCAACCCGTAGCATATGTTTATAAACCATTGGCGTGTCATAGTTATAATACCATTAAACTAGACGGACACATATTTCGCGTCGCAACAATAGACACTATGATGAGTTTTTATTTGCTATTTTTATATGCAAATCGACCATACTATAACCCCAGAAGAACCCTTTGTCTATGTGAGTATCTTTTCAAAATACAACAGAAAAACCGTCTTAAAATGCAGGGATTGTTGCGGCGCTTTAGTATAACATGCTACGGTAAACAAAAGACGCTAGAGGATATAAGAACCGAAAAATCAAAGCAATTTAAAAAGCTTAAAACGAAAAAAAATACCAATGAATATAATAAGTGGTTTTTACGCTATAATCCAGAGCTTAATAAAAAGAATAAGCCTGTTTCCAAGCCGAAGAAAACCAAAGAAGACTTAATAAATGAGGCAAAATTGGCGTTAGAGGCAAAGGCTATTACGTCTAAGGCTGTTATTGCCGAACTAGAAAAATTGAATAAAACGTCCAATGTGGAAAAAAATCGATCATCGGGTATAAAAACGAGAAAATCTTCTTCTTCTTCTTCTTCTTCTTTGTTAAAGGATTCCCTTGGGTCTACATTTATTCGTCCTACAAACAAACAAAGGACAATGAAATATGCTAAAAAATTAAATAAAAATAAAGACCGTATTTCTGATGACCAATTTTTATTTATTCAAAATGATTTTACTCCATCAAGTATGAGTACACAACTAACCGATGAAAAACTTTATAAAAAATAAGTTTGTTGACAAATAAATATACAATAAAAAATAGTATTTATTATTGTATGTATTTTCCTTAAATCTCACGAATCTCACGAATCTCATTACTTATACTTCTACGCTTTCTAGAACCCGCATGAGTCCAAAATATCCTGCACCAAATAAAACACTAACAAAAACAAGTCCGCGTATATTATAATTTCCATCACCGCTAAATACGGATGGTATATACTTTAACATGTACTTTCTAAAAACAGGCAACTGAAAGGCAAAGTAAAGTATACCTACCAAAAGAGGCACTTGTATTACCTTGTATATATTTTCCATCGTATCAATAGATTTTACATGATTCGTATATCTTGCTTCGTTCGTTTCTTCTTCTTCTTCATATTCTCCTATATAGTCGCCATTTTCTTCCTTTTTATAGTTATTGGGAACATAATTTGGATTTATTTGCGCATCGTTCATCATACCCGTTGTATTCATAGGTATATCACGCGAAGGCAGATTTGTCATTCCTGAAGCACTCGCCCTTTGTAGCCCATTTACTAACTCGTTCATAACATTCTGTTGCGGCATCTGTTGCTGCATTTGTTGCTGCATTTGTTGTGGTATCTGTTGTGGCATTTGCATGCCCATACCACCCATACCACCACCCATACCACCACCCATCATATTTACACCTGCAACATTCGGTGAATATACTTGTGCCGGTGGCATAACTTGATTGTTCATCGTACTACCTTCCCCCATTCCACCCATTCCACCCATTCCACCCATTCCACCCATTCCTCCCATTCCACCCATTCCTCCCATTCCCCCCATTCCACCCATTCCTCTCATACCATTATTCGATTCCGTTTTCTGAATTATTATATTATTTTGATTGCCCGAAGATGGGTCGGTTGGAAGGTCGTCAATGCTTGTCGTATCAGACATTTATTCTCTTAATATATTCTATAAAGAATGATAGATTTCATTTACTACGCAAATCTTACAGATTTTTTTTTAGAATCGCAATGTTCCGAATTACTCTTATATGTATAACACTTTTTTCCATATAAATACGTCTCTTTTTCAAGTTCTTGTATTGGGGGCGATGTAAATTCAATACATTTTTCACCGTAACACTCTTTTCTAAATAATGTTGATAAACCTAATCCAAGAATTATCGAAATTATATATTTACTTGTCTCTGAATGTATCCACTTCTTTATATTCATTTACTATATAATATACGTTATATATAATATATAATATTTTTATTTATGATGTCTCGCCTTATACCGCCTTATACTACCTATATTTCATACTTGTATGGGTATCGTTTTTAATGTTCCCAGATTAAATGGGCACTTATTCTCCTTTGCTTCAAAAGTAAAGCAATTCTCTGCTTTGTCTATATACTGAAATTTACTATTATTATCTACAGTAGGATATATTAAAATATTTCTAGTTGGAGGAGATGACATATAAAGGTATAGCATTCCTATTAGAAAACTGAAAATAAATAATGGTAATGATATATATTTCATACGTGTCGAATATCGTATGTGTGAAGTATTATATATATAAAATATATAATATTTATTGTACTATATATTTTTATTTATAATTATTTGTCGTTCGTTGCACTATCGTGAATTATTTGAGTTTCCGATTTATTTACTATACACGTTTTCTCACATGTGCAGTCTTTTGAACCCTTTCTTTTCGGTTTATTTGTTATTTCGCATATAAATAGTTTTTCAACATACTTGCATGTTTTTATAGGTTCTACACTTTTACAAGAAGTATAAACGCCACCATTTCTATTTCTAAACGCATTATATCCCATCGTTTGGTAATTTTCATTATTTCTTGTATAAGGTCGGTTGCCAACATATCTCCCCGGGTGCGATAATATTGTATATAACTTGGTTACCAATTTAAACATTTTATTTGGGTACAGGTGCGATATTGTAGATGTGATAGATGTGATAGCTCTTATATATGTATTATATATATATTTATATAGTTTACTTATATTTTAAACCTTTTCCACCACGCCCATGCTACCGCATCTTCACGGTGTTATATCCTCGACACATTTTACATTTTAGTCCTATCGGATGAAATGGTACTTCACCTTTAAATTCGCAATCATTGCACATTATTTCCGCAAGCGTATTGTCGTCATATGGATAAAGCGAAATAATATTATCATAATGCCGAATCATAACTTCAAGTGTACTTCCCTGTATCATCATTTTCCTACACAGGGGACATGTATACTTGTTTTGTTTTAATGACGAATTAAAACACGTGCTATGTATTGCGTGTCCGCACGGTAATATCGAAACGGATTCTCTGGATAAAAATATACTATCTAAGCATATACAACAATCGTTGCGCAATGCATCGGATACACATTTATGTGTTTTTTCGAGATCAACATGAATACATCCCCCGCATTTATCGCAGTGGAAAAAACTGCTAGGATTATTCCCAATACCACACATCCGGCATATTTTACATTTTTCGCAATGATAAATTTCCGACGCTGGTTTATCGGAATATAAGTGACATATATCACAATAGTACGATGCAAATGTTTCGGTAGAAAATCTACATTCTTTATTTATGCAGGAATTCGACACAGGTTGTCGAGTATTACAATTATTGCAAATAATCTCTTCTATATCATATCGATTAATTTCATGTTCTGATATATCAAAATCGTGACATATTCGGCATCCAAATTCTCTGTTGCAACATTTTGCAACGATTTTACATCCCGATATGTAATGTCCACAGTTTTCCTTTTTCTCCTCGAATTTCGGCATTTCTCTCGAATCTGTATCATCTCTTATAGTATCAGACTCTTCATAGTCGTCATCGGAATCTGTCTCACAATCTACCCAATCATCAAAATCACACTCCGAGCAACACTCCGAGCAACACTCCGAGCAACACTCCGAGCCATCCGAGCCATCCGAGCCATCGCGTACAAACATCTGATGTTTATATAAAATATATTAAAATGTTTCTATATCTGTTTCTAAATATCTATTTCTAAATATCTATATCTGTTCCTAAATAGACTTCCCACCACTACACGAAAACACTATACATCGCCTTCGCCCCCAACATCCCAAATATTATACCACATATTACTTGTAATAATGTATGACAATTCAAATACATACGAGAAATTCCCAGCAATACAATATATACAGGAGCTGTCATCAACACTATCTTCTTGTATTTGGGAAAAAATAAATAAATCAATGTTAGTATACTTGCAGCCATCGTCATATGCATTGACGGTAAACCCCTCTTAAAATATTCACCCTTATCAATTCTTTCAAATATTTTTTCCAATACGAAATTACGGTACAATAGTTTGTCTAACACCGTTTTCTCACCTGTACAACCTCTCGGTCTATATAAAAAGGGCGCATCGTACCGCATAAGCACAACTTTGACAATCTGAGCAACCGTTATAATTACAAATACCGACAATAATATATAAAACCATTTCGATTCCTTCGTCACTATCAGCGTTATAAATATTGAGAAAATAAAAAGAGTCACTGTATTCGAAATCCACATCATAATACTAAATATTATCGGACTCTTTGATGAGTTTTCATTTATTATTTCGTTCTCATGAATTTCCGCATTTCTCACCGTTCTGTTACTTCTCATGTCTCCGCTATCCACCGCATCTCCCGTTCCTACTACATCCTTCGCATCCTTCCTCTCGCCATCTCGCAAAACAGGTTTCGATATAGGCTCGTGAGAATATGCTAAATTCACGTCCTTATATGTATAATTCAAAAGCCCGTCATCTACTTCTTCTTCTTTGTCTTTTCCCCTTTTTTCCGAATTATACATTTACAAATATATTACAAAATATATTACAATATAATAATATATATTATACTTATAATTTATTACTTTGTAAATGATATTACTTGCGGATGTTCTATTTCCGCCTCCATGCTTTTAATACTATACTTCTTCTGTATTAACGTATGCTCCTTCGTACCCTCGTCGTATTCTATGCTATTATATACATATGTCGCATCTCTTATCCTCTTTGTTAAAGGAACAATACTCGATAAATATATGTCGACCACCGCCCTTACTTTCTCACTCTCTCCAGTGGCATTAAACTCATTCATTATATCCTTTATTTGACCTATATACACATACAACTCCGCATTCATTCTCTTTAAATCCTCTATTTTCTGAGGGTTTATCGTTATATCTATATACTTATTATACAACTTGTCATACTGTTCTAAATAAGTATCCAACTCCTTTTTAGCCTCCCCAAACTTCTGTACTAATTGCTCGTCTGATATATACTTAAACAACAAATCCAGTTTGTATTTTATTATACTCTCCTTTATACCTTCGATCTTACGATACGTTGTCGCCATCATTTCACCGATATTCTCTATTTTACCTTTGGCTATCTCTATATTTAAACCACATGGCGCGACACTGCTCCCACAAACAGCCTTTAATGTTCTATCCTTATTCGTAAATATTGTGCCACCCGTTTGTTTACAAAGAACACACCTCCTTGTCCTTTTTAATTTTGCTATCCCGGAACGCTTCTGCATCATTGTCAACGTCTCGTCCGATAATATCGACCCCTTCTTTGTATCAAACTTTACATCATATTGGTCCTTTAATTTATAATACTCGTGCAAAGCATCGTCAACAGACATATGTGGTCTAGACATCCTATTTATATATTCAAGATATTTATATATTCAAAAAATACCACAATTTTTACAATTCCTTCATTTTTATTTATAGATTGAATTTCGATTAATCTCACGCATCTGTAACATCTCATGTGTTTTATATGTATGGATTTATCGTCGCTTGAGAAGATGGCACATCCCACATCGGTAAATCCGTAATCATACTCGCACCACCCTTCTTATTTTGTTCTATTTTTACATTTAGAGCATTCAACCTCGCTAATACATCCTGCTTTTGTTCCCTAAATTTCGCATCCCTTTCTTCCGGCGTTATACGCCCTCTGTACTTATAATATAAAAAACTCCCTATAATAAGTATAAAAATTAAAAATAATACCAGATTAAATATACTATTTACGAATACAGTTCTTTTATCTTTACAAGTCTTTAATACTTCATTCATAAAGTATTTAACCCCCGGCTCTGTCAGTACTGGTTTTTCCATGTTCGTTATATTTTGGATTAGTTTTACGGTTATTATGTAATCTATTATTTTATAATAGTATTTTTATAAAATAAATTATACATAATACATATATACACATACGTAATTATAACAAAAAATGAGTACATCAACCGAAAATCCAAAAAATGACGAAAAAGTTACTCCAACAAGTAATCCTCTCAATATAGCAACAAAAAATGCACCTAATCCTTCTACATCAGTTTTTACATTTTTTCTTATTACACTCTTCTACTTTATCGCTAAATACAAAACGCCCAATTCCATGGCTACCATGTTAAACATTATTTATATTATAGCCATCGTTTCTACTCAAATCTCTATAAATACCGCTTTAGCTAAATCTATATGCAATAATTCACAATCTATGAATGTCGGCATCTTAGCCACCGTTTTTCCTATGCTCTTTATTTTTGGGCTACTACAACTTTTGCTCACTATTTTCCCCGGCTGGGTTGAACCATTTTCAAACACGTTTGGATACGGTATGGCGAAACTCGTCGGTCTTCAAGATCTTATGAAACGTCTACTCGTTTCCCCTCAGTTTAATGCCGCACCCGAAAAGAAGATAATCAATGCTGTCAATAGTATATATGATGACCCGTCTATCTTTATCAACCAATTTAGTTACGCAAATCGCGACGACTTTAATAGAACATGGGACAATAGTTATGCCGGCGGTAAAGGTATATTCGTTAAAAGCGCCGGTCCTGCGCCCTTACCTTATTCCCCCGCAAATCCCAACCCTGCACCCGGAACACACCTTTACCAAGAGTTTAGAAATATGGTGAAACTTAAAGATATTGTAGGCACGTTTATTTGGTATATACTTGTCGGTGTCATCGTAACATCCCGAAGCTACAACTATATCATCAGCCAACCTTGTTCCCTAAATGCAAGCGTCGCTCAAAAAGCCGTCGACAACTACATCAAAAATACAGCAGCCGCACCCAAAACAATCGACGAGCTAACACCCAAAGGATTCAGCTATAAACTAAACTAGACACCATATCGTTATCGTTATCGTTATCGTTTGTAATTATTTGTTACTGTTTTGAAACACAAATAATTACAATTATTATTTACAGTTACCACATACTATTTACTATCTATCTTCGACTTCTAACGCTTCTCCTAAATCTTCTGCTTTTCTTTGTTTTACCATATTTCTTCTTTCTATACGACTTTTTGCCTTTTCTTTTAAATACACTTTTACGTCTACGCGTTAAACGAGTATGTCTTCGAGTAGCGCCACCTTGACTCGCAGTATTTTCACGAGCACAATTGTCTACTAATAATGGTCCTAAAGTTTTCATATGAGGTGATATGTGGGATTTAAAAAAAACTTCATATTTGTTAGGTGTACCTTCTGGTATTTTATCCATACCTCTAACTATAGCTATTTGGTCTGGAGTATCCCCAGAAGTTATCGATGAAAATTCTGCATTTTGTTCAGTGGGTATTTTAATACCGACCGGAAAACTTTTAGGTTCTAGTATAAGAGATTCTTTTCCTATACATTTTATGCGTGTTTCATCACTTACACTCTCTATACCACTTCCACGGTTATAAGTTTGATTAGTATCTTCTTCTATCAATGAAAGTCTAATAAGAAAGACGTTATTAATTCCACCTAGATTGTTTAAAATTCCAGCTACAGTGGTTTCTTTTCTAAAGGTTATACAAAATGTGCGTCCTTCATGAACAAACTTATACGAAATAAATTTTGAATATTCATTTCTCAAGCCAAGTTTTTCTAAATTTGCTCTCACACCATTAACATTATTTTTATGTATTTTTCCTTCGTACCAGGTATCTTCAATACTATTTAATAAAAAATTGGCACATGGTTGAAGATCTGATAATTTTTTCGCGCTTTCTGAAATTTCATGATCATCTGATAATAAAGACGCTTTTTCACCCGCACTACTCATACTACTCCACAATTATATAATATATAAATACAAAAAATTAATCTACAGCTCGATATTCGAACAAATAAGTGACCAAAACATACACCAATATAGCCAAAACAATCGACAACATCCAAATAGGAATAACGGTTTTGTTTTTATACCCAATACCGAAGCGGCGGAAACTCAGGTCTTTATTATAAATAACAGAGGGGCGAAATGCGTTTATAATGCCAAATAAAATAAGGAAAATAAAAACGGCGATAACGCTTAGTGCTTCTCTTGATATATATTGGTTAAACATCCTAAATTATAATTATATAATTATTATAGATATTTTTGCTATTCTTTTGCGCGACCGCCTCGCGACCCTCGCGACCCCCCTCGCGACCCCCTTAATACCACATTTTCTAAACCAGTTTATGGTTCGTTTTATCTAAAAATACCTCGCGACTAATGTTGCGAATTATTTTTTTCTCACACTTCTCATCGTTTTCTATCGGCTCGCAAACATTTCGCACCATAGTGAGGTACTCAAGTTGCGTTGCCTCCGTATCAATCCAGTGCGGATTCTCATCGACCCATGCACTTATCATGTTGCGCTCCTTGTTTGCAATCTTTACAATCGTATTCTTTATCTTATCATGATTGTCGTCCTTCTCCCACTTCTCGCAATCCTTTATATACATCGTCTCCCTCTTTGTATCCGTACAATGTATCGGTCTCTTATACACATCCAACTGCCTAAGACCTCTTATCATCACATTCGTTATTCCGTCCACCAATCCCTTATTCTTCGTATACATCAAATCATCCAACGTTATCTTAAGAGATTGGATAAAATCACTTATATTGAGAGCATCTTTGCACTTCTCATTCAAAAATATATTTAAATTGAAATTATTCGTATTATTCACAATATTATTTACAATATTTTTCTCCTTGGATAAGCTCACCAGTTGCTCCTGCAGTTTACCATTCTGCTCGATAAGCTTCATTATCATTTCGTTGCTTACTACTCCACCATGCGAGACCAAATTATCGTCTGTATTCGACGATAGATTCGCCTCTTTTGTTACCTTACACGTTTTCTTATGATAACATAAACTTGAAGCGAACTTATATGAGCTACCGCATACACATTTAAACGATTTATCGTCAGGAACTTTCTGAACTTTTTTGTTAGTATTTGTTAGTATTCCGTGTTTCAGTGTCAAAAGATGACGCTCATATTGACTCTTCCTTACGGTAGTATAGTCACAGTCTGAACAAGAAAATTTGTCGGAACTTTTTGGAACTTTTTCGTTAGTAGACATTAGTATATACTAGATGGAGAAAAATGTCTAAACCCTTTTGGGAATATATTTTTAAAAAGTTATCGTCACGTTTTTTTCAACTTAAAAATGCGATTTAGAGCATTATGCTCTGAGTGATGAATGCGATGTTTTTTTTAAATCTAGGTTGGCTTTTTGAGAAATGGACATTTATTTTTGTCCATTTTTGAAAATCCAGCTTTAGATTTGAATTTTTTATACATCATCATCATCATCCTCCCATGTTCCTTCTTTTCTTACTGAGATTTTTTTTTTTTATTATATATACTTGGAAACTACACGACTACCCGTCTTAGAGCAGCGGCGCTTTGCGGAGTTGCGCGATGCGATATTATGAGTTTGTGAATTGTTACCATTATGGTGCTGTGTTTTTCATTTTGAATATTCATATTTGTTATCATAAAATATGAATATTATGTTGGTATGGGAGAGTATGGGCGTTTTATGGGCGGTTTATTGCCACGTATATACACGTACATGTCCAGCATTTGAACCCGAGCCATTATCGTTATTGGGTGCTCCGATTGCTACCGTATTTCCATCGGATGAAAGACTTACTGAATATCCGCTTAGGTCACCGGCAGCTTCGCCGTCAATATCTAATCCGCGTTTAGCCCACGATACTGATACTGCATTCCAATCATATACACGCAATTGTCCAGCATTTGAACCAGCGCCATCATTATAGGGTGCTCCGATTGCTACTGTATTTCCATCAGATGAAAGACTTACACTATATCCACTATAGTCATGTGGAGCTTCGCCATCAATATCTGAACCACGTTTAGCCCACGACGATCCATTCCAATCATATACACGCACGTTTCCAGCATATACACCTGCGTCACTATTGCCGTATGCTCCGATTGCTACCGTATTTCCATCAGATGAAAGACTTACTGAATATCCACTTTGGTTATACGCAGCTTCGCCATCAATATCTAATCCGCGTTTAGCCCACGATACTGATACTCCATTCCAATCATATACACGCACGTGTCCAGCATATAAACCAGCGCCATCATTGCCGTCTGCTCCGATTGCTACCGTATTTCCATCAGATGAAAGACTTACACTATATCCACTAAAATCACCCTCAGCTTCGCCATCAATATCTGAACCACGTTTAGCCCACGACGATCCATTCCAATCATATACACGCACGTGTCCAGCATATGCACTATTGCCGTATGCTCCGATTGCTACCGTATTTCCATCAGATGAAAGACTTACAGACCGACCACTATAGTCATATGCAGCTTCGCCGTTAATATCTGATCCGCGTTTAGCCCACGATGATCCGTTCCAATCATATACACGCACATGTCCAGCATATAAACTAGCGCCATAATTATATGGTGCTCCGATTGCTACCGTATTTCCATCAGATGAAAGACTTACAGACTGACCACTATAATCATTGGCAGCTTCGCCATCAATATCTTGTCCGCGCTGAGTCCATGATGATTCTGTCCAATCATATACACGCACATGTCCTGCATCTGAACCCGCATTGTTATTGTCTGGTGCTCCGATTGCTACCGTATTTCCATCAGATGAAAGACTTACCGAATATCCACTACAATCATTTGCAGCTTCGCCATCGATATCTGATCCACGTTGAGTCCATCTCGCGACAACAAGAGAAGCTGTTGTAGTAGCAGATGTATAATTGTTTGTAGCGGCTTGTGTTGCAGTAATGATTGTTGTTCCATCCCCAACAATAGTAACCGTGCTTCCCGATATAGTGGCAACCGACTCATCACTACTGGTGTAAGAGAAAGTACCATCGCTATCAGAAGTGGGCGCTGATAGTGTAAATGGTGCATCGCCAAAGTTTTTAGGAGGAACGTTAAAGTTAGATAAGGTAGGTATTTCTTTTACAACCTTATATACACGTACATGTCCAGCATTTGAACCAGTACCATCATTATAAGGTGCTCCGATTGCTAACGTATTTCCATCGGATGAAAGACTTACAGACCAACCACTATAATCATATGCAAATTCTCCATCAATGTCTAACCCAACTTGATTCCATGATATTCCGTTCCAGTTAAATATACGCACATGTCCGGCATATATACGTGCTTCACTATTGGTGAGTGCTCCGATTGCTACCGTATTTCCATCAGATGAAAGACTTACTGAATATCCACTTTGGTCATACGCAGCTTCGCCATCAATATCTAATCCGCGTTTAACCCACAATGTTCCGTTCCAGTGATATACACGTACGTGTCCAGCATATGAACTAGCGCCATAATTATAGGGTGCTCCGATTGCTACCGTATTTCCATCAGATGAAAGACTTACAGAATATCCACTAGAGTCAAGTGCAGCTTCGCCATCAATATCCGTTCCGCGTTTAGCCCATGATGCTCCGTTCCAGTTATATACACGCACATGTCCGGCATCTGAACCAGTGCCATTATTGTAAGGTGCTCCTATTGATACAGTGTTTCCATCAGATGAAAGACTTACAGAATATCCACTACGATCATATTCACCTACGCCATCAATATCTTGTCCGCGCTGAGTCCATGATGATTCTGTCCAATCATATACACGCACATGTCCAGCATTTGCGTGACCACCATTATTGCCATCATTGCCGATTGCTCCGATTGCTACCGTATTTCCATCAGATGAAAGACTTACAGACCAACCACTTTGGTCATATGCAGCTTCTCCATCAATATCTAGTCCGCGTTGAGTCCATCCATTTGGTGTAATAGACGTATTCCAATCATATACACGGACATGTCCAGAATCTGCACCAGCACCAGCACCATTATTATAGGGTGCTCCGATTGCTACCGTATTTCCATCAGATGAAAGACTTACTGAATATCCGCTTTCGTCCGTGCCAGCTTCGCCATCAATATCTAATCCACGTTTAACCCACAATGTTCCGTTCCAGTTATATACACGCACATGTCCAGCATTTGCGTGACCACCATTATTGCCATCATTGCCGATTGCTCCGATTGCTACCGTATTTCCATCAGATGAAATAGCTACACACCGACCACTAAAATCACCCTCAGCTTCGCCATCAATATCTAAACCGCGCTGAGTCCACCCTGTTATAACAAAGAGTGAATCGGTTATAGTAGCAGATGTATAATTGTTTGTAGCGGCTTGTGTTGCGGTAATGACAGTCTCACCTCTTCCTACTATGGTAACTGTGCTTCCTGATATAGTGGCAACCGACTCATCACTACTGGTGTATGTGAAAGCACCGCCGCTATTAGTTGTAGGTGCTGATAGCGTAAATGGTGCGTCGCCAAAGTTTTTAGGAGGAACGGTAAAGTTACTAATAGTGTGTGCAATTGGGCTAACAACGAGAGAAGCTGTTGTAGTAGCAGATGTATAATTGTTTGTAGCGGCTTGTGTTGCAGTAATTGTTGAAGAACCACCTCCAATAATAGTAACCGTACTTCCCGATATAGTGGCAACCGACTCATCACTACTGGTGTATGTGAAAGCACCGCCGCTATTAGTTGTAGGTGCTGATAGCGTAAATGGTGCGTCGCCAAAGTTTTTAGCAGGAACGGTAAAGTTAGATAAAGTAAGTATTTCTTTTACAACAGTAATTACTCTAGAAACGAAAGTAGCAGCAGTATAAACATTGTCACTTGAAACTTCTTGGGAAGCTGTTATAGTAACTGTTCCTGAACCTTGTGCTGTTACTAAACCGGATGAAGAAACGCTCAGTACACTTGGATTGCTACTCGAAAAAGACAATGGTGCTCGGGCTGCGGGACTATTTGTTGATACAATTAACTCAAATGGAGCAGTTAATGCATTTAAGTCTGGTATGGTTTGGAATGAAAGATTAGTAGTAATTTGTCTAGGAACAAAGGGTGACGAGCTTTCGGTAGATAAAGAGTTACCCGAAGGAAAACCTTCATAAGTTGTTACAATCGAGGGAGTAAAGGTAGTTCCTAAAGGTTGAGAATCAAACGCATTCAACAAATCAGAGTTTGTTATTAGAACACTATTAGTTGTTCCTGACAGCGATGAAGGAGGTACATCTTGCTCAAATGTCTGCACGTTAGGTGACGTGCCCACGGAAACATTGAGTTTCAAACCTGTGATAGGAGGAGGAAAAGACATTACTATATATATTATAAAATATTATAAAATATTATAAAATATTATAAAATATTATAAAATATTATAAAATATTAAATTTGTTAAAAAGTCGAACAACATTAATCATCCCTCTCGCCAGCATCACGCGGATTAAACTCGCCATCGTCTTCTGCACCATACTCATCGTCATCGCCTTGTAAATTAAATTCGTCAAAAAGCTCTGCTTCTATTGCAGCATCTTGGTGTCGGCGCTCTTCCTCTTCTGTAGTATATATATCACGCATTCTCTCGGTAGCTTTGTCTCTTCTAATTGCCTTCTTTTCTATCTTTGCTTTCTCCTCATCACGACGAAATTCACTCTCCATCTGTTCGCGCTCCTGTTCATATGTTTCGGGAACATAAAATCGCAACCCCTTCGTCGCACCTACATTCCAATCACCCAAACGAAGATTTTTCATCATGTTTTCAACCTGACGCTCTGCTACCTGCATATCGCGAAACTCCCTAGTAATTATATCTTTTTCTTTATCCTTTGATTGCGTAATATCCTCTTTTATGCTTTTATTATTAACATTTATGGCAGATTTATCAGACATCATGATTTTAAAAAACACCAAAAGTAAGTTCGCAACCATATTCTTTAATTCTGTATCTTCTTGTGCAACAAACGATACCTCCTTAACAACGCCGTTCTGTTCATCTTCTGCCTCCATGACAGATACTAGCGCAGATTCTTCCTCTTCGGGTAACTGTGACTCTTGCTGTACCACTACAACCGTCCTCGCCAGCTTCACATATTTCATCAGCACATTCAAAAAATAATGCGTAAATAAACGTCGCACCAAATCATCATTAAATAATGAATACATTCCACCAACATCTTCTTCCGAAGGGCGTTTCCTATATTGTCTGGCAGACCCGCGGTCTTCCGGCGGACCATCATCTCTCCTCGCCTTTCCAGAACGACCACTCGAAGCTCTACCAAATAATCCGGATAACAAATCTCCCTGTTCCCCCTCCTCCAACATCTCCTCCTCAAACTCCTCTACCTCCATTTCCATTACATCTCCCTCTACTTGCACGTCCAATGCCCTCGGTGCTTCACCCATCCTTAATACTCTTGCAAATAATGGAGTATTTAATGCAAACTGAAACCACTCGTTCGTCTCCTTCATTACACCCGTAACAACACTTGTTAATGCACTATTATCTTTATCCTTGACATATTTATCAATTTCTGTATAATATTTCTTAACTATCGTCTGAATATCCATTACGTGCTGCCTCGATAAACCCCAATGTTTATGTACTGATACTTTCTGGTTGTTTACACCATTCAATATAATATTCGGGAAAACAGATATTAAATTTCGCATCTCACTCACAACAAATTGCATACCCTTATACGTAGTGGTGTCGCGCTTAGGACACAAAACAGTGTCTCCAATAAGTTTAAAATTCGTTATATTCAATAAAAATGATTTGTATTGTTTTGTGGTTTTCCGATCTAACGACTTATATTGCGATATAAACTCTAATATGATATCAACCATCTCTACGTTTTTCTCTGATAAATAATTTTTTAATTCTCTCAACTCTGGAGTATCCTCGCTAATTTGGATATTGAAAGTGTCTAAAAGTTCATTCAACTTTCTTAATAATATTTCTGGAACTTCTGGCGAATGTCTTTCTTGGTAAGACGCGATTAAGTCGCGCATTCTTTGAATATATGACACCTCGGTGGGATTAAAATCAAACGGAATAGTGTGTTCGCCGTTTATAATCTGTAGCAAAGCTTGCAGCGCCTCGGGCGTATAAGTATATTCACCAGTACTTTTCAATTTATCTATTTTTATCTTTAACGACTCTTCTGATGGGTTATAAATATCGGTAGATGGTTTATTGTGGCAAAGATGTTGGATAGAATTAGGAATTGGTATATCGCTATTAAACTTACAATACACGATAAACGCCATATAAATGGTTTGCTCATCAAATCCCTCTGGTATAGCGGGATACTTGGTGCGCGTATTTTCCGGATCATAAAATGACGAAGACTTCTGAATTTCAATAATATCATCCATGACATTTCGCAAAAGAGTAACTTGCTTATTATAGTCATCAATGATGCGCTCTTGTTCTATGAAATATTTTATAGTATTTACAGAACCGTCGGCGTTGCAACACGCATTTTCCACAACGGGTTCATTTGCACCATTTGTAAGAATAAGCTTTTCCTTGTCGACGACTTTCTGTACCATAACTTGAATGGCTAACGAATAAAAAATAATCTTACAACGAATTACGGCTATTTTCTCAAACTGATTTCCAAAACCCTTTTTAAAATCTTCCAACAATTCGCTTTGAAAATTAGGACCAAGCGGAGAAGGAGACGACATTTTTAGTTTTGAAAGAGGTGGAAGAAAGTTAATCCAATTTTTGATATCATGCTCTGCTGGCAATTCTTCGGCGACGTGTATTTTATTATACTCACGTTTTTCCAACATTTTTGTTTCTACTGTGGGAATTTTTACGACGATTTTTTCAATGTATGATTTTATTTTTGATGCAGTGTCATCTTCTTTTTTCCCTTTTAGAGTATTCCATGGCTCAATACTTGATTTTATCTTTATGGCGATACATGCAATATATTTTATCGAAGAGTTGTCACCATCTCCGTCAATGGGGTAGCCAACAAATGAGCGAACGCAACCGGGGAATGTCTTGCGCGTTTTTATAGAAGGAATATTGACCTGAATTACGACAACCATAAAAGACAATGTAAGCAATAAAATAGCATTTAATCTAAAATCTTTATAAGTCTGTTTAGATACGGCGGAGGATGCGGAGGATGCAGATGCAGATGCCTTTTTTCTGTTAAAATCTTCTTCTGATGGAATTTTAGTCATTAAAACATTCATAACTTGTTCAACAATAAATGTTCTCTGTGTTTCTAGGTCGATTGCCATGTATTTTGTCATAGTTGTTATAATACCGCTTATCATTTGCATGTCGGGATTTTTAAATGTAGGCAGTTTTTTGTCTTGAAGGCTCTGAATTAAAGTTTCACCCAATGATTTCTCCATCACTTCACGCGTTTGTAGTTTAAAACCTGCAGCGTCATAACCCTCTTCGGTGTCTAAATCTATATTTTTTATTACATAACCACTATATTTATCGGTCCATGCATCGCCGTCCTCGCTAATTGAACCTCGTTCTTTACATATTGTATCGATTGTCATCTGAATATCACCTTGACTCAAAAAAACAGTCGCAATTGTTTCGAAAAACGACGGCACTAATTTGATATTTGTGTCTTTACAATATAACCAATAAGGGCTTTCAACTTCAATACTAAGCGTCATAGAAGTGCTTTCTTCAATGGCTGGTCTAGTAAACTTTTGAATAAAACGCATAATATTTCTTTGGCGTTTTACGTAATCGGTTTGTCCTAAAATGAGGTCAAATATGCGAGCATATGGTGATACTTTCTCTCTGACGGCGGGGTCAAATTCATTATCAAGTCCGGACAAATATTGAGAATTGTTATATTTATATGCATTGTATTTTTGAATACTTTGTAGCTTATCGATTGTCTCGATGGAGTAGTTATACTTGCGATAAACACTATCTAAAATTTGCTTACGACTCTGGTGAAATTTCGAGTCGAACTCGTCATACATTTGTTTAATAACTTCATCTTTCATAGTATCTTGTGCTAGTTCGGGTGTCATACATTTTTTATTAAGGGCGAAACAATCACTTTTAACATTGCAAAAATATGCAGTATCATACATGCTAACTGTATGAGGGATGGTATCATCTTTAAGCCACCTACGATTTGCGCGAATATAGTATTCAAATCTGTCGCCTTCTTCGTCGGTTACTTCTAGAACGGCATACTGCCCGTCTTGTACCTTTCTTTGTCCTCGCAACATATCTTGTATTTCGGATTTGGCATCACTCATAGGGAGTTTTGTTTTTTTCATATAGCGAGAAACCAAAAACGTCTCAAAGTCTTCGGCGGAATATGAGGGTCTATCTTTTTCATGTTTTTTCAAAAATGGATAGTCGGTAAAATCATAATTTTTGTCGTAAAATATTTCCTGATCTTGGTCCTCTTCTAGTTCATCCCTGTCAATATATTTTTTAGTAAGGACGAAATTTTTACATTTATTTGCTCCGTGTTTTGATTCCATTTCCTGTTCAAATTTGTCTTTTTCTTGTCCATACAGCTGGTCAAAGTCAAAAGGTGTTATTAAATCCTCGTTTATAATTGAAAGTGTATTCATATATAATCGGGCATTATCAACACATATAAGACGGTACAAAATTTCCTGATTCGTAAATGAAATAGGCGGAAAGATAGAACCGGCGTCGAGAACACCGGCGCTAGAACCAACACCAACGCCAACACTCGGTTTCTTTTTAGGGCTATATGAGCGTCGTTTGTGAGTTGTATCTAATTTATCGCTTTCTAAGCCGCCCATTGCTGCACTAGAACCTCTTGCTCCAACAGCGTCACCGCCGGGTATATTCGCCTGTTTATCGCGAATATTCATATAGTTTTCTGATGACATACCGTATATGTCGAGTATGTCCGTGTCAAAGTTAACCTGCCTAGAGTCTTTAAGCAAGTTATACAAAGCGGATGAGCCGGCATATTTTGCGGCATATTTTGCAGTTGACAATGGAGCATACTCTCTCGCTGACTGAATTATCTTTTTTTTATATTCGGAAATACGGTGTGATATAAATGAAACGATAACTTCGTATTGGCTTAGGGTCAAATCACGCACATAAATCATAAATGGTTGTAATATAGAGACGTAATTTCCGAGTGTAATTTCACCTGTTATATATTTATTCATTGTTTCAAAAAGAAGAGCGGTGTTAGGGATAAGCATTTCAACAAATTTTCTATATTTTTCTTCGCTATCTATTTGTTGTTCGGAAAAAAAGGACATAAATCCAGATGTAAATTGTACAATATCGTCCACGTCGTATTGGTCTCTGCGTTCACTTTCTTCGAGAGAAATAGATTTACGAGTAATGCTGGTATTCTTACGAAGGAGATTCCAATATGGAACAAAGTGTTTTCCCATGTTTGCTCGAGTCATTATATCTGTATTTGGGAGTGAAATATTTGAAAAGTGCATTGCAGGTTCGGGAAGACTAATAAAAGAGGTGATATTTATGGAGTCATTAGGTGTCAAGGGGATGACGTCGGTTGTATCGGCGACGCGTTTACCGAAACTTTTAGTTTTTCTTGTCTGAATCTGAGACAGACCGAGGTTATATGTTTGAATAACAAACTGGTTTCGTTTTACTTGCTCTCCTTTGACGATACTTGAATAAAAGTCGGTAAGGTTGTCTAAGATGGATGATATATTTGCGTGGACATACTGGGTGAATCCAAACTCCGGATCGGGGTTGGTATAAGGGGTAATATATTCGTTCATTTTATTAATATAAGTGGCGAACGAGTCCTTGTTTGTGAGATAGTCGTCGGTTAGGGCGTTTTCGCGTTCAATGCTTTCTTCGGTAGTAATAACTGTAAAGTCTGTAAGATTTGCGGAATCTACATTATAAAATTTGCGAATATTTTTGGAAACGGGGAGAATCCAGAATAATTTTTGATTCAAAGATAACAGCGTTTTTGCAAGCGGTTTGTAATCTTCGCCTCTGCGTTTAACTAACGTCGCGTTTCCATTCGCGTCAAAGGTCGAAAATTCTTCACGCAACTGTCTAAATCGTTCAATAATAGAATGAATATTATTTAAAACCGATTTCGTCCTGTCAATATTTGGAAATTCAGATATTAGTTCATTCAATAAGTCTGTTGTTTGTTTTTCAATACTAAAGCGTTTTTGTTCTTCTGGTAGCTCGACAACTTGTGTAATCGATTCTAGTTCGTCGCCAAACTGTATGGAGTCGGCGTCAAGTAGGATCTCTTTAAGCGCGGTTTTAACTTCTTCGACGGGTATTTGAGGACTGATGGACGGAAAATTTGGCTGTTTACTAATAGAAATCGGAGCAATGCCAATTTCTTCCTCTTGTGATATACGTGTTGCTGCGCTTGCACTTTCGGCTAAAGGGGTTGTAGAAGACACAGGTGGGGAATCGCTGGGAGGGCTACGAATTCGTATTTCTTCAATGGGTATATTTTCTGGGATACCTTTATAACCGAAATCGATATAAAATATCTGTTCACCCGGATATGTTTTTACCTCTATCATATCTTCCTCTAAATCTGTTATTTGACCGGTAATAATGGTGGGCAAGTCTCCACCGAAGTGAATATCGAGCCATGTATTGGGTAGAAGTTTATTTTGGCGAGCATAACCGGGGAATTCGGGTGAATCTAAAATAACAATAGATGTGATCGACTCATCGCTGAATCCGCCTCTTGCACTCATGGTGAGTATAAGGCGCGTAGTTGTTGCTACATTGATTAACTTAATTTTTGTTTCGTCTATGTATTCGATAAGGTATATTTGGTCGTTAATAGAGGAATTTGTAGGTGCAATAATTTGTATAATATCTCCTAGAGAAATCTCGACAGATGAAGAAGGCGAAGATATTGGAGATGTCGGAGATGTTGTAGATGTTGGTGGTGGGGGATTTTGTAATTTTGATAACTTTGGGGAATTTTCTGACATTATATTTATACGTATACCTTATATTTATAACAGAAATTTTTATTAATGATTAAAAGCGAATAATATTTAATATTTTATATTGCGGAATTAATATCTTGTATATCTAAACATAAATTAATAGTAAAAGATATAAATAGACTGTGTTAATTTGTACTATCATAGATACGTATAATTTGCATCCATCTAAAATAAATGTTGATATTTAAAAATAAAAAAAGATTTGATAATATTTTGCAAATAATTGATGAGGAAAATGCAGATCGTGTTGATCATTTAAATGACATTGAAAAATTTATAGATAGCATTAAAGTAATGCTGGAAAAAATATACCTAATCGTTATAACAATAATTGTTACCGATGATTAATATGATATTGCAGAATTAATATCTTGTATATCTAAACATAAATTAATAATAAAAGATATATAAAGAGATTATGTTAATCTATATTATCGTACACATATATAACTTTTATACCACACCAGCTAGAATCCAATGTTTTCACTAAAAAAGAACGAGGGTTTTGCCGATATTTTGCGAATGATTGGTGAGCAAAATACGGAAAACGTGAATCATTCGAGTGAGATTGAAAAAGCCCTTAATAGTCTTAAATTAACAATGAAAAACTGGAAGACAGATACTGGTATGTATTCGATAATAAAATATGATAAACAGGCATTTGTTCTGACAAGCGAAGATTACGAAAGTATGGGGTTATTGCGTTCCGTAGTAGTAGATGAGACGGGGCGTATTGTTGCATACTCGCCCCCGAAATGTGTATATCTTTCGGAACAGCGAGAGAAGGTATTTAACGAGAACAATATAATGTCAGAGTCGAGTGATGTAGTAACGAATGATTGGTATGCGGAGGAATTTGTGGAGGGTACAATGATTAATATGTTTTATTCCGAAAAGGGCGGAGCGTGGGAGATTGCGACAAAGAGTACAGTAGGGGCAAATGTGGTATTTTATGCACCGAAGAATCCAAAGGAGACGGTTGAGATACGAGAGAAGGATACGTTTCGGAACATGTTTTTCGAAACATGTGCAAAGGTAGGTTTCAAATACGAGGAGCTTCCGAAGGAGTTCATGTATAGTTTTGTGTTACAACATCCTAAAAATAGGATTGTGATGCCAATCAATAGTGCGGCGATATATATTATTGGGGTATATAGCATCAATAACGACACACTTGATGTTACACAACTTAGTAATGCGGGATTTGTAGAAAAGTATGGCGGCGAAGGTGGTGCTATTTTGAGACCGAAGCAGTTGTTTGTGGATGATTATAGTGTAGGCGGGTTTAAGAAAGAGTATGCATCAATGAATTCGTCGTATAATATGATGGGTGTTGTGTTTTGCAACATGTTGACGGGGGAGCGTATGAAGGTGCGTAATCCGATGTATGAGATGGTGAAGAATATGAAGGGTGTTGGACAGAAGCTACAGTTGCAGTATTTGACGTTGCGTCATGGTGGGAGAATATCGGATTATTTGAAAGCGTATCCGGAATATAAGGGTGATTTTGCAGTATTTAGGAATCAGTTGCATGAGTTTACGAGGAGTTTGCATCAGAATTATTTGGATTGTTTTGTATTTAAGAAACAGGCATTCGGCGAGTTTCCGCAGCAGTATAAGAAGTTTATGAGTGGGTTGCATAAGAAGTATTTGGAAGAGTTGCGTGAGATTAAGGGGTCGGTTACGTTTACGTATGTGGTGGAGTTTGTGAATACGCAGAATCCGCTACTTTTGATGTACTCGTTGAATTATGTAGTGAGAGAACACAAAAAGACGATGGAAAGGATGGATGAATCGGTAATGGAAGTAAATGTGCCAACTGTGGAGTCAGTAGATGTTGCGGATGTTGCGGATGTGTAGAAACCACAAGTAGTGATATTATATGGGAGGGCTGCATCGTTTTGTATATATTTGTTTTAACATTATAGTGTATAATACATTTTATAATGTTAAAAAATTGATTCAATAAATGGTGTATAATATTAATGTAGAATTGCAAATCAGTCAGTCAAAGAAACAATCAAACAAAATGGTCAAGACAAGAAATCAGAATCAACAAAGCAAGAACATGCAGCGTGGAGTCACGACGAGGTCAGGGTTTGAGTTGAAAAAATCCAATACAGAAGTGGATATAGAGGCGGAAATAGTTGTATTGCCTGCCATGAAGATGTCAAAGGAGATGAAACACCGCGCAAATGTGAGAAAGGAGATTGCGAAGAAGTCGTGGAAGAAACAGACGGACAAGAAGTGTAGGAGATTCGAAAGAGTAGAGCGCGACTTCTTGAACCACGTGTATCACAACGCAGGTGAGATGACGGCGATATGGAAGAATTTCGAGATGGTGTTTCGCGATATCGATAAACTCCTCATGTTTAAAAAACGCGTAGAAGGGAGGTAAAATTGAAGGAAAAAATGTAATATAGGTTATAGCATATAGCATATGGAATATAATAAAATTTATTTTTATCGTATAATTATCCACCAATACGTAAAATTTCTATTAATGGATCAAACGTTAGACCCCCTGCTGACGCATTAAATGCTTGAACTGTAAAAGTTTGAGTTGTTAGTCTTAAAACAGTGGTTACAGTACTAATCCAACTTGTTCCATTATATTGTGTTACACCCATATATGTAAAACCTGTACTTAAAACAATACGTAAACCACCCGCGAGTGTAACTCCAAAAGCAACCGCACCTGGGAAGTTTGACCACGTCCCTGTAACGGTTATAGAATATGTACCTGACGTATTTACAGTAATTGTGCCAGCTGAATTTGTGTAAGCCCCGCCCGTATTTTCTATGGTGTTATCCCATATAATCGCAGATGATGTTGATGCTCCTATAGATTGCGGAGATGTCCTGCTAGCATAAAAACGAATGTAGTTTATAGATGTTGGTGGGACAGAATTTAATGATAATCCAGAACCAGAACCAGTAAATGTCGTAGCTGTTAAATTTCCCGTTGATGGATTTAATGTGAAATTTGGAATAGTTATATCAGCAAGCAGTGATTGCGTTCCAGATCCAGACACAAATGTTGGATAAAAAATAGCATTTGTATTATTATTAGTTATGTTTATAGCAGTAGCGTTGGGATTAGTCGCACCCGTCGCACCCGTTGCGCCTGTAACACCCACCGTCCCCGTTGCTCCCGTTGGTCCGGTTGCGCCAGTTGGTCCTGTAGACCCCTGATTTGCCGTTCCCGAACCTAATAACTCTTGTAAAACAATATTATTGCCTTGGCTCTGTATTATACCAACCGTATTTGCAGGAACACCAGCACCAGCTGGTTCTAATTGATATGTTAAATAGTATTTAATGGAACTGGTTGTTGACGGACTGTCTATATAGTTTAAAATATATAAGTCGTTGTTTGATATTGTGGCTATTTCTGGTCCAAGAAGTGTATCGCTCGCAATTGTAGTTGGTGCTCCCGAAGCTATACTTCTTTTAACACTTATTGTTAGTCTATCGTTTGTATTGTAGCTTGACGCATATTTTATTCGAAACTGTGTTAAAATGTTACTCGCTGTAGATTGTGGAGTTATTAAACAAAAATAGTTTCCACTTAAATCAACTTCGGTTGTTCCTGTAGCATAAGAGCTAGGCGTTGATGATAAATCCGTTGTTTTATACTGAATAATTACGCCGTTTGCACCTGTTGGACCTGTAACACCGGTATAACCTGTGTAACCCGTATAACCAGTATAACCAGTATATCCTGTATAACCTGTGTAACCTGTATAACCTGTATAACCTGTATAACCTGTATAACCCGTGTAACCTGTGTAACCTGTATAACCTGTATAACCGGTATAACCTGTGTAACCCGTGTAACCTGTGTAACCAGTATAACCCGTGTAACCTGTGTAACCGGTATAACCTGTGTAACCCGTGTAACCTGTATAACCTGTTGCCCCTGTTGGACCAAGTTGAGTATACATTACTTGTGTAACTGTTAAAATAACAGACGGAATACCCGGATTAGGTGGCGGTCCTACAGAAGCTGGTTGAGAAAGTAGATTTATATTTACATCAGAACTATACCATACCAATTGAACATAATCATTCGCCGCCATGGACAATACAAAATTCCATGCTGGAACTTCTAGACTCGCACTTGAAGAACCACTTGCTGCTATTTTTGTATCACTATAAACAACATTTGTCCCATTTTTAACTAACCATATATTTACGGTACTCGAACCTCCTCCTGAAGTTTTCTCAAGTTGTGCTGAGAATTGAACATTATATACACCCTGATATTGTGTAACAATATGGGTTGGGTTTCCCGAAGCATCATTTTGAATTATGACACCATTATTTTCTGCTGTAGTATTTAACTTCATATAATTTGGTTGCACTGGGGTCAAACCTACGCCTACATTTGTTTGTGTCGTTGTGTCGTAAAATGACCCATAATACCCCAATGCTCCCCCCGCGCCCGTTGCACCAACAGCACCAGTTGGACCTGTATAACCCGTGTAACCTGTATATCCAGTATATCCCGTGTAACCCGTGTAGCCTGTGTAACCCGTATAACCCGTGTAGCCTGTGTAACCTGTATATCCTGTATATCCTGTGTAACCTGTGTAACCTGTATAACCCGTATAACCAGTGTAACCCGTATATCCTGTGTAACCCGTATAACCTGTGTAACCCGTATAACCAGTGTAACCAGTATATCCTGTATAACCTGTGTAACCCGTATAACCTGTGTAGCCTGTGTAACCTGTATATCCTGTATATCCTGTGTAACCTGTGTAACCTGTGTAACCTGTATATCCCGTGTAACCTGTATATCCTGTATAACCTGTGTAACCCGTATAACCTGTGTAACCAGTATAACCTGTATAACCTGTATATCCTGTGTAACCCGTGTAACCCGTGTAACCCGTGTAACCTGTGTAACCTGTATATCCCGTTGCACCCGTAACACCTGTGTAACCCGTATAACCTGTGTAACCCGTGTAACCTGTTGCACCAGTAGGACCAATAGGACCAATAGGACCTTCAGGTCCAACCGCATAAATAATCAAAATAAGCTCTTGTTCTGATGCAAAAGCATACGTGTTTGGTCCAGAAACATTCCATGTTACATAACCAACATTTGAGGTTGCTCCAGTTATAGTCCACGTTTGGTTAAGAGTAGAAGTTGTTTTGTCTTGTAAAATAATATTATCTCCTGCGTTTACTAAATCGAGTAATATACCTATATTTACACCATCATTATCAGTCTTAGATACGTATATTTCAGTAGCATTTGTTTGTGTTATAGTATTCCATTTAACATGCATTATACTCGGAGGAGCTGTTGTATTTGGGGTTTCGGCTTTATAGTTATAAAATGTACTAGATTGTCCCACTGCACCTTTAGCACCAGTAGCACCTGTAGCACCCGTCCATCCGGTAGCACCAGTAACACCTGTATATCCCGTATAACCAGTGTATCCTGTGTATCCCGTATAACCCGTATAGCCAGTTGCGCCAGTAACACCTGTATATCCCGTATACCCCGTGTATCCCGTGTATCCGGTGTAGCCAGTTGCACCAGTAACACCTGTGTAACCTGTATAGCCCGTATACCCTGTGTATCCTGTATAACCAGTTGCGCCAGTAACACCTGTATAGCCCGTATACCCAGTGTATCCGGTGTAGCCAGTTGCGCCGGTAACACCCGTTGATCCGGTCACACCCGTATAGCCAGTATAGCCTGTGTATCCTGTATAACCAGTTGCGCCAGTAACACCTGTATAGCCTGTATATCCCGTGTATCCGGTGTAGCCTGTATATCCCGTTGCACCTGTGCTTCCAAAACCACCCATACCAAAATTCCCATCGGTGCGTGTTGTTCTAATGTAGCCTAACATGGTTATATTTGCATTTAATGCATTGTCATACGACATAGAATTATATAGTTATATAATACAAAAATATAATTATATATATAAAAAAACAAATATTTTATACTACTAACACACATCCGATAATTACATTTACACTAAATAGGAAAAGGTCTCTGATTTTTTTCAACTACAAGCGGCGTAGGCATTATAAGTGGTATTCTATCAAAGAAAGAACAATAAGGAAGTTCTTTCAGCTGCGGAACAACAGGAGCTTGCGGGTCAACAAGATTTGTAGAATTAATACCAAATAATGCCGATTCAATATCTACTGAATTTTTTGAAAATGAGTCTCGAGACATATAGGAAGGCAAATATCCTACATCGGGGAGTGCGTCTGTATATGCGCGACCATTCTGAGCATTTACATAAGTTACATGCTGGAATATCCCCCTAAAATCGCGTTGCTGATAACAGTAATCGCTTTTTGTATTTTTATTTTGAGTAGAAGCCATACTTTATACTTTGCTATATAATATTATATAACATATATTTTATTTTCATATACTTAATTTATTTTAATAATTTATTTTAATAATTTTAATTTAATAATTTTAATTTAATATTATTTTTTTGTTATTTCATCAATCAACGATTTTTTATTTACTTTTACAGGTGCTATATAATAATAATTTAATAATAGAAAAATTAGAACCAAATTCATTATATTGTCGTATAGCATAATGTATAAAACCTAAAACTATCATAAGAATGATAAGGAAATAAAATATTTCGCGGATTTTTTCATAATGAATTATTTTCGTATTTTTAGGGTCTTTATTTTTATCAAAATCGATTTGGAATTTAATCGATTGGTCAATTAAAAGTAAAATAAGCGTTGGTATAGAAAAATACCATTTTGATTTAGTCATTAGTAAAAATATAAAATATACGTAACATGTTTTAAGCCAAATATTAATAACATCTAAACCATTATCTTTATCTACAACCGTAAATAGTAGAAAGAATGATATTAATCCTATAAAATGACGAAAGTATACATTTTTTGTAATATACTGTTTAATGTCACAGCTTACTAAATTTGATAAATAACCAAATAATAGCCATAAATATAGACCCGCTATAGCCGTTCTTATATCAAACATTTATATTATATATACATATACATTATACTATATTTTTTTAATAATTTTAATTTAATATTATTTTTTTGTTATTTCATCAATCAACGATTTTTTATTTTTAATAAACTCGTTATATAGTACCGTGTCGCTTTTGTCGTCTTTGTCGTCTTGTAAAAAATAAACTAGACACGCATGGAATAATTGAAAAGTATGGAACGAAAAAAGAAACTGTAAAATGGTTTCATGATTTTTATTTTCACTTCTATAATTGTAGTGAGACTCGGCGATTTCAATAAAGTCTTTATTGTCTTTTATTTTTTCGTATATAGTATCAATCGTTGCAACAATAACATCCGAATCATATTCTTTTAATCCGAAAGCATACAAATATTCGTGGCGATACAACGTATCTTGATCCTCTTCGTCGTCGTGCAATTTATATGTACACAAAAACGTGGTATTATACATGGCGGGTATAAATTAAAAATAGAATTGTTTTTAATATATTTTTAATTCAAAATGATTTAATGTTTTATTTTACTTACTATTTTTGTTAATACATTAATTTTATTTTTATTTTTACGAGCTACAAGAGGTATATTTAGTTTCGCGTTCAATTTCACGTGAAGGAACGCCGCCACGTATCCAACCATTTACGGCGACACCTTCTATCAAGTTTGCAGGATTTGAAATTGTAGAAGCGATAGAAGGAATAAGAGGATACATTTCGTGATTCACGAAACATACTTCAGAACTAGGGTTAACGCTCTTCTTGTTAATATTGTAGTCACCCTGCCATAAACGAGATTCTACAAGAGGGTTTGATTCACCTCTACCGAGAAAAGGGACGGTCTTGAAAGGGCGCTCAAATAAACTAATACGGCAACGGGGATGCGTCATAATGCTACCGTTAAATAGTTCACTATTCGTGTCGATATTACAACCGCCAATGCCGACATGGTGACTACCCTTATAGTTAATACCGGGTTGAGTCATAGCAAATTCAATAGGGCGCTTCATGTTACACTCTGCGGAAAAGAAATTATTTAACATATAGTTACTCGAATTAAGGTTTTGTATATTTCTCTGGTCACTTCCACAGTTGTCGTTGCCCAGTCTGCTCAAGTTGTCGAAAACGTAGTCTTTTACAGTAGCCATACTTGTTTATTTATATGTATATATATATATTTTTGAAAATATAATTTACTAAATATTATATTATAATATAACGAAATTGTAATTAAATTAAATATGTTAACTCTTATTTAATTTAAAATAAACTAAACTAAACTAAACTAAACTAAGGTACAGTAAGAACTACACTTGATTGTCGCATTAGAATCATATTGTTTTAAATTAGTTATACGTTCCTCCTAATCTTGGTTGATTTCTTCCGAGAGCAAATTCGTTACCTTCTTTTGCTGAAATCATATCTCCGTAACAAAAGTTAGCAAACCCTGCCTGATCATTCGGAATAGTTGTATTTGGATTCGTGTAGAAGTTTCTCATGCTGTGGTCAAAAGTATAACTATCTCCTAAATCACTAAATAATTTACGCTTAATGTATTCTTTTTGTTTGGAAGATTCGTCGGAAAAAGTAGTATCGACTACATATTCTTTCGTATTATTGTTTATCTTCTTTTCAACCTCTGCATTAAATGCTGGCGCTGCCTCGTTTCTGGTCGGATTATAACTTATTTCAGGCAAAAGAACATTCATCATGGGATTATTTTGCTTCGGATTTGTGTAGTCGTCTTTCACTTCATTATACAATACTGAGTTGATGAAACTTTCTTTTATTTTAGATGGCTTCTCTTTCGCCATTTCGTCCTCTTTGGCTTTATTCGACTGTACATGATATAAAACAGCAATTACAGCTAAAGTTATTACACATACAAATATCATTCCAATATTTAACGTAATCAAATATCCTAAAAGTGAAGCCAGAATAACGAATCGACTAATGGCATTCAATTTTTCCATATTGCTCATATTCGAATTTGGCCAGATTTCAGTAATATATTTTTTATTGAATAGAATAGTGGGTTCATTTAACCAAAATGGTGTTGCTGGTAATTTGTCCATTATATATATATTCTTAATTATTTTTTCTTATTTTTTATTCTTTAATCATTAATAGTAATAATTACATTACATTAACTTATTTATATTTTTCGTCATACGTCGTAATATTATCACTTTTTGTTTTTATTCTTCTTCTTCTTCTTTTGCGTATTCGTAAGGGGTTCGTATCCTGTTTCTGCCGAGAGTGGCGCGGTAGTGGTCGTGGTCGTCTCTTGAATAACATTTTCAGCTGGTTTAGCTGTTCTAGGCGTTTGTTGAATTTGTTCACCCGATGACGACGTATATACCGCTGTAGTTGGGCGAACTGCGTTACTTGCAGCAGGTGAGGGTTTTTGCTGTGGTTGCTGCGGCTGTTGCTGTTGTTTTTGCTGTAGCTTTGTTTGCATGCGCTCTTTCATTTTTGCATTTTTCATATTTTGCTGCAAGTGACTTTGAAGTGCGCCCATATTTATCTTGCCCCCTTTTCCACCTAAACCAGCCAAGCCCCCTAATCCCGACATGCCCATTTTGCTTAACATACTTGACAAGTCTCCCATACCGGGCATATTTTTCATATTACTAAGAAGATCACTTGCTTCCTTCATAAGCTCGCTCTCCTTAATATCTCCTTTTTTAAACTTATCGTCTAATTTTGCTCCAACACTTTTGACCATATTCATTAATTTGCCCGGATTCTTAAATAGTTTTTGAAAAACATTGCTCATATTTATATTTTCTGCATTTTCCATATCAATACCCAAATCAAAATCCTTTGCTGTTTCTTCTGCTATTTCTTTTGCTAATGCCCCTATTTTACCGTTTAGAAGTTTTGAAATATGTTCATGAATTGTTTCTGGATTGGGCATCTCGGGTTGTTTTTTATTGTCCGACGAAGCATTCGGTTCTCCTTTCGCGGCATCACCCTCTTCATTCTTAGTTGAGTTGAAATCAGGGAATCCTGGAAATCCTGGAAATCCTGGAAACTTTGCCATATCAATTCCCATTCCCTCTGGTGAAAAATTCTTAAACTGCTCTGCAAATTTCTCAAAATCTTTCATATCAATTCCATCCCCGAATTTTGCATTTTCTCTCGAAGCTCTTGCGTCTCTTGTGTTATTATCGCCGCTATTGTCTGCACCCGCACCCGCATCCGCACCATTACCGCTTTCACTCCCACTTCCTCCCATAAAAAAATCCTGCATATTTTTTATCGTCTCGTCCAATTTATTCTTCAACTCTTCCTCGTTAATCGCTTCAAACAATTTGGCAGTATCTCCAAACGAATCTCTATCAGAAATATTTGTAATAATTGAAAAAAGAATAAGCTGTAAATATTTCCAAATCGTATCACGCGTCTGGTTTGAAATATCAGGAGTATTCCATACTTCTCTAAAGTCAATATCGGGTAAAAAGTTTACATTGACCATGGCTTCGCCACTATCCTTTTTGAAAATTTCAGCATTCTTATACAAAATATCAAAAAAACGAACAGGATATATAGTTTTTGAATACTCGTACAACACCTTTACTCTAGTTTCGTCTAAAATTTCTTCGGCTACAACATTACCATCCGTGCTAACAGACACTACGACAAAATTATCTTTCAATTTATCACTATATTCGGGAAAAGTCGTAGTAAAATCGTTTATAAAATCTGTCATTACTTTTTTAAACTCATCGGGAATTAATTCCGAAACTACTTCGGATTTATTTTGAGAAGATGATGTATTTTTTTTACCCATTTATATTTTTAATTTATCATTTAGTATTTAAATCAAACTAAAGGATAAATATATTTATTAATTTATTAATTTATTAATTTATTAAATTATTAATAACCAAATTATTAAATTATTAAATTATTACTATGTTTTATTATACAAAATATGAATTCGGTCTTTAGTCGAGAGTAACTATCGTATTATTTATTGTACATATAGTTTAGATAGGATACATAAATTTTTAATATATCTAAGCGATTTTTCTTGGTTTTCTTTACTCATATTTCTTACCGGTTCGCGAAGTTTGTCTATGTTAGTCATAATATCATCCGAATAATTTATATACACCAAATCCTTTTTATAATCCTTTTCTACAAAAAAATTAATGTTATCTTGGTTAATTTCGGTTTCATATTTAGAACATATATAATTGTACCATATCCTTATAATAAGTACAGGATTTACTTTTTTTATCATAATAAGTGCCGCTTTTGCCCTTTTTATCGAAGAGTCTTCGCTAAATACGAATTCTATATCTTCTATAAACTCAAATAATTGTGTGGTAAAAGCATTCAAAAGTAATGACTTGTCAGAACTATCCAACGATACAGAAGACATATTAGCTTATGATTAATAAGATATATAAGATATAAGATTATATATTATTAATCTATTGTTTTAAATATTTTTAATTTATAAATATATTAAGTATTTTACGAATTAAACCGTACATTCTTTTTTTGTTGTCTTTGCTGTTCTTGTTGTTGTGCTAGTTGCGGTCCTATTACCTGTATTTGTTGTTGAAATTGTTGTTGCTGTGAAAACTGCGATTGAAATTGCTGTTTCTGTTGTTGTTGTTGAATAAACTGTTGTTGCGCAGGCTGTTCAATAGCTTTTGCCTGTTTTTCAACATTAACTTGTATTTCAGAATTTCTCTTTTGTTGTAAATTTTCCAAAGAAACCGTCCCTATCTTATCTGGCATATAATCTTCCTTTGGTGCTTCTATTCTCATATTACTATCCACCGTCGCATAGTTATACAATTGTCGCATCCCTCCATTACCTTTCGCCGATAAATCATCGCTCGATTGATCCCAAAAACTAAAAGCATCAGATGCCACCCCATAACCACCTATGCAGTCGTTATTTAATGAAAAAGGAGACGGCTCGCCATTATTATTTGTTGCAACCATATTTATTGCTGTTTCTCGTGGTTGTAAATGTCCTAATATTTGGTCTCCATATAATACTTGATGACCTTGTTTCATAAGAAGTAAAGCAGGAACGCGATTTACTTGCGGGGGCATAATAATCTTTTCTCCATTTTGAAGAATAATATACCATGAACCGGTTGGTCCTTTAATTCTCTTATCGATACACAAAAAGTGTAACTCTTCTTTAATGTTACTTTTTGCTAATGTCTGGAGAATTTTTTTGGATTTTTCACAAAAGTTACTATAATATAAAATACTACTCATAATATAAATTACCGCCGAGTATTTATCGTTTATTTTAACTTATTATTTAAGTTATTTATCTTATTTATCTTATTTATCTTATTTATCTTATTTATCTTATTTTGTCATTAATTTCAATGAAATAACAGTTATTTCATTTTCCTTAATTATATTAATGAAAAATTGATTTAATAAATTGTATAATATTAATATAATAAGAAGAGCAAATCGCACACAATGAACCCCCGCGTTACGAACATGATTCAAGAAAATAGTTTTCTGAAGTTTACGTTAGTGGAATGCAACATGAGTATTGCGAATGCCCTACGAAGAATTATAATCTCAGATATTCCTACATTTGTATTTAGAACTTTCCCATATAGTGAAAATAAAGCTGAAATTACACATAATACTACCAGGTTTCATAATGAAATTATTAAGCAGCGTCTCAGCTGTATCCCCATTCATATTAGCGACATGGATTTTCCATATAAAGACTACATCGTAGAAGTCAACGTTAAAAATGACACAGACAGCATTTTATATGTTACCACAAAAGATTTTAGAATAAAAAATATTAAAACCGATGTGTATTCTGATGAATCTGCAGTTCGAGCAATATTTCCTCCCTCGCCGATTTCGGGAGACTATATAGAATTTGCTAGACTTCAGCCTAAATTATCCGAGAATATTGATGGAGAACGTCTTACGCTTCGATGCGGGTTGGATATTGGAATGGCATCACAAGATGGTGCATTCAACGTTATTAGCACGTGTGCATACGAATGTACGCCAGACGATTCAAAGGCGTCTGAAGTATGGAAAGAACTGGCTGCGGCTATGAAAAAAAGCGATAAAAGTGACGAAGAAATCGAATTTGAAAAACGTAACTGGTTTCTACTTGAGGCAAAGCGATATTACCAACCAAATAGCTATGATTTTATTATTGAGACTGTCGGTGTTTTTGAGAATAATGAAATCGTTCTAAAGGCATGTGAAATCATGATTTCAAAATGCGAAATGTTTTTGGGAAATTTGCAGCACGGAAAAGTTCCTATTGTGCCTTCTGAAACAACATTGAAAAACGGTTTCGATGTTACGCTGATAAATGAAGACTACACATTGGGGAAGGTTATTGAATTTTATTTATATGAGCAAAATTTTATAGGAGACAAAACACTGTCATTTTGCGGGTTTAGAAAGCCGCACCCTCATGCTACAGATAGCATAATTCGTGTTGCATTTCACAATGAAATAGATACAGTTGGAGTATCCGGATATATACAAGGTGCTACAGATAGCGCAATTTCCGCATTTAAAAAACTAGTAGAACAACTAGGAGGTGACTTGAAAAAAACAGAAAGGGTGCGTTTATCTACGGGAATGGCTATGTCGAAGTCTAGTACTAGTAGTAACAGAGGTGTCAGCCCTAAAAGGAGTTCAGAAGCATCAGCGGTGGCGGCGGCGGCAACCGATGTAGCTGAAAGTAAAAAAGACAGTTCAAAATCGGCACAAGGTGCATCAGCAGATTCAGGCAAACCGAAAAAAGTTAAATCGCTTGGTTCAGGTATTAAAAGCGCACTTGCATCGGAATTAGGTTCAAATAAAAAAGTGTCAAAAAGCCGCGATGAAGAGAAAGAAGATAAAGAAGAAGAAGAAGAAGAAGAAGAAGAAGAAGAATAAATATCTAATTTTACATGTTTCGTGTTTTATTTGATACCAATATTACTAATATTACTAATATTATTAAAAATATTTTTCCTTTTTAATATTATTATCTTTATAATTATTTTATTTAAATACTTATTCTATATTCTCACGTTGTAATGTAATCCATTCTTTTTTTGCTACATGCCAAAAAGGCAAATAATATACTTCAGCATCGGTTAGTATCGCCGCAATATAACTAAAAGAACTTGCAGACATTACTAGTACGTCAGAACCAACAAGCCCCACAAATGTTTTAGTTACTTCTTCATCGATATGAAAAACAACATCTTCATTTTTATAACAGTTAAAATTTTCAATATGTCCCTGTGAATAAATATGGAAACATAAACATATATCTTTATTTTTATACTTTTCGCGAATATGGTTAATAACATTTAAATAATACGAGTCTTCGGTATTTGTACCTTCCACACGGTCGTCGTGAATATTGGGTCTTCTAACGTGAACTGCAATATTAAATTTGTTATTTTTATAGACATCTTTATCTTTATTTTCCCAGAAACATCTTTTGATTTTATGAATTGCTTCGTTATTTGTTGTATATAAATCTAAATTGTTTTCAACAACACGATATATCAACTCTCTACTTGAAGTGTTAATTCTATAGTTGTGTATATTTTTTATATAATCATAGTCATCGTAGTCGTCATAATTGCCTTGTATATTCATACAGTGATTTGCTCTTTCTATGAACCCATCTTCATTATTATAATTATGTTCCATATTTTTTATCTTTTTATGAATATAATCTAAATTATTGAAGTTTGCATATAAAATATAAAAAATAATTGACTGTAACTGTGACCCAAATCCGTCATGTTTATCAATAAATATTAACTTTTCCTTTTCCTTTTCCTTTCCAATAACATCGTCGTCCGATAAAGGAGTAACAATTTTATCATTTTCTATTTTTATATTTACAGAAGGACTATTATTAGATGGAAAATCTATGTTATTATCTATGTTATTATCAATAATTATTTTATTTAATCTAGGAAAAAATCCCAGTTCATTTATTATTCTTTGTTTTTCTTTTTTTATTACGTCGATACGCTGAGACCACCAATCTTCCTCGACCGCTTTTGTAATAATAGATAAAGACTCGTCAAAGTTATCAAGCGGTAACCTAACAAATGCACGCGAGTCAATATGGTCTTCTAGGTTGGGACACCCCCAATAAAAACAAAGACACTCGAATAAAATAGACTCCCATATCTTTTCAGTCGCATAATTTTTTTCACTGTTGTTTTCACACGAGAAACAGTACTTGTACTTTGCTAGCTCCTTTTTATTATCAGTTTCACCTACATATGATTTTAACCCATGATAATTTTTATGTCCATATACGTGTATAATATCCGTAAGTGTGGTTTGCGACTCCGACTCCGACTCCGACTCCACATATTTCAAAAAATCTACCCTTTTAATATGCCCTTCGTCGTGTAATTTATTACTTAGTATAGACATTATCTTATTTATTTTTTCTTCTTTTGGGATATGTTTTGGAGGTGATACTTGCCATTGTACATTATTAAGACTTTCGGTATGGCGAAAAACTTTCATAAACTTGTCCACATCCGGTATAGCCCATTCACCCCACGTTTTAACTCCCCAATTTTTAGTATTATCATATACCCATGGTTCCATCTGGAAAATAATAGTATTTCTAGGATCGTACACACTCGTCAAATCATACGTGGGAGAATTTATAATCACATAGTAGTCAATGTTATTATTATTATTATCATTGTCAGAAACAATCTCAAATACACTATTTTCACAAGTTCCCCAATCATCATACATTATTGAAAACTCACGACACAAATCTTGCGAAGAGCACCAATTGCATAACATTTTTATACGTTTTTTATTTTTGATTTCCAATATATCCGATTTTCGATTAATCTCACGCATCTGTTGCGTCTCATTGTTTTTAATCTCTTCCATAAGTCTATCCTCATATAGCCGTTTGAAGTTTTCATCAAGATTCTCTACAACTTTATATGCATACTCTCTTTTAATATAAATACCATCTTTATCACCAAACCAACTCGAGTTTGTAATATTAGTAACACTACTTTTAAAAAAGCCCAACGTATTAAACGCGACACACTGTTTATCATTTACTGCTCGTAAAACCATATTTTCCATACTATTATGTTTGCGATACAAATCGTTCCCTATTTGGTCTCCTCGAGGAATATAAATAAAGTTATCTTTCAAAATGCGAAGGTAGTCATTTTCGTACAAGCTAAAATCAATCGAGTCAACGTTTCTTTGTATGTCTGTATCGTAGTCGATACTGTCTTCGTGCCATAAAGAAATACATAAATTGGGTTGTGTTTCATACTTGTCGATAGTATTTACAATTTTCATAAGGTAGTCTATTCCATGTTTTATTCCGTTTGCGTGGATATAATCTATCATTTTTTGTGCACCTTTTTTATTTATACTGTACCCAAATGTTCCTCCAACATACAACTCGGTAGCAAGGTGACATACGGATACGTCGGTCTCGCTGGTTACTAAACTATAGTCATATTTGTCTTTGTTATCCGAGCGATTCGACTTGTACATTGTATAACCGTGATATACAATATCTTTATTATTGAAATCGCTTTCAAGTTTTGCAAGTTGTTCTTTATATCCGTTACATAAAATAACATCGTCTTCCATAATAATATAATAATCATTTGCTGCATCTTTTATTAACTCGCACCACAATCCGTAGTGTGATAGTGCACAACCGATAAACCCACATCTACTTCCAAAATCATTGCCTTCAAACATTTTATATAATTCTATTGTTGGCGAGAGGGCAAGGTCATTGCCGCATACCGCGTTTATAATTTCGTATTCTTTATTAGAAAAACCCAACGCTTCCAATTTAGTTATTATTGTATTTTTACGGTCTTCTCTATGTTTTAAGTTTACAACTTTAATAACACACGAAGCATTTACTTCTATGGGAGGGCTGTATCTTTTACGAATGCTTTCATTCGTTGCGATATTATTTGTCACAGGAGATGTATGAAGTGTATGAGGTGTATGAAGTGTATGAGATGTATGAGGTTCGTGAGATTTGACGAAATTAAATTGCGAAGTGTTGTTTAATTCGTAAGAGTTTGGTTTTGTTTTATCATGACGTTCCGATGTTAATCTACCAATATGACGACAGCATATCATATTAAAAAATGCGCTTCTATATCCTGCATTGTACCAGCGTGTTGCATAATCTAATTCAAAAAAATTATTTTCCGTATCATAATTACCTACGGCTAAAATCGTTTCAACGTCTATCATAGCAGGACGAAAGCTATAATCGGGCCAGTAACAACAGTTCGGAAAACGTATCTCATTACTTTTACTATGGTTATGTAAAACAACGGGAAGCTCAGGTATACATTCGTTGGGAGATAAAACTGTATGACCTTTTATAGCCGTATTCTCAATTGTTTCGGAATAATTTCTGTTGAATAAAATTTGTCGAATATTTTTAGAAGTATGATATTTTTGAAGAACCTTTATAGAATCTCCCACATAGTTTCTTTTTGTATAAAATAAAAAGTCGTCTTCCATATGTATCCAATATTTTGGTTTAATTTCATTTAACTTATTCCAAATAATATTCATACTTTCTCGGTGTCCTTTTTCCATTTCCGATTTCATATAATACGTAATCCATGGAAAATTACTCTTCATATATTCTCTATCATGGTGAGAAGAATTATCGTCTACACAAAACCAATAGTCAATCTTTTCCTTATCCAACCAGTGATTTAAAATAGAACCCAATGTCTGTTTAAATAAATCGAGTCTCTTACAAGTAGTAAAAGAAATAAAAATATTAACTACGCCGGTATTATTATTTTTACACTTATTGCTCGAACCCGAAAAGACTTTATTGTGAAACGTCGCTTTAATGTTTTTGGGTAAATTGAATAAAGCAGAACGATTTTTTTGAAATAAAATGTTCCAACATTCGTGGATACGTTTATCGACGTCGATACCGTCATTAAGCAATTTTTGTACATTTTCGTTATACTCGTAAAAAAACTCAAGAGTATCTGTATCATCGCGCAATATCTGGTCTTTATAAAAGGCTAGGTTAATGCATGTTTTAATATATTTGTCAATGCTATCGATACACCTGGTGGTGATAATTTTTTTACAACACTGGTATCCCAACTCGTATTTTCCGCAGTAAAATCCGGCAATACTACAAGAATATTCCACGTGGTTAAAATAAAAGGGTTCAAATAGGAAAAGTTTATTAGCCGGTGGTTCTGTGTGACCCATGAACTGTTCGCCTAACGAACAACACAGCAGAAACAGTTCTTTTTGTAAAAATATTTCACATGCTAGTGCGACTCCTTCTATTCTTTCGTGGTCAAAAATAATGGACTTTGTTAAGTATCGAATTGCATTTTCGAAATCATTCTGTCGCATATATAGGTCTCCCAATATAAAACAAGAATAATATCTTTCTTGAACCCACGTATTTATTTTATCTGCGACGAGCGTATACCATTCGATTGCATCTTTAATCATGCCGCTATCTTTATAACTCTGTGCACAATAGAAAGCATAACGATTGGATAAACCTTTGTCTGGTTTTTCTATTTCGGTATAATATGCTTTTTTTAAAATTTCGGCATCTTTTTTATATTTATTTGGATCTTTACTCCTACTTCCTTTGCGACCTGATTCTATATAGTAGTTGCCGTTTATAACCGTCCCTTCTATGTTCTTATTTACACATGTTAAAAATTCGTGGAGAACGCCGTTGAATCGCCATTCGAGTTGGTTATTTATTAGTAAGGGGCGAACATACGCTACGCTATCTCCTCCAAATTTCAAATTATACATTTCTTTATTAAACAAAGAAGATTCGGGAAGTTCAAAATTTCCGTGTATGCTATCATCCGCGTCAAAAATAAAAAGATAGTCTGTTTTTTTATTTGCATACTGTAATGCTAATGTCCTATTATGACCAAAATCCCGCCAATCATCTTGAAATAGCTCTCCGTCGATATTTTTTGATTTAAAATAATCTTTTATTACTTGCTGCGTGCCATCAGTAGAACCCGTGTCGGAAATAACCCAGTAAGTTAAAGGAATATATTTTAAAATATTGTCAAAAGTGTCTACAATAATATGTGCTTCGTTCTTTACAATCATATTTAAACAGATTGTTTTACTCGACATGGTACAATTATTTGTTATATTTTCCGCCTTATTATTCATATTTTCCTTATTTTCCATATTGAACAAATAAGTATTTAGGAATCATAACATAAATATATTTATATTTATTTTTGTGTTAATAAATAATATTATTACTATTATTATAGAAATAATAGTAGTGTGATAGAAATAAATATAATAATATAATATAATTACATTATAATAAATGTCATTTACTCGTTTTCATGATGACCCGAGCAGAATAATGAAACAACAACAGGAGTCTACGGATCAAGGGAAGTGGATACTCAATGTTCCGGGTAACGGAGATAAGCCGTGTTTTATGATAGACCCGTCAATTCGATTACAAAAGTGGGGTGCAAATTTGATGACAAACACAGTTAATCTAGAAAGTTCTCTTTTTGGTCTCGATAGAAATTTAACAAGAGACTGTAATCCGGAGAATAATTATAAAGATGTAGTTATACCTACGTCGACAATTGAGTATCCCACGTGTTCTCCTTTTACGGACCAATCTAGAGTTACGAATCCCGCGTGGTGGTATAGAGATTTAGAACAACCGAACTGGGATTATCTTCATTTGAATCCACAAGAGAATACATGTAGGTCATTTCAAAACAATCTTAGCACTAGAATTTTAGAAAAAGACAACCATGTTGCAAAAATTCCGTGTTTTAATTATAATACGATAGATAATACACAAAATTTATTTACAAAATAAAAGACAAAGATAAAAAGGTAAATATAAAAAGGTAAAGATAAAACTATATATATGTAATATTTAAGAGTTAATAGAGAGTAAAAAATATATTACATATATATAATAAACATATATATAATATAATGGAAGTTGTTATCCCAATATTGGCAGCTACAGGATTAATTATGGCGGCAAATAATAAAAACGAAAATAATATTGACGGTGTAAGAGCAAAAATGTTTAAAAAAGAAGCATTTACGAATATGGGCGCAGGTAGAGTAAATCCTCAAAATTATATACCAAATACTCAAACACCAGTTACAAACTATCCTACAATAGACAACTCAACAAAAGGTAACATAAATCGGTTTCAAGGGGGGTCGGCAGTAAGCGATAAATACTTCAATGCATCGGCTGCAAAGAGAGTATTACAGCAAGGCGACCAGTTTGGTAATCCATATTCTAATAACAACAATGATACAAATGACGACAATGTAAAATCATTAACAGGTGAGCAAATAAATGTATCAAATTTTGAGCATAATAATATGGTGCCATTTTTTGGCGCAAAAATAAGAGGTCGTACAACAGACACTGATACACATGAGTCTATTTTAGATAGTTATAGTGGAACTGGTAGTCAAAAAATATGTAAAGAAGAGCGTGCACCCCTATTTGCCCCGGAAGCAAATATACAATACCCAAGCGGGATGCCGAACTTTACGACATTTTTCCAGTCACGCGTCAATCCCGGAACACAAATGGCGAATGTAAAACCATGGGAAGAAGTGCGCGTTGCTCCCGGATTAAATCAAGGGTTTACGTCTTGTGGAAGTAACGGATTCAACTCGGGTATGGAAGCTCGTGATTTATGGGTGGACAGGAATGTAGACGAGCTGCGAACCACCAATAATCCTAAACTTACGTATAGTTTAGAGAATCACGAAGGACCTTCGTATGAATGGAATGTTCAACAGCCTCCAAGTGCGAATACATATGGGCATGTCGAAAAATTCTTGCCTGATAAATTTTTCTTGAATACCCCCGATAGGTGGTTTACTACCACGGGTTTAGAGAAAGCGCAGTCGGGTCGTCCGACGGAATTACTGAAAGAGCAGAACCGTATATGTACCACCAAAGAATACTTTGGAACAGATTCTAACCGGAACGGAACATCACAATATACACCGAAAAATTTTGAAGCCTCTAAAAGAGCAGTAATAGATGGTAAACCTATAATAAATATTTGTAGTGCAGGAAAATGCGAACCCTCCAAAAACGATTACGGACGCGGATTGACAAGACTCCACTCTACAAATCGGTCAACGCTAAAAGCACCCATGTTTCTCGGATCAAGTGTTAACGCGGCATTAAAATCATTTGTTGCACCATTATTAGAAGCAGTTCGCCCTTCAAGAAAAGAAAACGTTGTCGGTTCTATAAGACCTTCTGGAAATGTTCAGCCATCTGGATCGGCGGGATTTGTGCATAACCCTGCCGACAGAGCACCAACAACAATTAAAGAAACAACAGAAAGTTTGCTTGATTTTAACCACTTGAATGTTACGCCGATGACAGATGGTACTGGTTATTTGGTTTCCGACCAACAAGAGGTATATACACAGCGGCAGACGACTGAACCGGAATACTTTGGAGCAAGTGATGGTTCAAGTAGCCAAGGATATCGTTCTACAATGGCTGCAAGAAACCAACACAATAATATAAATAAAGTAAGTAAAGAATACACTCCGTCGGGAAATCTGTCCACGTTTAATCATAATGCAAATGTAAATATTAAGAGACCCGATAAGAATAACCAAGAATGTCCCTGGAGTGCAGGAGCAAGTGCAGGTTCTGGTTTAGGAGGAATGCCTCCTTCTTTGTCGCAATTTGGTAAGTTAAGTAAAATGCCACAGTATTATCAAGAGTCTATTAACTGCGAAAGAATTCAGCCGGATATTTTAGATGCGTTTAAACGTAACCCATATACACAAAGTTTACATAGTTATGCTGGACCATAAAAGCATATAATATTACAACATTACAAGATTACGAGATTACGAGATTACGAGATTACGAGATTATAAATAGTTGTATATTTAAGAAAGGAAAATGTATATTTAGTTATCATACGGTAAATATACATTGAATATATATATATATAAACGCATAAATATATAAAAATAAATCTTTATATATTATATATTACACATAAACATAAACATGTTGAAAACAGTTAGCTTACTTGCTATTTTACCTGCACTTACGTTTGCATTTTTTATTCCTTTTCCTGTGTCTGGTCCTGTAGCAGAACACACATCGGCTCATGTCCTTGTTCCAAATCAATTTGGTGCGAATGAGGGTAGCAACAAAGGAGTAAAAATATGTTCTTTTATTGATTATGTTGATACGGTATTGTGTAATAGTAGTGGTTCAAGTCACGAGAATCAAAATGATATAAAAGAGTCGGATAATACTTTTCAAAATATTAAGAATGAAAAAAACGCGATTGAATTTAATTTAGAAATGAATCCAAAAAATTTATGTCCTTTATTAGAGTTGGTAGATAAGTCATTCTGCAAATCAAATAAAGGTCTGAAATTAGGTATGGAAAAAGAGAACATTGATCCAAAAGATTTTTGCCCACTTCTGGAGCTTATTGAGACAAAATTGTGTTCTTAGGATATTTTTAATAATTTTTATATATTATATTATATAATACAAATAATATATAATATATGAAAAGTTTAAGACCATCTTCTATATTTACAGCAAATAACTCAGTTCCATTAATAATTTTTATTTTTATTTTTATTGCCGTTGGTATGTTTTTTCTTATACAAAAAACGACCGAAAAGCAAAACAAAGATAAGTTAGACAAACAAAAAACATTAATAGAAGATAAAAAAATGCCAAATGAAACAACCGAACCATTATCAAATGGTGGGGTTAGTATGAGTATAAACAATATGGAAAATACTGATAATGTTGACTCTTTCAGTAGCAACTACAATACTGTAAGTGAAACATTTCAAGATGAAGTGGGATTATTTATAAAAAAAGACGAAACGCGACCCGAGATGTATTCCCATAATCCAATATACATACCCCCATTTAATACTGGTAAAGAAACAAGGTCTGTTACAAGGCATGTAAGTCGCCCAAATGAAACAAATGTTGTTCAAAGTTGTTTAAATTCGGAACTAGTAAAAGTATCATCGGATGCTTCATTTTAGAAATATAAAGTATAACCTTTGATATAAAATAAAGTATAACCTTTGATATAAAAACAATATCAAAAGTCATATAAAAATAATTTTAAAAGATATATAAGATAGTATAGTAAAAAATCAATACCGCTGATTATGTCTGTTAGAGAAGAAAATACGAAAAATAAAATAGCATTTATTACTGGGATAACGGGACAAGATGGTTCATATTTAGCAGAACTATTATTATCCAAAAACTATATAGTTCATGGTTTAATACGCAGAGCTTCTACTATAAATACGGCACGAATTAGTCATATTTTTGACAATAAAGATTTAAAACTGCATTACGGCGATATTACCGACAGTTCTTGTTTAGAAAAGATACTTAACTTAATTAAAAATACATATCCGGGTATGAAGCGACTAGAAGTATATAATTTGGCGGCACAATCTCATGTTAAGATATCATTTGAAATGCCGGAATATACGGCAGATACGGATGCATTTGGAACGCTTAAATTGCTAGAAGCAATAAGAAATAATAATCTAGAAAAGATTGCAAGATTTTATCAAGCATCGACAAGCGAACTATTTGGAAAAGTACAAGAAACGCCGCAAAATGAAAACACACCTTTTTATCCGCGTTCACCATATGGTGTAGCAAAATTATATGCTTATTGGATAGTAAAAAATTATCGCGAAGCATATGGGATGTTTGCATGCAATGGAATCCTATTTAATCATGGTGGTGTAAGAAGGGGTCATAATTTTGTAGAAAGAAAAATAACACTCGGATTAAGTAAAATAATACGCGGAGAAACGGATAGACTTGTTATGGGGAATATAGATGCAATGCGCGATATAGGGAACGCCGAGGATTATGTAGAGGGAATGTGGCGAATGTTGCAACATGATATTCCCGACGACTATGTGTTATCGACAAATGAAACACATACTGTGCGGGAGATGATAGAAAAAGCATTTGGGATGTGCGGCTTTAAAATAAAATGGGAGGGTAGTGGTGTACACGAGATTGGTTATAATGAGGCAACGGGACAAGTGATGATTTTTATTAGTGAAAAATATTACAGACCGGCGGAGGTTGATATATTATTGGGAGATTCAACAAAGGCGAGAACGGTATTGGGGTGGAGTCCAAAAACATCATTTGACGAGTTAATAAAACTTATGGTGGACAATGATACAAAATGCGCGATGTATATATTATAACGAATAATGCATAACTGCGAATAAACATATAAATAATATTAAATAAATGAATATATATTTAATATTAAAATTTAACATTTAACATTTAACAAAAATGAAAAAAACAAATGAAGAAAATGATACAAGTATTAATGTGGACAACCCACCCAACAACGTAACCAATAAACAACTAGATAGCCATGACAAAAATATTGCAAAGTTGGATATACATAACGACATTAAAAAAAAATTAAAATATTTTATTGAGATAAAGAAAATCCCGAATATAATTTTTCACGGGGTTTCAGGGTGTGGTAAAAACACGCTTGTAAATAATTTTATACACGATGTTTATCATAATGACAAAGAAATGATAAAAAATTATGTAATGGAGGTAAATTGTGCGCACGGGAAGGGTATAAAATTTATTAGAGAAGAATTAAAATTTTTTGCAAAAACAAATATAAACTTAAAGGATGGCGAGATATTCAAAACTATTATTTTACTAAATGCAGACAAATTAACAATAGATGCACAGTCGGCATTACGTAGATGTATCGAATTATTTAGTCATTCTACAAGATTTTTTATAATTGTTGAAGACAAATATAAATTATTAAAACCGATTTTATCTAGGTTTTGTGAAATATACGTTCCCGAGCCTATTGTAAACGGTAAAGTAATAAATTTACACAGTTATGCGGTGGATGAAATATACAATTTAGGAAAAATAATAAAAAATAAAATGGACAACCTTAAAAAGGATGTAAAACTGGATAAAAAGTACACACTAAATGAAATTATTAACCTTTGTATAAAATTATATGAAAATGGTCATAGTTGTTTAGATATTATTAATTTAATTCATAATAGTTCATTGCATGAAAGTAAAATATACGAGTTCATGGTTATTTTTAATAAGATAAAGAAGGATTTTAGAAATGAAAAATTACTAATGTTATTTATATTAAATTTTTTTCTTTTTCGTAGTGAATCAACTTTAGAAAATATTTCATTTATGTAAATGGACGACTTTTCTTTAAATAGTTTACAAGAATCTCGCAATGAGTGGTGTTCGCGATTAATTACGGTATTAACCCCCTGTGTTATAGACGGTATTAAATCAATATTCGAAGAATCATGGAAACTGTGTATTGAAAATGACGAGAAAGCGAAATATCTGATGACGTTTCAAAACTTTCTTTCAAGAGTTCCCAAATGGAATCCAAATATTATTTTGCAAGAATGTTCTCGTATTAAAGAAAAAAGCAACTGTACTTATATTTCCGACCTTATAACGTGTGTTCATATCATTCAGTTAAAAATGTTGTCGTGTATGCGTGTTGGAACAAAACAGAAGAAGGTTGATGTTAATATTCCATCTTTAGAAGATTTTGTTCATCATGTCTATATTAATGCTGCACGTAAAATATATACAAATGTATATTTATTTGAAATGGGGATATCGTCATTAAAGTCTCAAAAAAATTCAAGAGAATTAGAGATTATTATCAAAGAGTGTATTTTACAGACAGTTCGCGAAACAATTCCAGTCGAGGAGCTATTAAAATTATATATGAACGAAACTGTAGAAAATGCGATTGAGGTTCACGAAAGAGAGGAAATTATTTCTCAAGAACCTATTTTCGATAAACCCGTTGCAGGTAATATTATAGAACCAGCGCCGATGACTGCAAAACAACTCGCAGAAGAAGCAGAAACACTTTCAAAAATTAAAGCAGCATCTGATGCGACTACATCATCGGAATCGTCGGGAGTAAGTTTTAACATGAATAATAACCAGGTAATACCAATTGAAAATATATCTAGTGACTCTCGCAATGATTCATATAAAGATTCCGACGACGATGATGATGATGATGATGACGACGATGATTATGACGACGACAGCGTTAAGCTAAATATAGGCGATAACGTTGAGTTAAGCGTTGACCCGTTCCCTTCAGATGATGAAGATAATGACGGTAGTATTGATTTAAAAATAGAAGAAATTCCCCTTATAGATGACTTTTAATATGTAAATCGAAGTATTTTGAAGTATTTTAAAGTATTTATAAATGATTATTCGTAAAAACCTGTAATAGATTATTCCCTTATAAAATAAATGGACAACTTGTATGTTTCTGCCGGAATTGTTGCATGTATCTTTCTTTTAGCAAAATTCATAGAAATTAGGTTTATTTCAAAACAAAGCGAAGATGACGCACCTGATTCAAAACCGATGAAGAATGCTCTACGTGATGCTGCTATCGTATTTGTTTGTTATATTTTAGGTCATTTTATCGTTACACAGTTCAACGAATCTCCGGTTATTTTAGGTTCTAAGCCAGATGTGTTTACTGGTGCACCCGGATTTTAAATATGTTACGTGCAAAATAGGGTACACCATATACATACTTATCGCTAGTTAAACATTTTGTAAATAAATAAAAATATATATTTACATAATATATATTTACATAATATACCATGACCAGTTTTGTAAATGTCAAAGACCTCAGACAATTTTTAAACGATACAAAAGACAACTGGAACTACATAACTCCTTTAGATTTTTATAACAATTACTATTTAAAAAAAAAAGAATATTTTTTACTAGACATTAGAACACCAAGTGAATACAAAAAAATGCACATAAAAGGCGCTAAAAATATATTTTGGTTAGATATATTAGATGAAAAAAATTTAAAAAAAATACCAAAGAATAAAACAATATTTTTAATATGTTACGTAGGTCACACAAGTAGTCAAGTAATGACTCTATTAAAATTGTTGGGTTATGATGTAGTTTCCATTAAATTTGGTTACGGATTATCTCCAGTAAAAGAAATTCCCGTCGCTGGATGGTTGGACTATGGTCTACCGGTAGAAAAAACATGCAAAAAATAGGAAATAGTTAATAAAAATTATTATACTTTCATAGGTATAATAATATTTATAGATAAATAGTCTTTACACTAATCCATATAGCAAGGCATTTTATCGATATTCAGTATTCTGTGCGTCGATTTAACACTTTTCTTAGGAAACTCGTACCCAACAAAAATCGGCTTCGACAACTGTGCCTGTGGTGTATGGTTATGAACGCTTCGAGCAATCATCTTATATAATTTAAAATCAGGATAACGCTCTTCGCCGTTCGCCTTATACAAAATATTCCTATTTTGATCATCGGTAACCCACTCCACAATTAACCTGGCTAAAGGCTCTTTTTTACATATCGCAGCAACATTGCTTATGTCATCAATAAAATAATCAAAAATAGAACACCCTAGTCGACACAAATCAAAACTGTAATTCGGTTCTAACCGAGGCTTTTTATCGTTAAAATAGGGTTCGCAATTATATTGCGTTGCGGCATCGCCGCTCATGCTGAAGCTATCGCTGCATATGATTTTGGATTTATATTTATAAATTGCGCGACCAAAATCGATAATTTTAAAAGCGCGATTGTAGGTGGGAACGCGATAATATTTATTATTGTAACGATAGTATATGTATTGCTTTTCAGTATATATGTACATGATGTTATTAGTATGTAGATCGTTGTGAGTAAATCCGAATAATTTTTGATAGGTAATAAGTGTCATAATAATTTGCATAAGCGCGGACCTCCATTCATTTTCGGTCATTTCTTTTTCTTGCATCATTAGAGAGTCGAGTGTATTGTCGCATTTCTCTAGCATAATTGCTGACACAGGAAAATTCTTAATTGTCGCCCATAGCGTTTCATCATCTTCATATTCATCTTCATCTTCATCGTCGTACTCGTCGTAGTCATCGCAATTATTATCTCCTCGACCACTGCTATTTTTTTCTTTTTTATCGCCTTCACCTTCGCTATCACTGCCCTGACTATCGCCTTCGCCGCTATCTTCGCTACAAGACGCGTCAGAAAGACTTTTCGATTTTTTTTTATTATTTTTTTTATTTTTGTTACTTTTACTTTCGTTGGTAGTATTTTTTAGTTTATTATTCGATTTTGCTATACTACCGCCATCATTTTTTGAATCATCTAGACATATAATATCGCCAATATCACAGTCACTTCCTGAACCACCATCCGCTTGACCGTCACTTGTATAAGACGATCGCGAAGAACATGAACCCGATGTGAATGAATCATTGCTGTCGCTATCATTCGTAAACTGATAATCTTTGTTTAATATAATACTATCTACTTCTTCGATTATATTTCCATTATCCGCAACGATGTCATCTAGTTTCAATGGTAAAATCTCATCGCATACTAGATCAGATGATTCAAATTCTTTACTATCAGAAGAAACATTAAATATAGAACTTAATTCGCAGCTAACTTTATCAAATTCTTCGTGAATAATCGTACTTGATTCTTCTATACTTTCATTTTTTTCAATGGTAAGTTTTTCTTTTTTATTTCTTGTATTTTTTCTCTGTCTGTGGGCATGGTTTGAATGGTTACTATCGTTGTCATTGTCATTGTCATTGTCATTATCAATTGTTTCATCGTCTTCGCAAAATTCAATATCTTCAACACTAAAGAGAATATCTTTGTTTTTATTAAAATAAGGATTTTTATCCAAACATTCTATATCGTCAATTACATTATAATAAAATTCTTTTTTAATAGCATTAAAAGAACCATAGAAATTAAGACCGTGGATAAAATCATGACAGTTTAAAACTTGACTAGACAAATATGAAAAAAAAGCATCAACATATGATGCGTTATTTTTATCATTTGCCTTTAATAAACCTCTTTTTTCAAGTTTTGAAAAGACGGGAATATCTAAAATATCACCATCTGCGTTTAGACTTTCATATTTTCCCAACATATATTTGACAGGGTCAATCAAAGGAGAAAATTTAATAAATATAGGTTTATGAACAATTGTTAAAGATTCCGAGGTGCTTTTAAAAGCATCTACAACTGCCGATTGTATATTATTTTTATCAATAACTCCAGACAACGCCGATACATAAAAACGCTGATTCAAATTAATAGAGTTATAGTTTGTTTCATTTAAATTAAAATAGTTCTCGTAAATAGGCATATAATTTCTACCATTCACTATACCAAGTTCTGATTCTTCTAAAGAAGCAAAAAAATCACGATTGTTAAGTTTTCTGTAGTTTAAAGAAAATGTACTTTCTCCAAAAATAGGCTGGTCGTCGCAAATTTCCATCGTCCGTTACTTAATTAGTTAAACACATATTTTTATTATTTTTTAAACTAATAAAAAGATGGAATACAACAATACAACAATACAAAAATACTAAATAACATAAATCTGCGTTTGTAAATTATATATTTTTTAATATATAATATAAATAACTAAATATATATATATATATACAAAATGAGCGTAGGTTTAGAATTAGCAAAATTTGATATGCGTTCAATTAGTTTTAGACCCGACGAAAATAAAGGACCTGTTATTGTTCTTATCGGACGTCGTGATACCGGTAAAAGTTTTTTAGTGAAAGACTTAATGTATTATCATCAAGATATTCCCATCGGTACTGTTATATCGGGCACAGAAGCAGGAAACGGTTTCTTCGGAGAACATGTTCCTAAATTATTTATTCACGATGCCTATAATACCGCAATTATAGAAAATATTTTAAAACGGCAAAAAGCTGTATTAAAACAGATGAAAAAGGAGATAGAGTCTTACAAAAAAAGCACGATTGACCCGCGAACATTTGTAGTATTAGATGACTGTCTGTTTGACAACAAGTGGACCAAAGATGTAATGATGCGTTTACTTTTTATGAACGGTCGTCACTGGAAAATCATGTTGGTAATTACGATGCAGTATCCTCTGGGTATTCCACCCAATTTGCGAACGAACATTGACTATGTTTTTATTTTACGCGAACCATATATTGGGAATCGTAAAAGGATTTATGAGAACTATGCTGGTATGTTTCCAACATTTGAAAGTTTTTGCCAAGTTATGGACCAGTGTACCGAACATTATGAATGCTTGGTAATTAATAACAACGCGAAATCAAATAAACTACATGACCAAATTTTTTGGTATAAGGCACAAACGCATGGTCCATTTAAGTTGGGTGCAAAAGAATTCTGGGAAATGTCCAAGGATATTCATTCAGACGACGAAGAAGAACAATATGATCCTGCAAATATTAAACGCAAAGGACAAGGTCCGAAAATTAAAGTCAACAAAAATAAATGGTAGTAATTGCAAAATAGCAAAATGGCAAAATGGCAAAATGGCAAAAATTTAAAATATCGAGAATGCGGTATTTATAATTTTATCTGAAACATTTTTTAATAATTTATCGGAGTCACTCGTATTATTTGATATACCGTTTTCACTATAGGTAATACACATCGCCGTACACGGTATATTAAAATAATTTGAAAGTAAAAATGTTATATAAATACTTTCTCGACCTGACAATATTTTATTAAAATTATTTTTTTCTGATGTATTCACCGTTAATTCTTTTAACATTGTACTATTATTGTTATTGTTATTGTTATTGTTATTTATGGTAATAGTATCATTAATTAGATACTTTGTTTTTTTGTATATGGCAGCAGATTCAATATAGTTTGGAAATTCTGAATTGTATTTATAATTCTTGAAGTCGTTATGTATAACAGCCGATGTTATTTGAAAAATACTTTGGGAGTTCAAATAGTTGCTATATATTATAGATAAATCTATGATACACGATGGGTTAAGTTCATTCATAACTTTCTTTATTTTTTCTATCATAGATTTTTTATTCTTGTATTTATTAAAACTACCTCTTGTCATAAAGTAAAAATTATCATCGTATACATATATAACACCATTTAGCAGTTTTATTTTTACATGATATTCTTTTAGTGCACCAAATGCAAACCTTATACTATTTTCAATATTTATATCATCTATTACTATAAAAGCGTTCTTAGTTTTTAATGATAAATTAATATTATCAAATCTTTTAAAAAACGGTGTTTCGTCTTTTATTAAATCAAGAATCCATAAATTCTCTGATAACTTTGCTGGAGTATGCGTAAAAATACTATTTATCCAGTAATAATCCTTTCCATCTACGACAGACGGCGATATTGTAATAATTGCATCAAATCCTAAAATATCTAAAGAATATTTTACTTTATTAATAGATATCTTTACATATGTATGTATTGGTTTTCCTGTATCATTTTCAAAATAATAGTGATAACCATTGGGTGTTTTTTCTAATACAGTATCTTTCGGCATTTTTTTAATTAAAAAATCTGCACTTTCAGCGCCTTTTTTTGTATCAAAGTCTACTACGATATATTTATCTGTTGTCAATCCGATAACATTTTTATTTTTAAATTCAGCATTTGAGTTTTTAAATATTTTTTTCCTATTCATTATATACTTTTTTTCTAGTTCCTTTGAGTATATTATATTATAGTTTTTAACACCCAATCCCATGTCCTGTAATTTATAAAAGTCGGTCTTTAATCTATACATATATAATGCATTAGATATCGCCCTACATAAGAAATACAAACATATAATAATGGCAGCTAAAATCAATAGTAAACAAACCAAGTTAATGAACACGTTACCGCTATTAAATGATTTAAAATAGTTACTTACTACATATTGTTTTACCCGTTTATTCATACCAATTAAAAATAAAATATTATATATTAGTGACATATAATATTTAACATATAATATTTAATAGTAAAAATTGCTTATTCATTAATTTCATCTTAATTCTCGAAATGTGCCAGTTTTGACAAACCGTGGTCGCTGTTCTTATCAAGCACAACATTTTCGGCTTCAAACATGCTCTTCTTAATATCTTCAACTGTCGAATCCTCATCCAAACCATCAAAGTTCGCAACATTTGAAATACCAACAAGTTCGCCATCCGCATTAATCGTTTGTGTAAGTTTATTACCAGACTCTTCAGCCTTCTTCATGTTATCTTCAATCGCCTTTTGTCTAGCTTCGCGCACACGTTTATCGAATTCCTGTTTCGCAGTCTCTTCATTCTTCTTTTTATCAGACATAAGTTGGTTAAGCGTCTCCTCCATATACTCAACACGTCCCGTCTTGTATGCTTCGGGATGGAAGGGTACCCACATACCAACTTGCCCTACATAAATATCATGATTGGAATCAACCTCGCGCAACAGTTTACAGCGAAGTTCCGCCTCACCTTGTGTAGCAAAAACACCGCGTACCTTGATGCCTCGTGTAGAGGTTTGAAATCCGTGGTTTTCACCGAATTTCTGTTCAAGTTCGTCTTCGTTGGTATCCAAAAACGTTTTATAGTCGTCGCTAACTAGCGTTGCCGATGTTGCGCGAATCGTCTCGCCTTCTTCCTTTGTAAATTCTTGGAAGTCGGCAGTCAGTTTATCAAAAGAAAGAGAATATTTAAATGATACAAAGTTAAGAAACTGATTAAATTTTTCCATCGACTTCTTATAGTCCCATTGCTTCACAAACTGCTCGAATAAAAATTGCTCCTTTTGTTTGATAATATGTTCCGGTGAAACAAATGAAAGACAGACAAATTTTTGACCAGCAATCGGTTTATCTTCTTCCAACAAATCGACATATTTGGGATTTTCCTTTCCATCGGGTAAACATTTAGGAGTAACTCCCTTTGGCAAACTATTAGTTTCAGACATTACAATATATATATTAATATAATTATTTTAAGTAAGTTTAATCATTTATTAAATATATATGGTTTACATTACTTTCTTTATTTACTTTATTTAATTTAATAAAATAATAAAATAATATTTTTTTCTACATTATATTTATAATGTACGGAACACTCGACTTTAGTGAGCTTTTTAAGCGCTTTATTAAGTATATTATCGAAGGTCTTTGTGTCGCGATAGTTGCTTACTCTATACCATCACGCTCTCTTAAATTAGACGAAATTGCGTTGATTTCTCTTGTAGCAGCTGCCACCTTCGCTATTCTTGATGTTTATGTACCCACTTTGGCTGTTTCTGCTAGAACAGGTGCTGGTTTCGGTATTGGTGCTAACCTCGTTGGTTTCCCCACTCCTCTTAAACTTTAAATTTACATTTAATTTTAAAAAATAAAGCGTTTATTTAGAGATTATATAAATAGACCGATAGACCGATAGACCGACGGAATTTACTATTTAAATTTTATTATTTAAATAATAAATAATACACGTTTTGTAAAATATTATTCTTCATTTAATGTAACTACGAGTCTGATGAGCAGCGCAATGGGTGATGATGATGATGACACTGTACCGACACCCAACAACCCTCACGAGGGTGTCAATGCAGCAGGTGAACTCCCACATAAACTACAAATAACTAGAATTTTTATGCGTGTGCATGAAAATGGTAAAATTGTTCCATGGGATGGCAGAACCCCTTCTGACCCTTCTGGACGATGTTCTGTATTTATTTTAAATAAATTAGACGAAGGTTTTATACATCAACATATTAATATGGGCGATTTGCGTAGACGAACGCAAGCTAATCAACGCCGTCTATTAGTTACGCCTGCGCATATACCTACGCAAGCTTTAATTGGAAGACCTATAGGTAAAACAGTTATAGGAACTTATTTATACCCACCATCATCAATGCTGGACCAAAAGGATAGCATAACTACACAGGAAGCTCAAACTTTATTAGATAAATTAATAGAAGATGGGTATATTTTAAAGCGTAATTATAAAGACCCTAATAAATATACGTTCTGGTTTAAATTTGATAAAGGTGATGCCTCGAATTTTGATATATGTAATCATTATAATCTTATTCATAAGTGTTTTAAAAGTTATGGCAAGTTTATACACTACACATTAAGTTCAAATATTTCACCCACTAGTAAATATTATCGGCCTTTAGGTGAGTATATTCCTCGTAATCCCGATGCAGTTTTATATGGTAGGTTAATACGTGGTTTACGAAGTGATGGAATAGGTAAACAAAAAGTTAAACTACAAATCCCATTAAATACAATCCGAGAAGGTGGCAAAAGTCGCAGAAAATTAAAAACAACAAATAGACGAACAAATAGACGAACAAATAGACGAAGAAATACACGAATAAATAGACGAAGAAATACAAAGAAGCGAAGAAATTGATAAAATATTTACAATAAAATATTTACAATATATAAATAGCATACAATGATAACATTAAATAAAATATATTTTAATTTAAACTATATTCAATTTATATTTGTATGTCTTCTTGTAGTATGTTTATTTATTAGTTTTTATATAATGATTATTACACTTTTTTCAAAAGATAAAACACATAATCATGTTTTTTCACCGTGGCAGTTTCCCATGTTACTAGCAATCTTAATTGATACGATTCATCGTAAATGAATATTACTGCGTCGGAATAAAAACCCAATTTAATTCTTCGCAAATTTTCTTCCATATATCATCCTGTTCTATTCTCTTTTCCTTGTCTTTCAACATTGGAAAATAAGAAAGAAACTCGGTCTTCTCAAGAAGCTCACACAGTTTATAAACAGTATAGTAATAATTCAAAAAATTCACGCGGTCATCCGGACAAAATTTCGCATAAGGTCCTTGTATTTCCATAAAAAGATTACACAAAGTCTCTTCTAATTCGGGTGTCATAATTGGCGGCTTAATACCGAGTTTATCTTTAATAAAAGGGATATGTTCGTAATATTTATTATATCCCAATTTTTTAAGCACTTCTTTTGCTTTCACGTTTGTAAATTTTGAAAGAGATATGCGCTCTTTATGAAGTTGTTGCTTTATATTTTCAAGAACTTCTTCAGGAATTTGCGTAGTTTCTTTTGCTTGAAACTGTGCAAGTATTTCTTTAAAATGGTTAATTCTTTTGTAAGCATAAAAACATGCTTCTTTGGGAGGTTCTTTATAAGACGGCTTCTCATTTTCGATAAGGTAAGTAACTTGTTTGGCACATACGTTACATACCATTATTCCTTCGTGTTCTACGGGAATCATCTCCCCTTTATTACAAGACTGGCATATATCGGTAGCATAAGTATAGTCGTTTATGTTAATAAAAGTCTGGTCAAGATTTGTAAAAAACTTTTGAACATTATTGTCATTTGCACGCGTTAATGCATTCTCGTCAAATGTCTTGTCATTTACTTTGAAAAATGAATTGAGAATGGTGGTCTTATTTGTACCATTCGTGATTTCTTTTTTGTTTTCAAAGTAGTCAAAAATACACCTGCTATTGTTTAGATAATAGTCTTTAATCTTTTTCTTATTTTTATAAATTTCTTCTTTTATATCGTACAAAGAGTCTTGTAGTTCTATTTTTTCATTAACATCTAATATAACGTTGACATCATTTAACTGATTCATTATTTCGTTTTTTCGACGAATTAGTCTAGGTAAAACTTCGGTGTTAATTAAGTTAAATTCGCATTGTAGTTCGCGATGAACGCTATCTAGGGTCATTATTCGTTTTTTATCTACAAAAATCTTTTTATTTGTCTTATGTTTAAAAGATGGCATCTATATATCTATATTTATATATTTACTATATTGTTATAAGTATAACTTTTTTAATATATAATAATTAATAATTATATCTATTTTAGTATTTTAGTATTTTTTACTATTAGTATTTTTTTACTATTAGTATTTTTTACTATTTATATTTTATATTATAATATAAAATAAAATAAAAGGCTGAAAATGAGCTCTACATTAAAGACGGGTGATATTCTTTTATGCGATAATCTGCAATATAGTTCGTGGGGCTTATTTAGCTGGTTTATAAAATTTATGACAAAGAGTGACTTTTCGCATGTTGGTATGATTGTTGTAGACCCCGAATTTACAAATGTTCCATTAAAAGGTACATATGTTTGGACATCGGGTATTTCAGATACGCCAGACCCTGATGATAATACAAAAAAATTTGGAGTTCAGTTTATTCCATATGAGCACTTTATTGCAACATATGGTGGAAAAATATATGTTCGCAGAATCGAGTGTAAAAGCACAGAAGAATATAACAAAATATTCAACAACGAAATGTTGACAGAAATACACAAAGTTGTATACGATAAACCATATGATATTGTTGTTACAGATTGGATAGAAGCTTACTGTAAAAAGGACCGTCATCCCCAGAAGACGTCAAGATTTTTTTGTAGTGCATTTATTGGATATGTTTATACAAAATTGGGCTTATTTGATGAAGGATTGGACTGGAGTATTCTTTATCCAAGTTATTTTTCTAGTGAAAACAAAACACTTTCTTTGCTTCAGAATGCAACACTATTGAAAGAAGACCAAATAGCTGGATAGGTTGTGACTTTGTAAAATATAGAGTTATAGAGTTTAGGAAATTTGTAAAGTTTAGGAAATTTGTAAAGTTTAGGAAATTTGTAAATACGAATAATGTTAGGAATGTATTAATGTTTTCTCTATAAAAATAAAATAACGTTATCGAATAATTTAGACGTATCCACCAAAATAGTAAAATGTACAATATAGAAAGAGAAGGAGAAAGAGAAGGAGACGATAAAGTGTGTAATATCACAATGAGTTCAAATGTTTTAACAACGAATATAAATATAGAGTCATTAGATATTGTGAATATTAAGAGAGAGACATACTATAAAATGAAATTTATTATGAATTGTTTAGATAGCAATATGGCTATAAAGAAAAGGAAAACTATTTTTTATTTAAAAAATTTAGAAGATTCAACAACGGAGATTATAACAGAGGACTACTTAAATAAACGGATTATTCACAAAATGTATAACAATGGTACAAATGAAAAAGATATTCAGCATAGTTTAGAAAAAATCAAAAGAAAGGAAGATATAATACCATTAAAGGATGGCGTGCATACTTTAAAGACCTTAATCGACAAGGGCAAGTTGGATATAAAAGGCGAACAAAAAAATGATATATATTTGATGATATTTTTGACGAATACTTTAGAAAACGGTTGGAGTATAAGGAAAAAAAACGATGAGTATGTTTTTAGGAGAAAGCATGAAAAACAAACCGAGATATACTCTGATGAGTATTTGGTAAATTTTTTAAAATCAAATATGAATAACATTATTGCATGAAGGGAGGTATTGTGCGGCGGAGGGTATAGGAATAATTTACTTTTTAATTTAGGAGAAATGTCAACTTGTTGATTATAATAACTATCAATAATAGTTATTATTATTAATTATTAATTTATAATAATTTAATTAAGTTTTTTTGTAAAATTTTTTTCTTTAGCAATATTATAATAAACAAAAATGGCAGGAGGTCTTATGCAACTTGTAGCTTACGGCGCCCAAGATGTCTATCTTACGGGCAACCCTCAGATTACCTTTTGGAAGGTGTCTTACAAACGTCACACCAACTTTGCAATGGAGTCCATTGAGCAAACTTTTAACGGTCAGGCTGATTTTGGTAGACGTGTAACCTGCACCATTTCTCGTAATGGTGATTTGGCTTACCGCACTTACCTTCAGGTTACTCTTCCCGAGATTAACCAGTCCATGAAGGGTTCTGCCCAGGATGGTGTTTATGCTCGTTGGCTTGATTTCCCCGGTGAGCAGTTGATTTCTCAGGTTGAAGTTGAGATTGGTGGTCAGCGCATTGATCGCCAGTATGGTGACTGGATGCATATCTGGAACAACCTCACTCTTCCCGTTGACCAGCAGCCCGGTTATTATGCCATGGTCGGCAACACTACCGAGTTGACTTTCATCACCGATCCTTCTTTCAATGCCATCGATGGTCCTTGTCAGGCAAACGCCCCTCGTCAGGTTTGCGCTCCTCGTAACGCTCTCCCCGAGACTACTCTCTATATCCCCTTTCAGTTCTGGTACTGCCGTAACCCCGGTCTTGCCCTGCCCCTCATCGCTCTTCAGTATCACGAAGTCAAAATCAACTTGGATATTCGTCCCATCGATGAGTGCTTGTGGGCTGTTGGTTCTCTCAGTTGCGGTGCTTCCAATTCCGGTACTTCTACTGCCGGTGGTCGCGTCAACACTGCCTACAACCAGTCTCTTGTCGCTGCCTCTCTCTATGTTGACTACGTCTTCTTGGATACCGATGAGCGCAGACGCATGGCTCAGAATCCCCACGAGTACCTTATTGAGCAGCTGCAGTTCACTGGTGATGAGTCTGTCGGTTCTTCTTCCAACAAAATCAAGCTCAACTTTAACCACCCCGTTAAGGAGCTTATTTGGGTTGTCCAGCCCGATCAGAACGTTGACTACTGTTCTTCTCTCGACTGCAACCAGCTTCTGTACAGGCTTCTCGGTGCTCAGCCCTTCAACTACACTGATGCGGTCGATGCTCTTCCCAATGCTATCCATGCTTTTGGTGGACACGATGCTGTTGCCCAGACTACTGGCTCCTTCATCAATGGTTCTGGTCTCTTTAATGAAGCTGGCGCTATCGATGTCTCCAACGTTTACTGGTGGCAGCAGGGCGACGCTGCTGGCGCATCTGGCACTGGTTATGACCAGATGGACGCCGCTCCCGGCTTTAGCGGCAGAATCCCTTACGAGAACTCTGGCGTATCTGATGCCGGCACTTTCGTCCTTACCGAGACTTCTCTGGACCTTCACTGCTGGGGCATGAACCCCGTCGTCACCGCTAAGCTCCAGCTTAACGGACAGGACCGCTTCTCTGAGCGCGAAGGCACTTACTTTGACCTCGTCCAGCCTTTCCAGCACCACACTCGAACCCCCGACACCGGTATCAACATTTACTCTTTTGCGCTCCGCCCCGAAGAGCATCAACCAAGCGGATCGTGCAACTTCTCCCGCATTGACAATGCTACCCTTCAGCTTGTTCTCTCCAACGCCACCGTTGAGGGCACTAAGACTGCCAAGGTTCGTGTCTATGCTACCAATTACAACGTTCTCCGTATCATGTCTGGTATGGGAGGACTTGCCTATAGCAACTAAACACCTTTTTGTTACCATATATGGTCTTGTATTTTTACTACTATTTTAATAATTAACTCTTGCTTGTTAATTATTAAAGCAAAAAATAATCTTGCTTTGCCAACTGGCAAATCAATAACCAATAATGTTTTGCTTTCCCGTGAGAGAAAGCAATAATGTTTTGCTTTCCATTGAGGGAAAGCAAATAATATACTTACAATTTATTTTTTAAATAATTAATAATATGTGTGTGAATTTTATTATATAAATGTAAAATATTAAAGTCTTCATCATAAGGATTAAATCTAATAAAGCTACAATTAAGTTTTGTTTTTATATACTCCTCCCTTATTTTGTCATTTTCTTTGTTATATATATGATGTATTTCATCGCATTCTATAGCTAATTTATAATCTATAAAATATAAATCAATTCTATATTTATCGCAAATAAATTGTCTATGTATATTTTCATTTTTAAATACTTCTATAATATTTAATACTATATCTGTTTCTATTGGAAATAACTTTCTAATACCGCGTATACTTAAAACTTTACAAAATTCAACTGCTTCACAACTTCTTGAACCTAATATTAATTTTTCCAACCCTTTATATGTAAGAAAAGACATTTTTTGAATTCCTCCATTTGTTTTATTGTCTATATTTATTTTTTCAGATGAATCATACATTCGAATACAAGAACGTATATTTTTTAATTTTAATATAGAAGCAACGTCATTACAACAATACAAAGTAAAAGGCTCAACATTCTGAATTATAATATTTAATAAACTAGGATAACTTTTTTTAATTAAATTAGCAGTATTATGTTCCTTTTCCATAATATGATGATATGATGATATAAAATAAATTTGTATTATATATATTTCAATTTACTAAAAACATATAATAGTAAATACGACTGCATTAAATCCTTAGCAATAAGCGACAAAACTTTAACAAAAGCACTTACCAAAAATATCCCATATAATGGACACCATTATAAAGAACTTGGTGAAAAATTGAAGATGGTGTAAATATATTTTTTTCAAGCAAAAACAAAAACAATATAAAATTGAAACGTTTTATATTGTTTAATTATGACATTAAGAATTGTAACATCATATCGCCTCCAATGCGCCCTCTTCAACTTGTCAACCCCATTGACCTTATACCCGGAAAAACATACCTGATTCGAGAAAAACGCCCCGAATATGCGCACTTAAACTGCAAAGGAACATTTGTCAAAAATGATTATCCACAGCATCCGTATCAATGCACTATTACACACTTCACAAATGTTGTTGTTACGGGTAATAAAAAAAGTGGTGACCTAGGACTTCAAGATGCGTATTGGAACTACTATGAAGCTGATGCAGTCATACGTGCATATACAAATCACGTCCTTCGTGAAATTACAGGCGACCCGTCGTTTGTTGCTTATTCGCCGACAATATAATCTTCCAGTAAAAAAGATGTAATCATCTCTCCGTCGTTCAGGTCAACCTCTATATTAAATCCGCGCTCTTTAAACCATTCCTTAAAACGATTAAATGCATTCCACCCTTTTACATATCCACCGATAACCAGTAGTTTCAAAGCATTTTTAATATATTTCTCATTAATTGTACAACATTCGCGGCTACTATCTTCATCTACACGTCCGATAAGTGTCCCCATCATTAGCATGTATTCATAATCAATGTTTTTATCAAATGAAACAGGAAATGTAATAATAATTCTGTCACGAGAAAATCCAGCATTATGTCCACCAAAACCGAAAAAATTCTCATATTCCCATCGATGAACTTGTTTTAATGGTCGATGCAAGTGTACCGTAAAAGGTTGTTCAAAAATAATTACACTTATTTTCGCCGTTAATACATCGGACTCGGCGTATTGATTGTATGTCGCAGTCCATGTTATATTTGCGTGTTTTTCTAGAAACCGTTTTGCAAACTTATCATTCATTGTCAAAATCATACACCCGCGATCGACATAGTAATTCTTTTGCAAGTCCTTGAATTTTGATATTACATCAAGATATGTAGTCGTATCAATAATTTCAGATGTCATAGATGCATCAAGTCCTGCGGATTCTCCATATGCTTCCATTTTATTCTACCTTTTCGTGTAAGTTGTTACATAGTATCATGGCAATCTTTTTATATTGTTTTGATATACTTATTTGCCACACTTTAAAAAAGGTACAAAATAATATAATATTACCGTAATATAGTACACAACATGTATAAAACGGCAAAAAGATGTCGTCTTGTAATAGGAAGAAAAGAAACATGTTGTATAAATCCTAAACGCGGATATTGGTGTTGGAGTAAAAAAACAAAGAAGCGAATATGGCGTAAAATGAAACGTACTTGTTGTAGAAAATAATTTAGGGGAATATACATTTTTAGGGAAACGCAAATAATTATTTTACACCCCCGTACATGTAAAATGCCATTTTTTAATATGTTACTATAGTACTATAGTAGTATAATAATATGAATTATAATCCATCCGTTTGTGTGTCTACTATTTGTATGTCTAGTATAGTAGATTCAATTGATACTTCGATTTCTATGAAAATATTTAAAAATAGAGAAGAATCAGCATTTTCTCATATTTTTAACTCTAAGTTGGTTAAAATACCATTACATATATTTAAGAATGATAGTATTGATAATTTTGATTCGGTTAGATTGCAGAAATCGGCAATAAAGGCATATCCGTTAAATAATAGACCGCGCGGCAATAAAGATGTAAGTAGTGTCAAATATTATCAAAAACAAATACAACAAAAAAAAGAAATTACACCAGTTTGGATGATTCAAAAAAATAAAAAATATATACTATTAGACGGAGCGCATAGAATTGTAGCAAGTTTTATAGAAGATATACCCGTATACGCTTATATAATTACTATTTAATAAAGTTACAAATACATCAATCCCATCGCACGACACGGCACGGTACGCCCTTAAATTTGTCCGCGCACAAACATGCTAATCAACTCCGGCGTCGATGTATCAAATCCCGCCAAGTTCAATGTATTCTTGTCTGTCGGGTCAGCAATTGACAAATTGTTTGACGCCATTCCAATCACGATCAGTTTCGCATCCACGCCTGTTGCTTTGCGATATTGCTCCAGCGCCACTTGGGGATGAATAGTTGGCGCGTATGTTTCACTGTCCGTATATACGCAAAATACATCAAATACAATTCCCGACTGAGTATACATTTTCAGCGCCTCGGTCATCGGCAAAGCACAATCTGTAGAACCAAATGGCACATCCGTCGCCTTAATTGCGTCCTGAATCGTCATCTCGGGGCGAATCTTCCCATTGAAATTATAAAACACATTACTGAACCCATAGATGTGGACGTTTTGTGCACCTTCGGCATGTAGCGTCATCATCGCCATCGCGACTGAACCCTCGCGTGGTGTAATATTTTTTGCTCCTGCGCACATACACATCGTCATACTTCCAGATACATCCAACCCAATCATGTATCGTTTCCCCGTCGATGTAATATTGCCAAACGCCTGTCGAAATGTAGTTGAAAGTGCGGATGTGATATATGAATTCGGCGTCCACGTCATCGAACCAAGGTCGCCCTTTCCTTGCGAATACGTTTTCATTCCGACCAGAACTTGAAGTGGGTGAACCTTGGAATCCTTGACCGATTTGGGGTCGGTCAGCATTTTAATAATGTCCGGTTCTCTTGTAGATGTAATGCCGACCTGTGAGAGTTTTCCAAGATTGCGAATCAAAGCTGTCATTCCCATTCCGCCCAAAAGTGCATTCCAGATTTGCGGTGTATTGAGAAGCTCCGTTGGCAAATGTTCACGCTGAATTTTCTTGTTCTGTTCCATCAGCGCAACGGCAGTAGCCGCGTCCTTCTTTTCACCTGTCTTTGCCAATTCAAGCAATGCTTTGAGGAATCGCGCCGTTGCCACGAGAGGGTCTTCTACCACTCTTTTTGATTCGGATTCGGGTGCTGGAGTTCGAGCTGGCACGATGGCTTCCGCGACAACAACCGCTTCAATAACCGGCTCAACACCCGCACCCAAGTAGATTTTTTTGGTCGTGTCGTATGAGATGTCTCGCAAAGATTTGGTCGACGAAATGAGAGAACCATTGTAACGAAATACGAAACTCGTTCCAACGCCGATGTCATTCAGTGTTTGCTTGACGTTTTGAAGTGGCTCATTGTCTCGAACCATCAGCTTCAACGTTCCAGACATTGGACTTTCGGGATGAACAACTTCAAACAATACTTGGAGTAATTGCGGAGGGGAAGACTCTTTGACATGATGAGGAACAGCCGCCGAACCACCTCCACCCCCACCCCAAACCGCCCCAACCGCATTCACGATGCTTTTCATAAATCCTCCGCTCTCCCTTACCCCGCCTCCATTTCCATTTCCATTTCCATTTCCATTTGTACTCGAAACCGTCGTCTGAATTGCCGCCAGTCGTTTCAGAAATTCGGTCCTCTCCATTTTTGCAGGTAGTGTTGTCGCCACAACCCCTCTTGCAGGGTTCGCCGCAATTTTGCGCTCAGGCTGGTCCTTCTTCATAATCCATTCCAATACAAGCCGCCCTCCATCATCTTTCATTTCCGCCGGGTTGATATGGATCAGCGAAATCAAATCCACATGTGTCCACCCTTCGCGATTTTTATATTTTGTCACCAATACAGCAAGCTCCGGACCACTGCGCGACGTGTAGTATTCAGTCAACGCGCGTCGTACACCTTTGCCGAAACCCTTACCGGGGTTTGCCTTGTCTTGCGAAAGGTCGCGAATATATTGTACCAACATGAAGAGATGTGTTGGAATACGACATACCTGATTGATTGCCGCCAGTGCCTGTGCCTTGCACTCGTTATCGGGCGAAAACGCGATTGCCGCCGCGAGTGACATCATGGTCATCTCTTGTTTGGGTGCACGCGCGCTGACAGATACGTCAACTATATCCCGAATCAAATGTGCACATGTAGCTGGTGACGAAACTGCTGCCATAATACACTGTGAAATCGTGGTTGCAATCGCACCACCACATTGATAATAACTTCCGTTGTCTGATTTACTCCCAATAATCAAGTATCGTATCCACTCTTGCTCGATTGGCAAAGGAAATGAATATCCACCCGCGTTGTTGGCAATTTGTCCCGGTAATCCTATTGTTTGCGGAATTTTAATACGCGCATTAGGGTTATTTTGCGCAGACATCGCTGTCTTCAATACCGAACCACCACTTGCACCTACCTTACCTTTTCCACTATTCTTGCTTTTGCTCTTTCCAGCCATGATGACGATTTTTTGAGACGATTGTGTTTTGTGTGCTTATTTATTATATTGCCATTTGTTTATATCAATTTTCTATATTATATATCGAAACATCATATATCGAAACATCATATATAGAGACATTACGATTTAAAGCATCTTGTAATACAGTATCCTATGCAAAAAATAAAAGTAACACATGCTACGGTTACAAAAACAATTATAACCCCGATTGGTGCGTTCATATTATACTATTTATATGTTATATTTTTTATTTAATACAACTATGTTCATAACGTTACATTATGATAATGTAGCGTTATTAAAATTAAAATTTACATTTGTATATGTTGTATCTAAGATCCCAGTTTTTTTTATATTCGCTCATGATAAGACCATTATTTCTGTGATATTCGGTATCTGCGTGTCCACTTGACGGGATAGCCCAGTCGCCGCCGTATAATTGTTTCAAATATAACTCGGGATCTTTCGGAACAGGGTATAAATTATTGTGCATCAAAGCTGCACCTAATATTGGAAATGCTGGATTTGCATAAATATCGCAATAATAGTCGGGGTTTTCGTCTTCTAAATAAACAGATATCAAGTTACCGCCAGATTTATTGGGAAATCCTTCATACTTTCTTTTCAAAATTAAACCGTATTTTGATAAGTCTATCTCAACCAGTTTTTCCCATCTTGATAAATGGATGGTTATGTCTACATCGGTGTCGTGTAACAACAGTCTTCCTTCGCGAATACACCCAAGTAGAGTACCACAGTCTAAATAATACGGGATTTGTTTTTCGTCCAACATTATACACACGGCGTGCAGCATTTTATAAAAAATATTCATCTTTTCCACTATTTCAGGAGATGTAGGGTCGATTTTCTTATTTTTTACTTGCGACAATGGTTCTTGCTGTCGTTGTTGTTGGACCGGTATTGGTTTCATGTCATTATTTACTAAACCAAACATATTTTTTAACATTTGCCTTTCTTTTATATTATTTATAAACTATACACTAAAACTATAAATTAAAAGTAAGAATTAAAACTAATAATTAAATTTATTTTTGTAAATAATAATAATAATAATAATAATAATCTAAATTTTAAATATAAATTCTAACTATCAATGTCAACAATCAAAACTGAAGATAAAAAGGATGAATCTTCTTTCACCAAAAAAAGAAATAGAAAACATAGTGCTCAGACATTACCAAATGGTTTAGAACACCATATGATGAAAAAGTACGTTGTATACTATCGCGAATGGATTGATAGGTCACATACAAAAGAGCGCGAATATTTTAAAATAGAAAAACATCCCGATTTACCTAAATCGTGGACTTCAAGTAAATCTTGTAAAATTAAATGGAATGAAAAATTAGCAGAGGCGAATAAAATTGTAGATGATTTAGAACAAAAAAGGAAAGAAGAGTTAGAAAAAGAAAAACAAAATACCAATTCTCCTACTCCATTATAATAAATATCCAAATATCCTTAGAATTTTGGCTTTACTAATGCAGTAATAGATAATAAGTAATATTATGATATTATGTTATTTTATTTATAATAACATTATATCTTTAAAACCCTCATCATAGGAATATAAATATTTTCTGTATATTATATATTTTTTTTAATATACTATTTTTGATTTTTTTTACTATATCGTTTTTTATTTTTTCCGCTATAACGTTTTCGGTTTTTTCCACTATAACGTTTTCGATTTTTTCTGCTATATCGTTTCCTGCTATAACGTTTCCTGCTATATCGTTTTCGATTTTTTTTACCATATGGTTTCCCAATACCACCACCGGCTTTCAGCGCTGTATCGGCATGTTCTTGCCAAAACAACCCGGGTGGATTAGCTTGAACGGGTGGAGTAGCTTGAGGAACTGGTAGAGCAGCTGGAGCAATTGGAACATGACGAAAATCAGCAACCCAATCTGAATCTGAAGCAACGCGTGAAGTATCTGAAGTAGCTGAAGTAACGGGCAAAGTATGTGTAGTAAAATCAGCAGTCCAATCTGTACCTGGAACTGTACTAGCTGAAGCAACGTCTGGAGTAGATAATTTTTCTGAAAGAGGTCCGATAGATTTAATAACTTTACACATTGCTTTTAAAAGATTACTGTTTGGGTTATTCGATTCTCGAAAAATTTCAAACGTATTAAAATCTATTCTCATCTCTGTAAGGACATTCACGAAAGATTTATCAAAAAATAGACAACAAAATGAGGCGAGTAATTTAGTATACTTATTTTTTATTACTTCCTCGTTTCTCATTAAACCGGCAATTCCTGTATTTACTTCAGATAACGTATCCGGGAATTGTAAAATTGCATCTGTTTCAAACTGTTTTTGTATATATTTCAAATTCATTGCACTTCTTAACTCATCCCTTTTCTTATCAATCCGCATTTTAGATGATTTTAATTCATCATTTTTACCTGTAACACGATTCAGTAAACTACTAAAACCTTTGACTGGGTTTTCTTCATTGAAGTACTTGTTTAAGTAATCGTTTATATAATCAATATAATTTTGTCTAGTACGAGTCGTAATATTTTTGTCAGCCTCATCCAGTAACCATTTGGGTATTAACCCTGGCATGTCCAACTCTATCGCTGTCTGAATAGCATCTTCATATTTCTTTAACCTTTTTTGGACCATTGCATTTATCGAACCCTTTACATTTTTTTGATATTCATCGCCGAAAAACTCATCATAAAAATCTTCTATTCTTTTAGTAAAAGCTCTAACGCCGTTTCCGTCTAATATATATCTATCTGAAACACTTCCTGAAGTTGGGGGGGTGTATTCTGGATTATGACTAAATTCAAACAAATTTGCGGTAATTGTAGGAACTACATATTTAGGATCACCGCCACCTGATTGTTGTCCATAATTTTGTCCATACTTTTGTATACAATATTTCTTCTCCCAAGCATCATACGCCTCCTGCGAAGAGCTGTCGCGGGGGTCTACAGTTGGGGGATGAAGCGAATGCCGTTCAGCAGCAGCAACAGCAGCAGCATGGTCACGTGTTGTCTCATCAGACCTACGTTGCCTCATCTCTGGTCCATCATCGTATTTTACATAAAAACAACCAACAGTTGGGTTTTCTTGTAAAAATTTACTAAATTCTACTAAAGTTGGGTTTCTATTTTTCGGATAATCTATACAATTCGGAAATTGTTCAGGATTATATGGTAAGTCTTCCTTCATTTTTTGGGGAAATGGTAAACATGTATCTTTTACCTCACGTAGAACACGTTTACTAGTTCCATTACTACCTATTAATGCATACATATCTTTTTTATCGTCGTCTAGGGTGTGTGCATAAAATGCATACTTAACGACAGGCTTTTCATACATGATGGGATATTCATGATTGAATGGAAACCCGTCGTTGGTATAATCTGGTTCTATACCTGTTTTTAGTTTTAAAGGTTTGTTTTCGTAGCCTAACAACTTAAATGGGTCACGCATACTAAAAACTTCTGTCCAATCTTTTTTTAATATTTTATCACCTCTGTATAATCCACTACTGTCTTTTTCTGGTAGTATTACTAAACATAATATTTTTGTTTGACCCAATAAATCAAACATAGTTGCTGTAGATTTGGGGTATGCTGTACTAAACTCTAAAGGATCATTCCAAAACTGTGACGCGTCCATATATATATATAATATAATATACATATATAAATAATAATTACGGTTAACTATTACTTATATAGAAGACAATGGAAATATTATCAAAGTTGCCATTTGATTTACAAGAACACATACTTGTCAAAATTATGAAACAATATAAACTGCGGGATGGAAAATACGTAAGACAAATCGACAAAACTAAATATACTTTCCTTGACTACATTATGCGACCATCTGTAAATAAAAATTCGTATAACTACTATGAAGATATACACGAAGATATATTTAATAGCAATCAGGATAAACAATGTTTCCGTTATAAATTTTATATAAAAAATTTATATGATAATCCTCTTAGAAAAGAGTCACATGTTGATGACGATATAGTCGAAGTGCATATAGAACATAAAAATGATATTTACTATTATGAAGTTTCTATATATAAACTAAAAATGAAAAATAAAGACGAAAATAATTTCACACCTGAAAAAATGCGCAAAGATATATATCACAAGGGGGCGCTCGAAGATAATTACTTTTGGGATTTTTTAGTATTTTCATATGAAGTGCAATAATGCATGCAATGTTATCAGAAATTTAGGGATAAAATATCTGTAAAAAAGATTGTAAAAAAGATTGTAAAAAAGATTGTAAAAAAGATTGTAAAAATATTGTATATATATATATATATATTAGTTATACAATCATAAATTATACATTATGTCGAAAATAAAAAATAGATTCCCATTATTGGCTTCTTTAGAAGGACATCATGGTAGTATTTTATGTATCGCGTTTCATCCGTCCGCGCCTATTTTAGCAACCGGTTGTCAAGACAATAGTATACTACTATGGGACATCGATTCAGATAAGTCAGTAGTGACGCTTTTAGGACACACCGCGGCAGTTACATGTCTAGCATTTCACCCCAGTGCACCCCTTCTCGTATCTGGTGGAGGTGATGGTAAAATGATGATGTGGGATACAATCACGCATCAGTGTTTATCGACCACCCAAGTGTATCGCTCGTACCACGCAGTTTCATGTGTTGCATTTCGTCCGCAATTGAGTGGCACAGAAGACTTTGATATGATTACTGGTGGGTCGGGTGATTTATTACAGTTATGGAAACTTTCACCTGATAACAGGGAACTAACTTTATTTGAGGAGCGTGGTCCTACGTTGGGTTATGATTCCAAGTGTATAGCGTTTCATCCGACACAACCCCTTGTTGCTACTGCCTCAAGGCTTGCCGGAATAGTGTTTGATATACATCCTGCTAGGCGGGGGGTAAAAGAAAGCCTATCTAAGTCAGTTGATTTGGAAACCGGACGAGCCCGACACAGGAAAGAAGTGTTAAGTGTTGCATTTCATCCAACCGCGCCAATTGTGGTAACAGCTGGCAAAGATAAGAATATCATGTTATGGGAATTATTTAAAGCCGCACATCGTCCAGGCAGGCATCATGAATTCGTGGAAATACTTGATGATCACGACGGGGATGTAACTTCTGTCGCATTTCATCCTAGCGCACCTGTTCTATTCTCATGTAGCAAAGACAGAAGCATAAAGATATGGCATATGACACCTGACCAAAGGTCGGCATTTTGTATAGACACTTTGACGGCACAGAGCGGATTTACATCTTTAATGGTTCATCCAAGTGGTAGATTTTTTGCAACTAGTTGTGAAGACGGAACTGCAAACTTATGGGATTGTAGCATATTAAATATTGACACACAATTCAAGATGGCTAGAATGCGCAAATTAGAAGAACGTCTAATAAAACGATGGATTCAATCAGAAAATATGCATGGAATGCGTCACCTCCCAGAATATCTTACTAGTAGAGTTGCTAGACGAAGAACTAGGCGCGTTATACTTTTAGAAGACCCGTCCGCAAAGACCGCAACAGCACAAGAAAATGCGGTAAGGCTAGCAGAACTATGGGCAAAGTCTCCAAAACCACGCTCGCCGTCGCCAAAACCAGGGTCGCCAAAGTCTCGAAAACCAGGGTCGTCAAAGTCTCCAAAATCACGTTCGTCGTCGCCAAAGTCGCCAAAATCAGACCAACGTGGGAGCGGAGGTTCAATGACTCGTCGTCGTAAAAGTCGTAAAAGTCGCAAAAGTCGTTTACCATATTAAAACAAAATCCATGGCAAAGTATAATTTTATTTAGGTATAATATGTAAATGTAAAATAATCTCCGACATTTTTATTACGTCTATTAACCATTAACTAGTCTATAGTTTATATAAATTATATATAGTAATATTATATTATTATATTATTATTATACAAACATTGAAAAATGGATACACTCGTGGAAGAAGAATGTAGTGTCTTGCAAGGACACACCCGCGGTGTTAACTCTGTCGCTTTTGATCCAAGCGGACGCTTCGTGGCAACCGGCAGCAGCGACATGACTGCCAAGTTGTGGGACTTGTCACTACCGGACGGCGCGACCGCAAAATGCGTCTTAACGCTGAAAGGACACAGCGGCTGGGTTACCTCTGTCGCGTTTCATCCATCTGCGCCATATCTTGCGACTGGAAGTGATGACAGTACCGCCAAGTTGTGGCTGCTGAACGCGGATTGCAGTGCTGCGACATGCGTCTCCACGCTGCGAGGACACAGCTTCTGGATTCTTTCTGTGGCGTTTCATCCATCTGCGCCGTATCTTGCGACTGGCAGCCGTGACAATACCGCCAAGTTGTGGTTGTTGAACGCGGATTGCAGTGCTGCGACATGCGTCTCCACGCTGCGAGGACACAGCCTCGATGTTACCTCTGTCGCGTTTCATCCATCTGCACCATATCTTGCGACTGGCAGCAGTGACTGGACCGCCAAGTTGTGGCTGCTGAACGCGGATTGCAGTGCTGCGACATGCGTCTCCACGCTCGAAGAACACGGCGACATTGTTTCCTCTGTGGCGTTTCATCCATCTGCGCCATATCTTGCGACTAGCAGCAGTGATGGTACTGCCAAGTTATGGCTGCTGAACGCGGATTGCAGTGCTCCGACATGCGTCTCCACGCTGGAAGGACACAGCGAAAGTGTTACCTCTGTTGCGTTTCATCCATCTGCGCCATATCTTGCGACTGGCAGCTATGACAATACCGCCAAGTTGTGGCTGCTGAACTCAGATTGCAGTGCCGCGACATGCGTCTCCACGCTGGAAGGACACAGCGACATTGTTTCCTCTGTCGCGTTTCATCCATTTGTGCCTTATCTTGCGACTGGCAGCCATGACAAGACCGCCACGTTGTGTAAATTTGAAAAAATAGTAGAGGAGGTCATTCGTGCTCCCCATGTAATATGCTCGCACACAACCGATCCAAAAGCGTGTAAGCGAGCACAAAGACAAGCGCTTGCCAGTATGAGAAAGGCGACCCCATATTTTTCATTACCACTCCGTGAAAGACTTAAACTGCTTGGTAGAACTCCATCATTAATGAGTCAATGGGGAATGAGTCAATGGGGTCGTCGTTCATTTGTGTCACTTCTTGCAAAACGACTTTCCAAAAACAAATTCAATTACGCCATTGTTATTCAAAAACGCCGCAAAAAATTACTTTTACAGGATAAAGTTAAAGAAGATAATAGCGGTGGTGGTAGAAAAAGTCGTAAAAGTCGTAAAAGTCGCAAAAGTCATAAAAGTCGCAAAAGTCATAAAAGTCATAAAAGTCGTAAAAGTCGTTTACCATATTAAAACAAAATCCATGGCAAAGTATAACTTTATTTAGATGTAATATGTAAATGTAAAATAATCTCCGACATTTTTATTAATTCTATTAACCATTAACTAGTCTATAGTTTATATAAATTATATATAGTAATATTATAATATTATATTATTATTATACAAACATTGAAAAATGGATACACTCATGGAAGAAGAATGTAGTGTCTTGCAAGGACACACCCGCGGTGTTAACTCTGTCGCTTTTGATCCAAGCGGACGCTTCGTGGCAACCGGCAGCAGCGACATGACTGCCAAGTTGTGGGACTTGTCACTACCGGACGGCGCGACCGCAAAATGCGTCTCCACACTGGAAGGACACCGCGGCGGTGTTTTGTCTGTTGTGTTTCATCCATCTGCGCCGTATCTTGCGACTGGAAGCGATGACAATACCGCCAAGTTGTGGCTGATGAACGCGGATTGCAGTGCTGCGACATGCGTCTCCACGCTGCAAGGACACAGCAGCAGTGTTAACTCTGTGGCGTTTCATCCATCTGTGCCGTATCTTGCGACTGGCAGCTTTGACAATACCGCCAAGTTGTGGCTGCTGAACGCGGATTGCAGTGCTGCGACATGCGTCTCCACGCTGCGAGGACACAGCAGCAGTGTTTACTCTGTGGCGTTTCATCCATCTGCGCCGTATCTTGCGACCGGCAGTATTGACAATACTGCCAAGTTGTGGCTGCTGAACGCGGATTGCAGTGCTGCGACATGCGTCTCCACGCTGCGAGGACACAGCGACTGGGTTCGCTCTGTCGCGTTTCATCCATCTGCGCCGTATCTTGCGACTGGCAGCTATGACAGGACCGCCAAGTTGTGGCTGCTGAACGCGGATTGCAGTGCTCCGACATGCGTCTCCACGCTGCAAGGACACAGCGGCATGGTTCTCTCTGTCGCGTTTCATCCATCTGCGCCGTATCTTGCGACTGGCAGTACTGACAAGACCGCCAAGTTGTGGCTGCTGAACGCGGATTGCAGTGTTGCGACATGCGTCTCCACGCTGCGAGGACACAGCGGCATGGTTAACTCTGTGGCGTTTCATCCATTTGTGCCGTATCTTGCGACTGGCAGCCGTGACGGGACCGCCAAGTTGTGTAAATTTGAAAAAATAGTAGAGGAGGTCATTCGTGCTCCCCATGTAATATGCTCGCACACAACCGATCCAAAAGCGTGTAAGCGAGCACAAAGACAAGCGCTT